TATCTAGGTGTATCTTGTACGTCGCGAGTGAAAGCCGGAGTTATTGAAGTGTTTCGCACAGGCTGAACTATCCATCTTTTAAAGCTATATTTTGACATATAAGACCATCGAGACCTAGATGATACTCTAGAGTCATCCATCGCCATTCGCGTTAATAATCCACTATCATCCATAGAATCCTAGATCCAGTCCCACCCTGTTTTAAAGGTGGGGTATGCCCACTTAGTGATCCATACCCCTACGACGACATTAGTCGAAGAGATACCTGATCACCTCCAGTCGGTATTGCGTAACCACTTGCTGATAGATATTTTGTTGATGCATATTCAAAACCTCCTAGGTGCTGTGGTAAGCAAAAGATGAAAGACGGGCGCCTTTCTTATTATATTATGTGGCAACTAGAGGATTTCGTCCAGGAAAAGTTGAATATTTTTTAATCTCCCTCAGGTGGGTCGCATTCCTCGACAAACGTTTCGGGATTCGGCAGGTCATCTAGTGGGTAATTTTTAACTAATGCTACCGTTTGATACCTACCTTCATCATCAGTTGGTACTATTCCAGAGAATACTCCATTGTCTGCCTTAGGGTCTTCATTGAATCCCTTATAAATCCCTAGGGTCATCTGGTCTAGATCAATAACATAGGCCCATTCACAAAAAAGGCTATCTCCAGCAAAATCAAGTTGATTATCAAGCATGATAATCGGATCATCTCGATTAATCAGAGCATCTAGAATCTTATATCTCAGGTCGCGATCAGTCCAAAAGAATTGTTTCTGGTATTCTCGTTCTTGTTCAGAGCCGACAACAATTCCGCAATTCATACCAGCCTTATCTAACTTTTGCTCAAGTTCACCATCCGCATAGAATTTAACACGCTCTAATGCATTTTCAAGCAACTGAATATTATCCTGATTATTTAAAAAATTCAGAATATATGCCCCCGCACCGGAAGGATATCCATCCCACTGCCCATATTGAGCTACGCGAAAAAGGCCATCCTTAATGATACAGGTTAAGTTTCTAGTTCCCATCTTTTTCCTCGTGTGTGCTTAGCTCATCATGAGTGCCGTCCATCATCTGTCGATAATAAGCCATATTTCCGATTAGTCCACCGATAACTGCATCTAATGTATATCTATCGCTCATATCAAAAATCTCGTATGCTCGATGAATTTTGCCGAATATTTCGGGGTGATTGTGTACATCAGCGGCGCAACACTCTTCTTTAAAATCCTCGAACTCAGATACAAAATTATCATCATCCAGTGAAACTAGTTTTACCATCGCTAACCCCCGTTAAGCTAAGAAAAGAATGCCACTCTGGCCCCAGGGGACCCTGCAAAAGTACACTCGGAATCGGGCGCCAATATGGCCACCCAATATACATTCCCACACTAATGACCTTATGCCAAATTCTAGGCCACCCTGTGTAGGTTGAGGCAGACCATTGATTGTTACTAGTGGCATCCAATTTCTTCAGCCACTCAATCTGTCTGTCGATGCAGTCTGGATTAACTGAACCTTTTTGGCCCCATCCATGAGATTTAAAATCGTAAGTCCAATCTATAGGACCAACATAACCTTCTTCTCTAGTTGTCACAATCTCATTTCCTCTAGTTGCATATCATCGACCGAATCACAATTCGTGGTGTAGATCACACGTCGCACTCCAGAACGCCTCAAGATCCCCTCACAGACCTCGCATGGCTTGGCTAGTCCCGGCAGCCCAGACGGCTTAGCGCGCGCCACAACGACGTCTACGCCCTTTGGCGAGGCACATCGCAGTAGGGCGTCGCACTCTGCATGAATCATGTTCATCTTACTGTCACTCATCATGGTGTGGGTTTTACGTGAGTTGTAACCTACGGAAAGTACCTGATTCTTACTGACTACTAGGGAGCAGAGTTGGTGGGTCATACCGTTATCAAGAGCACCAGCAAGCTCAAGTGCCGCGCGGGCAAACTTATAGTAGCGATTAGGAATCGTCATCGATCTTTTTCTTAATGATAAGGATACAGCCGTCGTCGTTACGATCTATCACAATGTCGAAATACGAAAGGGTTAAAAAATAAGCCCAATGATCTTTATGAACAGATTCGATTCGAATGATATCTGGATCTGTATAAACTCGAAAATCATTAGAAATCTTCATGACAAATACATCTAGTAGCTCATTCAGAACGTCATCTATAAATGGTTTGAACTCATCATGGTGAGTCGATTCATCCTTATGACGAGAATGGACCAGACTATAATATCTTTCTTTACACCCACACTTCGTTACGCTCGTAAAGAGCACAATCTGTCCGGTGCCGTTACATTCTGCGCAGGTCATGATGCCTCTATACCTGATCCAAAACCAAACGCAATCGGCGTATCTCCATACACACGAAGATAATTCAAACGCCGCTTTGCAGTATTTAACAACTCCACACCCGGCTTAGCCAGGTCATTTCGCTCACCATAGTATATCACGTTATGGGGCGACGTCAACCTAGAAAACCACTTCCTTTTACTCTTCATAATTTCTAGATGCCTACCGGAAAAGGTATATGAAAACAACGACTGATAGTCCACCCAGGCTGATAGGTTAGCCATAATCAGTGGTGCATTCGGATATGGCTTGATATAGCCATCGACATCATCCTCGCCCTTGTAGCGCCACACGAATCCAGGATGCGTCTCTGCCAAGATGTGTAGTTCCTCTAGTTGATCCTTGAAGTCATCGAAGATTGGATCGTTAAACGGCGCTCTCATTTTGGCGAGATTTAGCTGGAACAAAATCCGATCACTCATAATCCTCCAGCTTGTAGGTATGTGAGTCGGCGGGAATATGGTGGGTAGCTCCACCCTGTGTCAAGAACCAGTGCCACTTATTAGCAAATTCGGGGTTTACACTACTGCCATATCCATCGGTGATAATAAATACCGCTTGTGGGTACTTACATTCTTCCTCTTTGACCAGCTTTTGAATATAGTTTTCGATCGGTTGAAATGATGTTCCTCCAAAACCGTAGAGCTTGCCGCTACTTAAGCTGGTTTCGTATACCTTAGTATCAAAACAGAACATCCTAATCTTAAAGCGATCCTCGGGAATAGACGCCGCAGCCTTAAAGAATCGCTCCGCATAGTCAACACAAGATCCAGAAGTATCCTGAAAGAACCAGACGTCGACCCTGTCTCGGACAGAAATCGTCTCATTCACGGTTGCTGGGAGAATTAGGTCGCCGCCCATTCCTGCAAGCCTACGATTAGGTCGAGTCCATAGCTCGATGTCCATATCCTTATAACGACCACCTAGACGACCCACTTCCTTAGCGATAACAGTCTCCCACTTTGGCTTCTTCTGAACTCTACCGAGGCTGATACGCTTCTTCAAAACCCCAGCCATAGTGCCAGCCTTTTGTTGTTGGGCTTTCTTGGACTCTTCCTTATTGGTGCTGATAATCTCCTCGAACTTCTCGACTTCCTCTGGGGTGATTCGATCCATAAGGTCTTCTGCCGCCTTCTGAATTTCATCTAGAAGATCTTCGTCTACGTCGCCCATAAAATCATGGACGTCGACAGTAACAGGATCGCTACCGTTACCATACCCCACACCCTCACCCGATTCATCACCTCCACCACCCGTATTGTCCTCTGGAAGTTTGTCATAATAGTATTCAAAACAACGATTAGGTTCAATGTCTTTACGATCAGGAAAAACGGTATCGATCCAACAATATCTGTCGGCGAACGACAACTTGCTACGATCAAAATCAAAGAAATCAACTAGATAATGATTAATGACGACATCCTGTGCGATGTTGGCTTTAGTTCCATCAAGACCTAGCGACCTGCGACCATGGTCAAGGTATACGTGCATGATCTCATGGGCAATCACGAACGCCTTGTCGTGACTATTCAGAGTGGCCCAAAAGTCGGGGTTGATAAGGAATTGAACACCAGCACCCGTTTTCTTATCAAAGGCAATTGCCGCTGTTGGCATCTTCGGATGGCGAGTCTCTACAATATTACCAACGGTCCAAAATTGCGCAAAGAGAGCGTGATGTCTGCGCAGTGACTGCACAACCTCAAGGTATTCACTTTTCATAATTGTTACGCGGTAGTGTTAGCGGGAACCTCTAGTTGTCCTAGGATACCATAAAAGTCCGACTCTGTCAAGATTGGCACATTCTTATTCTTTGCCATTTCTGCCTTCCTACCAGGATTCTTGCCAGCAACTAGATGTGTTGTTTCGTGAGTTACTACATTAGTGGTCTTCGCACCATAGTATTCTACCTGTTCTTGGGCTCGCGCTCGACTAAAACTACTGATCGTCCCGGTAAAGCAAAACACTAGACTGCTCATCTTATGCTCAATGCCCTGAATCATAACAGTGCGCCCGAGACGACTAATATCCGCTTCGTTGCCATCCGTATCTTGATACAACTTCATCGCGTCAACAACACGCGCGCTGTAGTTAGATTGGTTTCTCAATACAATGGGGATAAGCTCCCGGAATCGATCAAGATTAGAACATACGTGACCGATAACACAATTGCCACGAGTATTCTGAAGCTCAGTCATTAGCTCTGCCTGCGGCAAGAGATGAGCAAAAGCCTTTAGGTAACGCTCCTTACCAAGTAGATCTCGCTTGACGTGCTTGTAGGTATTCGGATCCCTAAGAAAATCCCTCTTTTCTTGTTCAGGTTTATCGCACATTCCATCTAGTAGTTCAATTGGATCTGGCTTATCCAAGTAGTCACAGAACTCCGCGATATTAACCTTCGTGGGATCAAATACATATTGTGGATCACCGCCAGCAGCATATACCTTAACGCCTGCCTCTAGGCGTCGAGGGCTAATTAGGGTCTTAACCTCTTCGGTCTGACCCTGCCACCACTTAACCGCAAGTGCCCCGACATTGCCATGCTCACGTTTGAAGTAGTAATGACAAGGGTTGCTTGGAACAGGAACAATTAGATGAAAGCGATCAAGTTGAGCTGCATCCAGCTTTTCAACGTCATAACTAAAGTCATCGTCATCGTCTGGATTAACTGCTACAAAAACGACCTTAAGTTTAGGAAACTTCTTGCCATTAATGGAGCCAAACTGAATCAACTCCATCGTTGCATTACGCACCTTTTTTGGCGAACGATTATACTCATCCAAAACAATGGCTTCTACATTCTCGAAGTCTAGATTGGCTGGACGGATGAGTTCTAGGACACCATTTACTTCCTTGGGAATGCCGACAAAATCAACCCAGGTGTCGATAGTCGAGGCAGAGAAGTACTTCCACACCCATCCTAGTCTATCGAACAACTCCTTGATAATGGACGTTTTTCCAGATCCATGCCTTCCGGTCAGGATTACATTGAAGCCATTCAGCGCTGCATGCTCAAGAACATCAATCAGTTTTGATGGAACTTTTTCTTCTAGTTGTTCTGACATATCACTTCTTCTTGCTAGAACGCTTGATCTTACTCTTGTTAGCACCGTGCTTGTTTCGACGCTTAGCGCGAGAACCCGCTGTTCCCGTTTTCTTGTTGCTCTTTGTCTTTAGGTGCTTGTTTGGCTTTTGTTTAAGTGACATAGTATACCTTATTTAACGTGAGTATGTGGTGTGTAAATCGAATTTTTAGGCCGAATGATGTCAGTTTCTGTAGTTCTTACTAGTAGGCGTCGTTCGTCACGTCGCGCCACTGGACCTCGATGAAAATAATGGTCGCCGTAGGTGGCGAACTGGCAACTAGGCAGCGTCCAGACGTCCACGCTCTCTGGAATCATTCTAGCACATTTCCTGTTCATGGTGGCAAAATTCCAAGAATCTTCCACATTTATTTTTAGCGACTGATCGATGAATTCAGTGCGGGCACACAATCCGGTAACGAATAGCGTGAACGTTTCTGGCCTCTTGGGTAAGTTTTGGGGGTTGATAGATCCATCTAGATGCCAACCAGGCACACATGGAACTTCGCCACGCTTTAGATCGTGAACCTTTACATCAATCAATACTCGTTTATGCTCACCGTAAATAGGGATATTGTCTAACACATGGCGAACATAATCATTATCGCACCGATCATAGACATAATCATAATCGGCATATTTAAAGCATGGCACATGCTCAATCTGAGAAATGCCGGGCTGCTTTAGTCTCTCTCCAAGCGCCGGGCGCGATGGATTAAAGATGTGTTCAGTCATGGTCGAAGGTTCCACTTTCGATACGAAAGCCGTTTTCCTCATTGGGGTCGCGGATAAAAAGCCACCAGGTTCCGTTAGACTCATCTAGAATCTCAAATTCTTTACTTAGTGTGATGAACAATGCCTGCGCAGTTAGGAGATTGTCATACTCAGGAATTGACTTATACTCGGTCCAATGGGGAATTTCACGAGTAAATAGTTCGCTATATTGAACGCTATCAGAAGAAATAGGCGAGTAATAAAGATCATCGACCCCTACCCAATCGATACTAGCTTCAAACCTCCACTCACAGATATCTCCATCATTAAAGTGTGGGGTATAACCCTGCGCACCTAGAATATTCACGTCAGGCAAGTCAGTAAAGACAGCGCTGACGACTTCGTTAACTGTGTTCTGTGCGGCACGACGAATTTCTTTGTTATCTCGATTATCGCGACGAGCCTCTAGTAGTTTGTTAATTCGTTCCATTTCAATATCCACAACTGTAATGATCTACATCGATAGTATAACTACTATCAGTTCGTGTCAAAGTAATTTGCCAATCAGTCCCGTAAACAATTTCTAGGTCATCATTGATGGCGTAAAGCAACTTATGCGCTTTCATACAAAGAGTTTGGAATTCATTAAGGGCTACGTCTTCTACCTTATTAGTCTCGTCATTCCATTTACGCTCGGAAAATCCCTTGATGTAAACCATGTCCTTAAGTTCGGGATGGTCTTCAAGCATAGCTTCGTAGTCTACTTCATCCTCATCATAATACTGATCCGCAAGTCCTTCAAGCAAATCGCGAGAACCATAGCCATCGACCATAGCCAGCATTTCATGAGTGCAGGGATCTCCATCATTGAACCCTGGGGTATAGCCTATCATCCTAATAAACTTCAGGTCTGGAATTTCCTCAAAGATAGCGTCGAATACTTCAACAACATTCTTTTTTGCCTTGGCGCGCCGAGCGGCATAATCTTCACCATAAGACTCAATCAATTCATCTAGCTTACTCATTATACTTCCTCTTTTGGTAATGGATTTGCTCCAAAGAAAATAACATCTATGGAGTTTGACAACTTAGACAATAGTGGGATCTGTATCTCGACATACTGCGAGCGACAAACTTCCTCGTCATTTTGCGAACGACGATACTTAGGAATCGCGGCTAACTCTATCTCTGTAAGTCTACGCCTTACGACTTTCTTTTGGATAAATGTTCCTTCACGATATTGCCATGGATAGTCATCTAGAGAGACACTCTTGCTTGACAACATCTCAATCATATCACATTGATTCTTGTTTAGGAGTTCTTTATGAGAAAAGAATGCTCTCGCAATCATCGATGTCGAATTTTTTAGACAGTCGCGCTGCCTCCACAAGATAGCATTAACGCCCTCCATAAGGTTTGGCACAGCAAAAACACGGGCATCGAATGTTGGCGCCTGTTCCTGGACTCTAGCTCCTAGTCCTGACATCGAACATTCAATATGAAAATAAGCTGTCGCTAGAGCCGCTAGTTGCCCTACCATCTTAAATTTACGTCCACCAAAAAAGATATCAGAGCCCGGTGTAGGATTATACCAACACAAACTAATCTCATCGCTTTGAGTATAGCCGATACATGCCCCCGTTTCTTTTACTAAGCGCGCTGTGACATTTCGCATTATCACACTGAACCTCTCATCAAATGGGCGATGCATTCTTTTTGTGAACCTGCCGAAACATCGTCCATCAATTCGCGCAACTATGGGTGTATTAGGCAGGAAACGCTCGTATGTTTCTTGCGCTTCATACCGCTTAATTCGATCACCTAAAGAGTCACCAGCGGTCATTATTTTCTATTATACCTTTAATAACAAGAACAAGAAAAGTAATCCACATAGGAGAGGTAACCCACCACCAACTCCAGTCAGCAACCATACCAACTTGAGCTAACTTAAGTCCTAAGAAAAGAAGGAACATGCCCTTTGTAAGAGTAAGTTTTGGAGTATTTTCGTCCATCATTACCTCTTCAGATACTTAAACAGCGCACCTACGGCTACTGCAAAGACGGCAAATGCGCCGATGAGTACAAACACTGCAACAACTATGGCTGGCGGAATCCAAAGCGGCGCAGTTACCCACCACCAACTCCAGGTGGCCACACTGCCAACTTCGGCGAGTTTGAGCACTAGAAAAACGATAAATAGAATACCGAAAAGCCCCAGTCGCCCGCTTGTAGAATTAGAGTCACTCATTAGTTTACCTCATATACCTCGTATGGCTTGAATGCAAGACAACTAGCAATCTCTTCTAGTTGTTCATCAGTATACAACCTCATGTCTAAAATTTCTTCCATATAATCACCATTATAGTATGCCATGTTTAAAAAAGAATCTTCTTCCATTTCGATAAATGATGGCTTTTTCTTAAAAATAGAACACATCTCTTCTCCAAATCCCCAAAGCTCAGATGCCCACCCCTTTAGGAATTCACTGATAGTAAGCTCTTTTGCCTTAGATTCAGCATTAGCTAAATTATCAAAGATTGCTACAGGAATACCACCGCCATCCTGAGTGACAGAGTGATGCTCGTCATTATACTCGAACGATGTCTTAACTACTACAAACATCATACACCTCCGTAATTTTAAATGGTGAAAATGCTAAACAGTCAGCAATCTCTTCTAGTTGTTCTCGTGAACGGTTCTTAATATTAATAATCACATCCAGATCAAAATATTCTTCTCCGAAAAAGAAATCATCAGGATCCATTGAAACAAATGATGGCATTTCTTTAAAGATACTACTAATCTCTGCCCCAAAGCCCTCTAGCTGCTCACCATAGTAGCCTAAAAGAAAACTATCAATAGTACGATTGCGTGCATAATCGACGGCGGACTGCCTATCCTCGAACACCGCAACGGGAAGTCCCGCCTCATCTTCGGCGATATCGTGCCCTTCGTCATTATACTGAAACAGTGTCTCTGTTACTACAAATTTACTCATTAAGCTTCTCCTTGGTTTTTAACCCACTCTTTTGCATTATCAATATTATCAAAGTCGCCATCTAGTTGCGCCTGGAATGCCCTCTTTAGAACCACCCCCATATCGATACCTGGCTTCATACCCATCTCGATAAGATGACGACCAAGCAGAATAGCCTGCGGCTTACTACTAGAAACATTAAGTTCATTAGCCCTCTTAACCCATGCCAGAAAAGGATTCCCCTTAGGCAATGGAGGGCGGCCAGAATGATCTGCTTCGATAAGCCTACTCAGTGCGTTGATATTAGATGGTGCGATACGATTAGCTAGCCTCCGGATTGCTCTAGGTGACGGGTTATCAATCCCTGCATGTACGAGATGCTCCTGGATTAGTGGAAGAACCTCTAGAATGACCCCAGAAGGCGCACCAATGCGCTCTAGGAATGCCCGTGCCGGCTCTACGCCAGCCTGAGAGTGCCCCTTAGCGCGCCACCTGCCACGCTCAAACGTCGTCGTGGACGGCTTGCCGAAGTCGTGGCAAAGCGCCGCGAACATAAGCACCAACCTATCATTATCTTCTAGTTGCTCTCTTTCTGCAATTTCAGCAGCAGCATCTACAACATGACACGTATGGATAAATACATTCCCCTCAGGATGGTATTCTGGATCTTGTGGAGTTTTATACAGTACCTTAATTTCGGGATCGAGCCAATGAGAGTAAAACATAATCATGAGTCCGTCGGAAGGCTTTACGCCCTTAAGAGCCCACTTCTTCCACTCTTCCCAGATTCTTTCCTTAGGAAGCTCAGACTTCTGTGGAGCCATTTGACGACAAAGATGTTCCGTATCTGGATGAATCCACATACTGAAACGAGACGCAAATTGCATTCCTCTCATTACGCGCAGAGGATCTTCAATAAACGTATTAGGAGACGTTGCTCGGAGACAACGTACATCTAGATCCGTTTGCCCATGATGTGGGTCGATAATATTACCGTCTAGATCCATAGCCATTGAATTGATCGTAAAATCTCGGCGACTAGCCGCCTCCTCGACGCTCATATTCGGATCGGGTTCGACATTGAAGCCACGATGACCAACGCCAACCTTGTTTTCGCGTCGCGGGACCGAAATGTCCAGTTCGTTATCAATCTTGAGCACGCCGAAAGCCTTACCGACAGCATCGACCTTAAAGCCCTCGTTACGTAGAGCCCAGGCAATCGTATCTAGGTCCATATTGTAGACCTCAATATCGATATCCTTACTTTGGACACCTAGTAGTGAGTCACGAACGAAACCACCTACAACCAAAGCCTTAACTGAATTCGCACCCTCACCGCAATTGTAACGGTTCTGGAGCAAATCCATGACTCTGCGGGCCTTGTCTGGGATCGTGTTCATGTTTGTAGTATACCACACACCTAGCCCCTAGGTGCGAAAATAATCAGAATTACTCTGCTCATTGATGGCATTTCGAACCAATTCTGAAACGTCAAACTCAATTCCTGGTCCGATGACACCGGGGATGCCTACGTTCTTTACTGAGAGAATAATTCTATCTGTACTCAGGGGGTCACACTCGATCAATGTGAATGGACCGTCATTATCCACTAAGCTACTAACACAGACATCTAGTCCGTCATCATTTAGATTTTCTAACTTAATTGTAACCATATCATATTACCTCTTGTTTCCTTTTCTAGTTATTAAAATTCGATAGTGCCGCGATCAGCCCGAGTACTTTATGTGTTTCGCAATAGCCCCTCGTCATCCATTTTATCCACCTCTTCCGCAATGACTCGATAAATACGATTGGCAATTGACTCATCTCTCTGCATTAATCTCAACATGAGGGCCATAACTTGGTAATCACTTTGATTGACCAAAAGAAGGTAGACCTTTTCCATCGTCAGATCTTTAGACCTCAACAAATCGAATGTACTTATGGTGTGATGTTCTCCATCAGCAAAGCGCTGAACCATATCACGAACCACATACATGAATTCGGCGTCTTTATCCTTCATAAGCTGGTCGAATTACCTGGTCGTAGAACATGCGCACTGGCATATTCACTACAGCATGTAGTAGATTGCCCTTCTTGCCGTTAGGATTCATAAAGTTTACATATGTCTTGTCAGAATAGAAAACCTCTTCACCCTCATCATTGCGGGAACAATACGTCTCGTAGTGAATGATGCGTTCGCGAGGCATCCCAAAATCCTTACCATCAGTATTGGTAAAGAAAACGTGCGTGCAAACACCATCTTTTGTTTCTGTCTTGATCATTTCAGTCTCGTCCGAAGTTAATACGAATCTTGCTACCAATCTTTAGGCAATGCCTGCTATAGTCTAGAGTCTTGCAAGAATCAAACTCAACTAGGATACCCTGCTCTAGTAATGTAGCAACAAAACTATCCTCAAAGAGCGATAGTGTTTCTTCAGGAACAATAGCAACGAAACCATCCTGGGAGAATACCAGTTGATCAATTGCTTGCCAGCCATACCCATGCTCCTTCTCAATCACGCAGTATTCTCCCCTATTCATAAAGCCTAGATAAACCCTAAAGGCCAGGTCTTGAGTTCCAAAGGTTAGGGTTAGACCATCCGGATCATAAGGGTCCTCGGCGGGTGCAAACATCAAAATGCTAGATGGAAGCACTAGATTGGCGTTGACAATAATAGCGCGATTACATACCTTGGCACCATCCATTCCTCGCACATAGTCAAAGCCGATACCGGATAGTCCATCTGCGCCGTCAATTCCATCTCGTCCGTTTTGGCCATCCTGTCCATCTTGCCCGTCTGCTCCTGGGATACTCTCATCGACGATACGGGTATGCTTGTGACAGGCAGCGAAAAGAAATGGCATAGTCGCCAACAAAATCATTAGTAGATTACGCATTGTTTTCCTTTATTATAGCAGTCTTTAAATTTACGAATCGATCATTTTATTATTCTATACACGAGACGGTTGGCGACGAGCGTAAATGTTACGACCTCGAATATATACTCGATCAGCCTCGTAGATAGGCTTGTCACCTACTACAAACGTATCGACCTTATATGGATTAAAGTATACACGCGCCCAGCTCGGATTACTATTGCACTTTTCACCATTACTATTAGTGATGTCACCTTCAGCGAAGGCAATAACCTGCTTGCGTTGCTCGCGTCTGACACGCTCCAGGCCGGCAGCAGACACGATAAACCTTACATTTTCTAGATGCACGAACTCTACATGACTTACAACACGGCGGGTTTTCTTGTCCATAATAGACAAGCACTGTTTGTGGAGATTGAAGTAGACTCTTACCCGTTGTCCGTTAGCGATCACAATAATCGCCTCTCGATTGCCTGAATAGCCCTCTCCATATTAGTACACCCAACAGGATTGCCTGAATGAATACGAAAAGAAATATCTGGCAGAAAATTATCTTGAGTAGCGATATCACGTTCGAGCCAGTTTAGCAGGTCATATCCGGTGGGGATATTCTCACCGAGATCATGATCAAGGCTAATTATAATAGCCTGACCAGCATCGTGAGCGTTCAGGATTGACTCATACGCCTTGAATGGATCTCTTGCTAGCTCCCACTCTTCACTAGGTGGACTCCTCATATCATCTAGAAAGATTAGTTTAGTTGTCATGTCAGATAGATCGTTCGACAATATTAATTGGCTTATCCAAAGCAGGCTCAACAAAAATGTCCGCGAAGGTCGAATCGTCACCATAACTAAAGACGATCATGAATCCTGCGGTAGAGGTATAGGTCACGCTATCTTCAATACCCCTATACAACAGCTTATTCAAGCACGCCTTTACGTCTGAATAGTTATGATTTACTAGATACTTATTGTTTTTCCAAACGTAATAGATAGCTGCATTATACGCATTAATGTCGTAGCTGATTTTCATATCACACCTTAAGGATAGACCTCATCATCTTAGTAGCAACTAGAGTGTTATCTACGAGGCTTTCTGCTCGTCCAGTTTGTCCCGCCTCCCAGGCAATTCCAAGGGCGATGTTCCAGACTGACAGATCATTTCCACACTTGTTTTGTGGCAACCCCGCTGCACTAACAATAGCTCGTGCCGTACTCGCTGCGATCTTCAAGTCCTTATTGAGCTTCTGAACTGCCGCGTCCTTATCCTTTGCATACTCAGTGGTCATTGCCATCTCAAACGTGGCCAGATCTTCAGTATACCGAGCCTGAAAGTTATTAGCCACATCTTCTAGAGTCGCGACATACTCCCTAAATGCCTTCTGAATATTACCACGATGCACAAAACGCTTCCGTCCATGTCGTGAAGGTGTCCAGATGATAATGTTCCCAGACTTTTCGTGGTAGTAGAAGGTATGGTAACCAAAGCTACGTGCGCCTACTTCGGAATTGAACACCATCATTCCGGGCTTTAGTCCACCTAGACTACTACTATCTCCGATGAGATCCTGTTCGACAAAGAAGAAACCAAACGAACATTGGTCTCCCCGAAACAATCCAGTATCTAGGTTATGCATGAGTCCGTTACGCATAGCCTCGGATCGCAGCTTGGGCAGGTTAGGTGTGAACCCTAGCGGGATAAGAAAGTCCTGCATCTCTGCAAAAACTTCATAGTCCCAAAGACGGGAGTAGTCGCCACCATTCATAGCGCGAGCAATACTGCTAATAGTTCCATCCTCGTTGTAGGTATCTCGTACGAGAACAAACTTATCCTTTGCTCGGTTATTCTCGAACAGAGTGTTGAGATTATCAACAACTAGATCAGATCGTTCACGCTGATACAAACGCTCCAACACATTAGTCGGAATCTTTGCCATAGCAGCACTTTGTGTCATCGAATAGTTGGTAAGTGGCAAGGTGTGCTTACCGTTTTCGATATCAATCTGAAAACCATTCTCAAAAGCGAATTTGATCTTACCACCAGTAGTGGCAACTTCGCGGGATTGATTCATCTCCTCCTCTGCCACTTCCAACAGACGATCCATCGAGTCGTAGTTGTCGTCAGCAGGGCGAGAAAAAACATCGGCAATTGATGCAGTAATTACGTTGCTCATTTTGTTCCTAAGTAATTGTGTTGTTTCTGACTAATCCAGTATACCACTAGATGTGTATTTGTCAAGTCTTTTTGAGTTCTTCTAGGTAACCATAACGCTCTTGTCGCCTCGACCCTGTTAGTATACCTCAGTCTCCATCCTTGTCAAGCTCTTTCATGGCAAAAAGCCTACTTTCTTCGATCATGATATCGATCATCGCTAAGGCTCTTTTGTATACCTCTTTAGTCTTTAGCTTAGAGTCGATACGACTAACCTGATTCCTAATCTTGTTCAGCTCGGTAACCACAAAGCCTACGGTCAGTTCCGATGGAGACTTATCATTAATCTTCCAGATATCAAAATCTTTACGAATTGCGGACTCGATCTGATTGATGTATTCTTGACACTCTTGTCTAAGACCTTGAAAATCCCTTAGTGACACCTTATTAATATTTTCGTTATATATCTTCCCCTCAATCTTCATTGAGATTTCACTCCAACGGTCCCTAACTTCAAAGGTATTGCGACGATCGGTGACGGATTCTTCCAGTCCTTCGGATTTACAAAGGCTATGTATAAATTTCTTGGCTACGTCAACCCCACTAACTTCAAAATAGTTAATCCTCTTAGTGTTGAAGTGACGCATTGGCGTCATCCTATCGTCAGCACAGTAGTCAATATCAATAATTTCAAACTCGATCTTGTCTCCAGACAAATCAGAGGTAAGAGATTCTACTGGCGGCACAATAGATATATATTTTGTACGGAACTCCTCACCATTCAGCATAACGAGATCTGGTACATATTCGTTCATGCCAGGATAGTAAATATGCGCGCCGTATTTGTCACGGTGAAATATTAGTTTGGTCATCTAAATGTCCTCCCTTAATCGTAATGCGACGGGATGAAATGGCTTCTTTGCTTTAGTATACCCCGCGTGCTTGACTGTGAGGATCTTTCCGATATATTTTTCCTTATCGCGGAAGATAACGTCTTTCTCCTCCATAGTACCGAAAACGGTGCAGCTAAACTCTACGTTATTCTCTAGATGTCTGCAAACAAACTTGGCAGTTTTTAGTGACGCACCATTTGTCGTGAAAGTTTTGCGCTCGATGACATCCAGAATCTCTGCCTCGCTATCATCGAACTCCTTAATCTTAAGCAGATCCCTACTACGAAAACCAGCTAGATATCCTCCACCTGACGTGCGTAAAATACCACCCTCGAAGCCGTCTTCTATAGCTTCTTTGGTAAGTTTTTGTGCATATTCCATGTCTGGAATTTTAGTAGTTGGAACTAAAAAAGCGGGCGGATTATCCTCACCGTTATACTTTAAAATATGGCGCAATTTTTCAAAACGCTCTCCATAGGGGGCGTCAAGTACTACGTCGTAAACGTTATACCTCACTAGCTCAGATCCAGGTTGCTCCTTTTTAATGAGTGATCCAATGTTTTGTAATTGTTTACCGTGACAATAAAGTTCACCATCAAGAAACATTCCTTCCTCAATCTTATCTTCTAGATGACTAAGGATATGCCCCATCGTATTGATTAGTTTTCCTTTTCTAGAATACATAATCATTTTGCCATCTTGCTTGGTAGTAAGAGCACGATGACCATCTAATTTTGGCTGGAACCAAGCAGGAAAGTTTAAATCTTTGACATCCTGAATCTTATGAGCCAACATAGGCTGAGGAAATCCTAAAGTATTATACCCAGCTTTGCTTACGTCGGTGGGGACCTCTAATGAATAACCACTATCAAGTTTCTTCCGACACCTAGACTCTGCCTCGCTTACCGCTTGTTGATAAGGAGTGGTCTCGTTTTTCTTACCTAGGTTTTTGCCTTCGGTAATAAGATCTTTGCGAGTGACAACTTTTCCACCTAGCTTGGTTGCGGACTGTATCACGACAAAGGTCGGCGCATAAGGATAGTCCGGATGTTCCGTATCTGTACCCGTAACAGAATTCTCTACAGAACATTTCCAGGTCTTGATATTGCCTGTCTTAGTGGGCGCGTAAAGGGTTTGTCCTAGCATTTCTTCTTGCGCATAGGTGTGCCAGGCGGAGTCCGATCCTTAGCAGGAATCGTCGCGCCAGTGATATCAAACTCCCCACGTAGATACCCGCTCACTCGCCGAACGGCAGTACGATAACGACGTGCGGTAACAGTTACTCCACTAATTGTATAGTCTCTCATATCACATATTGTCATTTAGAAAATCGAGATAAGCCTGATAAGAGGCATAATAAGAAGGCCAAGTCTGTCCTGCGGGTGGCCACTCTGGCGGATCAACAGGAAGTTCGGCAACTAGAGAATGGATTTCTTCGATGATTGCTTGAGCTGTAGGTGTGCTTGCTACCATAAGCTCAATAGTCTTTTGAACGATAAGATGTAGAATTGCTGGGTCCATTTTATTTTCCTTTCTAGTAGTAATTATTTTCAAGTCCTAGATGACAAGTAAGAACATCTAGAACAACAAAGAGGGTTATAAACCCCACGATTATAATAGTCGATATCATTCTTTGCCAATAGTATGATCTGTTGGATGATCTTTTTCCCATTCTGGAAAAACTAGTTCGTCTACTACCGGATTGGCCTTAACGATATATTTAGCCAATAAATCATACAGACGGAACACAAAGTTGCCATCTCGTAACCTATTATAGCTACCAGTTTCAGTCGCTATTTCAACCAACTCGTGAGAAAATGTAAAATCTAATGCATTTTCGCTTAAATCTTGAGCAAAAGTTGTAATCGAATTATAATATTCGCTATCAGATTTAAAAGACGTTTTTAATCTAGGTGTCTCACGCCAGTAAATATCGGGATCATTACACCTAACCAAGAACCAATCACCCTTCTTCCCTTCATATCCATCGCGACGTGCCCTACCTAGATAGAATCCTGGCAAAAATTCACCGAGATAAAGAGGATTGAGAAAACATTGTTCACACATATTTGTCACTCACTGCTCGTTGCGATATTCTTATCTAGAGCAGGCTCATCCTCCGGCTCAAACATCAAGAAGAAAGAGTCTTTTCCGATTGGATAGTCTCCATTATTCATACTATCACAAGAAAGTCTGGCGATGATCTTATTGTCATTATTCAGAACAAGAATCTCCTTATCCTTATTAATGACAAAATTAAGAGTATGATGAAGGCCAGTTCTTTCACAAAGCAAATGTGTTCTAAATTCCATTTAGTTATCCTTTAGCACCTTTACGGTAGCTGTATCAGTTTCTGTATCAAAGACAATAGTAATATATTCGTTGTATTCTACCCAGGTAGATAGAAATTCGTTGATCTCTGATTCCTTACTTTCTTTGATTTGGTCTTGAATTTCTTCTGTGATGGAGTCATCTAGACTGCCAATGCGAAGAGATTCCTCGATTGCAGCACCATCTACAGCGTGGTAAAATCCGTCAGGATCCTTGAGAGTGACTTCAATTTTCATATTACTTATTTCGTGCCTCAAGAATTGGGAGTCCAGCCTCTGTCGGGATATAGATCGTGTCACCATTTCGTCCCGCCAATTGTTCGATAAACAACCAACGAAGATAACCATCTGGTCCACCTAGACCATCAGCAATAATGCTATTAGCCTCAGCAACACCTCTAGCTCGGATGACTTCAGCGTCAGCTTTAAATTGTGCCGACTCCTTAATTGCCTTAGCCTCCTCGATAGCAATCTGGCGGCTCTGCTCGGCCTCTGCGAGCCTTGCGCGGCCAGATAGGCCCTTCTGCCAAACGTTGTATTGTGGGTAGGCCCACATCCCTCCTACAACTAGGAGAAGAATCATTAAAACACCGAGTCTAAGCTGATTGATTGTAAACATAATTTTACCTCTTTCTTATTGCCCTTCATTTTCCTTAATGTCACGGATTTCGATGACATCACCATATCCACTATAGTCATAATGAATATCCTTCCGGATACACATAGCTAAGGAATTGATATCATCTTCTGAACTGCACCAATCCCACCCCAGCCACTTAACAACATACCTTACGGCGTCATGATATGTTGGAAAGATTGAATTATTCCAAGATGGATGAACCTTATGCCCACTAGAATCTGCGGGCTTTCCATTATCGAATACTTGATATCTCATGTATTTCACATCATAAATCCAGAGTGAACGATCGTAACCTCTCCGGTAAGATCAAACGGACCATTATCCATATCCAGAGGCTGTTTATCCGCCAGATATTCCGAAAGCCACTCGGCAGCACCTGTTTCATTTACGGTATTGACGTAGTCGTTATGTGCAGCTTCAATTAACTGCGCGTCTTCTTGACTAACTACGAGATTGTAAAACTTGGTTTCTTCCGGAATTAGTTCCCAGACCACAATGATATGCTTTGTGTTCATGCCTTCATTATACCCCCATCTAGTCTAGTTGTCAACAGATTTCTTGTTACGCTTCTTACTAATTCTCTTCTTTTGATTCTTAGTGACTAGTCCACAAGCATGTCGTGCGAGATCATCTGCCCTACGGCTCCAGTGGCTGCCCCCAGATTCGATTACCTTAACCTTGACGTGTCTGGGATGGATCATCTTGCAGATGGCCCTACGATAGGATGCTAGACGCCCTGAGCGGCATTTCTGACGGTGCGGGTGCTGCACCATATCGCCAACGTCATTCCTGTCAGTGATTACATGAACTCTAGTAGTAGGTGGGACAGCTAGAAGACCCTGAATAATTGCCATATATTCGCTGTGATTAGAATCACCATGGCAAGTTCCCGACTCTGCGAGTAAGACACAACCACCATGAACTAAAAGATAAGCCCATCCTGCGACTAAAGTTTCAGGATTTAACGATCCATCGGTGTAGAGCCTTAGAGGCTTTACCATCCATTCTCACCCTGAAGCAAGTAGACTTGTTGCTGTTTAGCGATCTTACCTTCATCGCCTACATAATTATTATGCCACATAGACATTCGAAAGAATAAGCGAAATCCTCGTTCTTTTGCGGGCATAACGCGATGCAGTGTTGATTCTCCGATCATGGTAATCTGTCCATCCGGCATTTCGATTCGACCCACATTATGTGGGATTTTGCTATCTACATACTGCCAAAATTTAAAATCATCTCCTTGATTAATAACATCTATTTCTAGTTGCTCTGTTATAATTTCTGGATTAGAAATACTCCCCATCGACACAACACATAATACAGTATCACGAATACAAATCTGGTCAGGATTAGGTTGACCATGATAAGTTTCACGCTTTACCCCATCACAGTGCCATCCTGGGATAGCTGGATATTCACCGATATTCAGGCGATGAACCCTAATATCAATATTAGGAAGCATCCCCAGCTCTTCACATAAGGTGTAGTAGGATGGATTTACGGCATCTAGAATATCATTAGCAATTGGCCCGCAGTGCTGCCTAACAAAATTAGGGCTGGCTGCATAAACACTAGTCTCTTCCGATAGCCTATCTACAGAATAACTACCATTTACATTACCAATAATTTCTATTTTTGGAGTAAACAACATATCTTAGCAGCACTGGTCACAAATGTCCGAGCATGGCATACTTGGCCATTTTTCACAATTAGAACAAATTATGGTGCAGAAACAATCTTCGCAATTATAGGGCGGCTTATTCAAGTCCTTAAAGCCTAGCAATTCTAATGCGATAGCACTAGCTTCTTCTCTAGTTTTAAGTCCTTCCTGTACCCATTTTTCTCCAACGAGAATACCCCAGGTGCTATCAAAGAATTGCACTACGTCGATATAAGTGCCATCTTTCTTTTTAAAACAAAAGTCATGCTCGTCATCCATTAGAAATAAGTTCCAGCATATGATAAAGGCTCATCCACATCATCATGGTAAGTCCAATATGTAGTTGTACGCCACGAATCGTTACCTCATTATATTGGTCTGGTTCTTTAAGTAGTGACGAGACGATAAGTACAATCATCACGATTGTCATAGCAACTAGAAAGTTAGTGGTCATTAGTTTATACCTTTTCAGTCTCCCAATGCGCTCCCAAGATAATGGAGTGCCCTTCAACGAAACAGTCTAGTAGACGTTTTGCCTCGTTCTTAGCGTGTTCCAGTGTTGACATATACGGAAAGCGTGCCACAATTTCATAATCCTTAATGACAAGGATCATAAAGCTTGCGATTCCCGCACTCGTCTTTATGGCATCATCAGAAATATCTACTGCTGCCCAAGTAACCATCATAGCTCTATATCTCCCCAATTTTCCCTAGGAGTAAGACTATACCAGCAATGCACACAAACCCAATAGTGTTTAGTAACTGACCCCTCGGTCACTACCAAAGTTGCGCACGCAGCATCCTTACATTTTTGACATCGAAGAAAAAACATTAGTCTTTAAACGCTAGATCCCAGGCTTCTAGTTGTTCGTTGTTTACTGATATATCTAGTATACCATGTCTCGTGATATATGCAACAACTTTTCGACAAATTTTGACAACGGGACTATCTGCATCAGTCATAAGCACTGTCATTACGTCTGCGCTGTAGTAACAAAATGGTTCGTCGCCCTTCCGGACGATCACGCTCCCGCCCCCTGCGCCATTACACCAATAGAGATCCATCTCGCCCTCTCGAAAGATAAAGCGACAGGCATCACAATCGTGTGTGTATTGTGGACGATATCTATCTAGAATATTCATCTAGTTTGCTCGTTTAGTTTCTCGTTAAGTAAAATTCGCAACTCATTAATATCATCACGAAACGCCCAACGCAAGCCAGCATGAAAGTCGTCATTTACATGGATACGCCTGACAAGCTTGCCAAACAATAGATCTTCACCGACGTCTTTTACGGATGAGGTGACTTTACTTCCCCGAATTTCGGCGGTAAACCTGAGCGTATCACCCTTCAGAGATATATCCAAGATTTTCATCTAGTTGTCACTATCTTGTTCAGAACACTTATTACAAACCCAGTACCCATCACTGTTTTCGGAACCATCAGTATGTACGGGACAAATATAGTCACCATTCATATCGTATGGCCTTTCGCAGGTTTTAAGTGGTTTCATACAAAGATAACACTTAGTCCATGGAGCATCAGGCACGGCGCAGCGGGCTCGTATTTTGTCATTCATTTATCTACTACCTTTTCGATTTCAAATTCTTCGATGTATACCCTACCCGCCATAACGGTTCGTACCCAGTAGGACTTGTAGCGTGGTTTAACTACTACGATTATACCGATTTCTCCTGTTTTTAGCAAAACCAACTGTCCAAGATCATATTTTGATGGGGTAGGTTCCGCACTATATGACGCCAATAACAACACCATAGTCATAACTAGTCTATTCTTAGTCATTGAATCCCCCTGACTTGCTTAATTGCCCGATCTGGATCTTCCGAAAGCAGAATATTAACCTTTCTACCTGCCACGTAGACCATAAAACAATCCGGCTCCACGCCTTCATAGACGCATCCTCCGGGACCACTAACGGCTGGAGTAATCCACTGACATTCGCCAGTTTCTTCTTTCACGAACTGAACAACGGCCTTTACAGCAGGCGTAAAATCCTCGGTATTCTGTGCGATAAAATTTACCATTTTAATATTTCTAGTTGCCCTAACTCCCTAATAATGAATATCTCAAGGCTATCGCGCCGGTTCGGCAAAAACTCGGATCCCCTCGCCTGAATTAGAAGGGTAGAAAGATTGATCCTCCGCGAGAATCATTCGCCTGCCGTTTACGACAATGTTCGAACCAGCTTTAATAGTCACATGTTGACTCTTTAGGATTGGTTTATCCCCTTCCTCTTCGGTGAGTTCTTCGGGGCGACTTGAGTTGATATTCACCTTCCCGATCCCGAATCCTGGATCCCATGCCATAAAAGATTGTCCGCTATATTCGTGGATAATATCGTTCTCATCCTCAAAATAACATCCGACGATCTTTCCGTCACCCTGCTCCTCGTATTCGCCCAACAGTAAGGCGATACGCTCAAGTAGTTGCTTCTTATCCATTTTATTATCTCTAGTTGTCATTTTTATATCCCCGAGGATTTTTAATATCCCCTTCACCACATGTTGAACAGTAAGCTAAGCGAGGATTTTCTGTATCCTTGCCAAGATTTTCGTCACAGTATGGACAGCGTAAGTCGGAAGCCATTTTATCTAGTTGCCGATGTAGATATCCACATAGGGAGTGCCGACGTCAAGCTCACAAAGCTCCCCAAGCTCCGCTCCGGTAGTTTTCTGGATATCGGGACTGCCAACTGGATCAGAAGCACCAGAGGCACCGTGAGTGGCATACACGGGAAGATCACCGTGACCTTCTGCGGCAAGTTTCTGAAGCGCGGAAATTAGTTCTGTAAGTGTAGTATACATCTTATTTTCTAGTTGTTATTGGTTCTGTAAAAAGTTATCCCAAGCTTCCTGGTCTGCAATTTCAGTAAGCGCCCCACCTACCATATAGAATGATTCAGGGGATGCCTTACGAAATGCGCCTTTCTGCTCGCGCATCCAGAGAATAAATCCGGTCATACAGCCACCGGGCCATTCTTTTTTATCATGGGCTAGCATAGCATCAGGCGTTTTACCATGAGCCTTAGCGTAGGCGATATAGCGTGGATTCATCTCTAGTTGTCCTCATAAAAAAGACAAGAAGTGAATACGGTTTCGAGTTCTTTAGCGTCGATCATGTTACGTTCACCTGTGCTGTTTCAGCTACAGTCAGTATACACCAGATATACAGGATGGGGTGAGAAATTTGAGGATTTTATCCTAGGTGGTTTAGGTGTTCCCGCGCGGGCTGTTCGTCAGTTCATACTACCACGAACGCCACAAAACGCATGATAAATACCCTCGTAAAAGGGATAAATCTGGAAGAACCAAAAAGGACATAAAAGTTTACTACAACTATACTTAGATCCTCTAGATGTCTTAGGTATTACTAGTACAACCAAAGAAACAACAAGAGAAACAAATATAGAGGGGGGAAACATGAACGGGTGAAAACGTTTTTGGGAGCTGAGGGGCAATTAAACTTAACTCACGCCTTATCCTGAGATAATAAGGAATCGCGTTTCCAACGAATTATCGCCACTCCTGACGAATTCCACCCCATTTCGCCCATTTATCGCCAACTATGACGAATTCTCTTTTATGTAGGAATATACTTTGTCGAACCATTTGTCCCATATTTGAGATTTGTCTAAGTCAATTGCAACTAGAGACTTAGCAAGCAGTCCCAGTAAACTATTCGCACGATTCCAGTCTTTTGCCTCCAGAGCATCTAGAATATAAATAGATACTGTGCCCGAATCATAAACCGCCGTGCCAATCTCATTCATCTCAATCTGAATAAAATCCACAACCGACTCCTCGACCCTGTAAGCCTTTGCTAATCTCATCTTTTCTAGTGGGTCATAAAAAATATCACAACTAGACAAATCGAACCGCACAACAATAGTTCTGCCATCGGACAGGGGCACGGTCGTATTAAATGTCTGCGCGATCCATATCTGTACAGGATTAGCGTTTCTGAGAGCTTGAATCATGGTCGTAATCTATCACAGATATGCACCTAGAGCCAAACTTCCCGTGATTTTCCCCACATTTTCTCAAAATGAGACGCACGATCAGAAAACAAGACATTTCACGCACGAATTTAAATTCTAGACACATACTAATAGTATTAGCCGCAACGAAACATGCCAGCGCACACAGCGCCTTAGCTAGTGTGCTTGACTAAGTTTAAGTTTAAGTTAGGTTGAGAGAGACATCTAGAACAAATAACACAAGGCGATGTTGAATGTGCGCGGCACCTGTAGGTAAGACCCTCTAGAAGAAAACTATAAGAGTACTCAGAAAGTACGCCAGGGGTCTCCCTTATATGTGGTATAGTTCTAGGGGTCGTTTGTAGGAGTCTTATAATGTAGCGATATGGGCGGCGGGCAAGCCAGAGTAGGCTGGGTGTTCCAGCCTTTGAGATTACTTATTCAGAGAAATATGGGCATCTAGAATCTTTTGCGCACGTTCGCGCGATTCATAAATTCCGGGCCACGGAAACCATCCCGCGCCGGTATGCTCCACAATGCGCCAGAAACCGTAAATCGTTCCTTCTTTTACTTCTTCTTCGCAATGAGTATAGTCATTGAGGCGTAGGAATTTGAGTGAGAGTTTCATCTAGATGCCTTGAGTAATTTCCAAAGTTCCCGGAACCTTGTCGACGATAATATCGCTGGTGAAATACTCACTAGTGCCGTTGAATAAAACCATGGCATTGAAAGTAGACCCCACATGATCGTGGATTTCGTGGACCTTTAGGTAGTAGATATCATCAAAACGAAAGATAGTTCCTGGAGTCAGATTCAGAAACGGAACGTCTACGTTTTCTTTTTCAATAATTTTCATGTTCCCCCCTGGGTAATCTTCAGAGACATAGGCACGCTATCGACGACAACGTCATCGCCAAAATGTTCGTGAGCGCCAGTTTCCAGACCTACCGAATTGGTATAGTATCCGGTGACGTCGCGATCGGCTTCAAAAGTTTTGAGGTAATAAACCTCCTCACAAACAAAGATGGTTCCTGGCGGAATATCCGAGAACGGAACACCTACTTTATCATCTTCAACGATTTTCATCATCACTCCATTTTGTTCTAGTTGTAAATAAAACACCTAGGATAAATGCCAACAGCATCATTCCATAGGTAGTATCACCATCCAAAAAAGGCGAGACATTAGACAAATGCCACCACCTTAGGTTTATCGACACATAGTCGACACTTAGCACACGAAAAGTTAGGGACGTCTTGTCCCTGTTCCAATGGGCAAACTTGACCACCTAGACGTTTTACGAGCGGCGCTACTTCATTAGGGTCGAGCCCTTGCTTGATAGCTTTCTTGCGCTTCCACTTGTGATTGCCAGGTTGCCCGTTATGATTCGAGCGGAACACGATATCGTCTTCGTTGATCCACTCGGGAACACTATCCGTTTTAGTCAGATAGCACCACCGCATTTGACTTGCGGCGTGAAAATTCTTATAGACTCGCTGGTTCGGCGGTCCGGTTTCGTTATCTACAGATAGGTTTACGTTGACGTTGGGAAGCGCGTGAAGCTCTTGGATTTTATCCCATATAGCCGGAATGCGCCACGACCGCGTGTAAGCGTAAAACGTGACATCGGGACGTGCGCGGCAAATCTCGATCCATTTACGAACGTAATCAGCGTGGAAAAAGTCTCCGCTTACATGGATACGGAATTGGCAATTAGGTGGAATGTTATCCACCATATAGCGCACGAAAGAGGGGTGAAACGTAATGTTGTAGTTGTCCTGGTACCGCTTCTGCAATTGCGGATAAATCCGCATAAGGCTAGCGGCATAACAATCCTTAGAGCATTCTTGCGTTCGTCCTGGACAGGTTTCGATTGCGGGTAAATCAAAAGAGAAACACTCAGTCTTAGAGTTTCCCTTAGAGATATACGTCAGGTCAGGTTTACTCACTAGTTGTCCTTAGTCGTCGCTGCCTCGATAAAACGCTCCGGATCAAACAACATATTGCTATTTTCCAGCACGTAAGAGAGCTGATTAGCAAGAATACGTTGTTGGTCGTCAGTCAAGTAATCGGCTTCGCGCACCAGCTTAGCGATTGCCTCGAAATGCTTTTTGCTCATGTCGAAGTATACCGCACGATGCTGAGAATGGCAAGTGAAGCACCTAGGAATCCCGACCTTAGATTTCCTTATTTTCTAGTTGCTTTTCTGATTCCCCGTGGTATAATAGAAGGGAGGGGCAGGCTTCGCTATATATGGCGATATGTGGGCGGCAAGGCAGAGTAGGCGCGGTGTCTCGCGCCTATTCATTACGTAGCTTTGATTAGTTGGTCTCCGTAGTACCAGTCTACAATATCCACGTAACTATCGTCATCCCATCGTACCCTATAAGGGTATCTCGATAGGGCAATGTGAATGATTGTACCGGCACCTAGACTTGTATCCTCTCGATACATAACTCGGTCACCGACCTTGATCGGATCAATAGCGCCGCAGAGTAAATCGTCCATTTGATTTTTCTGCTCGATATGGTGCCGGAAGTCTGCTTCGCGCTTCCATTGATCTTCAGGGGGAAAAATGTCGTCGATATCCATCTAGTTGACCTCCACAAGCCTAAGGGTTCCGACACTGCCAGATCCACACTTTCGGCAATAGATCCTAGCAAGTTTTTCGGGTTTGCTACGTCGGTGGCGCTTTTCGATAGTGCCATGAACACCGCACCTAAGTTCGTATTTATGCGGTAGTTCGTAAGAGATTTTCGTATATGGACCCGGATTTTTCAGACCCATTTCCCTAGCGACTGCTCGCCACTTCCATCCGTGATTCTCGCCGGGAGTTCTGGCGTGGGCAATTTCGTGAATGATCGTGTTTGCGATTTCCTCGATCGTGCCGTTCTCGATAAGGTGAGACGAAATGCCGATCGTCTTATCCTTATAGTTGCACCATCCAAGAGTGTTCTTGCCGCGGGTTAGCTTGAATCGCCAACCCCGATCGTATAGATCGTATTCGGCCAAAGTGTCGTGCGTGATCTTCCTGGCAGCTTGTACGCGTTCTGTCATGATTCCTCTAGATGTTCATTAGTCTAACTTCGTATCGGTAGTTTGGATTTGCCTCTTCCCACTTCTTTTGGGTCTGGTAGGCAATATTACCATCTACCGTATACTTGGTTCGGGTCCCGTCCTTCAGTTTCGTTCCGAGGTAAAGCTCGGTTTCGTGTCCGTTCGGACGAATTTCTACTAGAGTGTAAAGGGTAGTCATGCGTAAGTATACCCCAAGATTATCTAGGTGACGATCTTTCTACAAAAATCAGCTATCTCTGTCGGGTTTAGTTGAGTAGTGAGAAAATGGTTTTGTTTGTCGATCGCGGTACCGTAGGGATCGTCTGCCGTTGCTCGTCGTACGTAGTTGCTTCCGATCCGATCTTCCATACCGTAGGAATTGACTGGGCACGTTAGGTGAACGTATACACCGAATTCCGGTGCGCTCATCGTCACTTCGCCACCTACCGCATTTCCACCTTTATTTGAGTGGATTGTGCGTTTGTTTCTCGGGATACCGAGTTCCTTTGCGACTTGTCCCATAAACGCCGTAGTGCGCCGATGCCATTTGTTCTTATCTTGCATGATTTAGTATACCCCAAAATCATCTAGATGTCAAATTAGGTGGTCAAAACGTGTCTCATTATAGGACGATATGTGGCAGGCATAGCGCGAGTTGTCGCGCTGTTTCAAACAAAAAATGCCGGAGACGGGGATGATCTCTGGAAAGAACAACCGCCTCCGGCACACCAGCATTCTCGGATGATAGAATGAGGGCGCTACATTACAACGAAAGTTTCGTCACCGAAATTGAAGGAAACCAGAGTGGCGAGATTTACCGTTCGGTACTCGCCGAGAGTCATATCGAACACTGGCAGTAGATTGTTTGCCTTTGCGTCGTAGGGGAGCGATCCGCCGCGTAAATGCTTTTTGACACCGCGTCGGCAGACCATCTCGCGCATCGTGCCGTCCTTCTTGCGAAAGTAGCACGAAAAGATCAGCCCTTGCGTTTCATTCCAGAGGAATTGCGTCGCGCGGTGTAAGCCGATTCGCGATACGGTCCGTTGTCTAGTTGTCGTTTGCATACCTAAGTATACCACACAAAAAAAGAGAATGGGAGTCCCTTATAGAGACTCCCCCAGGGGATCAGGCGTCGTCGCCTTCCTGACTCTTCGCGTAGAAAGCCGCCTCGTGCTCCTCGGCAGAGCGGTCCTTCTCATTTTCGAGGGGCGGCATATCGCGCGGGAATTCGACGTCGTCGCCCCTTTCGAGGGCTTCCAGGAGAGAGTCCAGGCGAGCGATCCACGTCGGCAGATCGGCGCGCTGGTACTCCGCTCGGTTCAGAGTCTCGCGTTGCGACTCCAAGCGCTTTTCGGTGTTTTTGATCGTCTCGGACATCGGTTTGCGAGTCCAGCCCTTACCGTCGCTGGCGGGGATTCCTTCGACGATGACCTGTGCGGCCTTCAGCGCGGTATTGCGCTTGCGTCGTGCGTTCCGCAGAGCCTTGCCGAGACCGTGCTCGGTACTCGTATCGATCTTGCCGTCCAGAGCGGCCTTTCGTGCCGCAATCTCGGCTTCCAAATCGGCGATAATCTGAGCTGGCGTTCTCCGCTCGCGTCGTTGCCTGTCGTCGTTCTGTTCGGTGACATCGAAGTTTTCGACGTCGTCGGTGGTGATGTTCTGTTCGTCCATTCTTGTATCCTCGTGTTCGGGTTTTGTGTTTGCTTATGCGCTCCGTTGCGCTAGCCACAATCAATATACCCTAGTTCGAACGAAAAGCAAGTGAATGGATCCAAAATCACCTAGAAATCATTCTGAGAAAATATCTCTTACGAGCTTGACAAATTGCGGATCTTGTGATATTCGCGCGTACGTGCGCGGTAGGGTATCGTGCTAATATTTATTCTAGTTGTTCTTGACATTCCCCTATCTTATGATATACTTAGGAGGGGCGAGTCTCGCTGATATAAAATATGTTTGGCAGGCAAGCGCGAGTTGTTTCGGTGTATAAACGAAAGAGCCTCAGGTGACTGGCACCCGAGACTCTAGTTGTCTGCTTTTGCACTGGACACTATTGAACGATAATGTCACTGGCACGGGATTCAACCATTTTGGCACTTAGCACTTGGTCAAACCCCCATTTTATAGGCATTATAGACTAGGCTATGCCTAGTTTCGATCCTTTTGCCCGGATCTCGTCAGTATAACAGGCTAGTCGTCGATGTCCTTTCCGGTGACGATGTCGTTCGCGAGCTTCTCCAAATCCTTGATGCGCTTTTTGGTCTCCGCCTCACGCTTGCGGAGGGTACGCAGTTCGGTGACTTCGGTGTTGATGCATTTCAGAACGTGACGGATCCTGCGCTCCAATTCCACTACCTTCTCTGCGCGCATCTTGTCTTGCAAGTCCGCGATAGCTTGCGCGTTCAGCGGAGATGCCTTGCTTGCCAGATCGGTGAGAAACTTCCCGATGTTCGTGTTGTTCTTGCTCATGCCCTAAGTATACATGACTTGTCGAAGATGGCAAGAAAAGCAGGGTGGAAAAGCACCTAGATGTTCTCAAAATAATACTTGACTTTTCTCCAGGGTTGCGATATACTTGAGGAGGGGAGGAGGTGTCTGATATAGTTGCGATATGCGCGCGGCATGGCAGAGAGGATCGGGTGTATCACCTGAGGTAAAAAGTGGTTATTTTGACCATCTAGCTTGGTCCGGTCAAGGTTACCACCCTAGGTTGAACCTTCCTCCGGTATAACCCAAACCGGCAGTATCAACCTAGTATGCGACTTGCGTCCACCTAGGGCTTTATGGAAGTGGTGGGAATCGAACCCACGTTACAACATAGTATTCACTAGTTGCCTAAACCTGTCACTCCCTTATTGCCAGAGTTATCAAACCCCGATATATCTGGCTACTCTTTTCGTCGGGGTACCGGAAACCCGGTATGCCGCATAGGAGGTATTTATGTTATCGCGCCCTTTTCCTACGGCCAGTAGGCGCTTTGATCTTTCGCATGGAGAAGTATACCCTAGTTGTTCTAGTTGTCAAGCTGAATTCCACTCACCACAGTTCGTCGATGAGTTCCTGTGTTCGGTCATGTTGAAAGTATACTCTCACTTCTTATCTAGGTGTCAGAAAGTCAAACCTTTTCTCGATATGTCGGAAGCATGCCCGAGAGGCTCGGGTGTATCAGATAAAAAAAGCCCTAACTCCAGAAGCCTATTTCTAAGCTACTCGGGTCAGGGCTCTCAAATTGTGTTGACAGCTAACGTGTAAGAAGTTTCGGGTGTGCTCAGCCCTTATAAGACTTTACACCATAGCGGTTGGTACCACTAGTCGTTATTTCAACACTTCCCGAATTTATGTTAGAGGTAGGAATCGAACCTACTTGCGGCGCACACCGCCCCGCACCATTGTCCTAGTAAGTTTGTGCGAACCTTACTATTCCAATATGTCGCGCTCTAACGAATTTATGGAGTAGCCGAGAATTGAACTCGGGTCCATCTAGACAAACCGCGTTTTTGCGTTGGGCTTTTCGCGGCTGGTATCCAAACCGTATTCTAGATGTCAAAAACCTATCTACCCCTAAAAGAAATGCGGATTTAGCCTAGTTCCGCCTCTAGGTGCTTTGAAGTTATCTCAAGTATACTCCGTGATCGCGACAAGTCCAGCGGATTCGTTCCGGAATTTCATCGTCGCGTTCTGATCCGTCGTGCGCTCGCTGGAGACTTTCCAGAAATTCGACATCGCAACTGAATTTTTCGCGGATACCGGGTAGTTCGTCGAAAAGCATCGAGACCGTAGTCAGCTCATTGTGATCGCCCAGATCCTTTTTAGTATACCCCAAGTGATCCAGTACCGCACCGATCGCACACCGACCGCCATCGGAGCGGAAATACGTGCACCCATCAGGCGAACGGTCTCCCGGAGTGTGTCCAGATTTTCCACCATTCGCATAGTAGCGATAGGCGATGTCCGCGACGTTTTGCGCTGTGAGCTTTTCCATATCTAAGTGTATCACAAACTTCCCCAGAAGTCAAATTTAGCAGTCAAATACTTTCGCGATATGTCGGAGGCAAGCGCGAGTTGTCGCGCTGTACACAAAAAGCCCCAGGGGTCCCTTCTCCCCGAGGCTAGTGGGCAGAATTATCTACCCGATGTTCCTAGTCGAAGTCGCAATCGTCGATCGCATCGGCTTCGTATCCGAAACGCTCTTGTACCTCTGCTTTTGCTAGGTGACGGGCGATGTCTGCATGCGAGATTCCGATTTCGCGAGTCAGGATCTCGTCGACCTTCGCAAGCCATTGCTTGAAGGTCAGGCCGTTATGTGTATCGTTCGTCATAGAAGTATGATACCTCAGACCATCTAGATGTCAAATGGAATCTTACCGTTTTTTCAATTCACGCCAGTAGATCGAAGCCTCATCGCGATAGTATCCACCGCGATTGCCACCGTCCAGTCTATCGAGATCGTCGGCATGGGGGAGAGTTTCGTGGATGTCCACTAGGGCGAAGCGGAGCGAAAGCGTCGACATTTCGGCGGCACGTTTTTCGACCGCATTCCAGTCGATCTGTTTCGTGGCGTTCATGCTGAAGTATATCACAATCTTTTCTAGATGTCGAGAATCTGTTTCATTGCTTCCCGCTTTTCCTTGCGTTTGGCGGACCGAATCTTCTCTTTACGAGACTTCGGACCCGGAAAGCAACAGGCACACCCGTAGTTGTCCGATCCGATCCCGATATATCGCTTCAAGTAGTTCGGGATATGTCGCCCGTAACTGTCGTGGTCGCGAGCGGGATCGTAACCATCGATCCACTCAGCATCTGACCATTCCGGGGGAATCTTGCGTCTGGTTCTGCTCATTTCAGTGAAAGGATATCACAAAACCTGCTAGTAGTCAATTTTAGAAGTCAAATATTCGCCCGATATGTCGCCCGCAAGCCCGAGAGGGCGCGGTGTTCCGCGCGCATCTCTAGATGTCCGGATTATCCGAGTCTCCACTCACCAGCGTCATTCCGCCAGTAGTCTCCACCCGTACATGACGGACCATCGTCGTAGTCGTAGTCGCTGTCTTCGTACGGGTCGTACTCGGGCTCGGGCTCCTGCGAGCAGTCGATTGCCTCCTGTTCGATCTTATCGGCGAACTCGTCAACGATGGTGTCGAGCATCGCCTGGAGAGTCGGCCCGAACCAGCGGGTTGCACTCCAATGTGCGGCGAAATCGTCCCAATTTGAGACGTAGTAGTCGTCGAGGGTCGCGTACGTGGGGCGCCCGCGTTCGGCTCCGTAGCGTTCGGCTCCGTAGTAGGTGAATTCGATTCCGATGCCGTGGAATTCGATGATGTCCATATGACAGTATACCATAAACTTTCTAGATGTCAAACGAAAGGCTATAGGTAATCCCGATATGAGAAGTCAAAGTCTTTTGCTATATGTGGCGGCATGCGCGAGCGGATTGGCTGTGCCAATCTGCGAGCGTACAAAAGGATCGGGGAGAATCGAAGATTCTTTCCGATCCTGAAAAGAAAAGGGGCGACACCGGAGGATTGTGCCGCCCCTAGGGGTTTGGCTCGGGATTTGCTCTAGGTGTCAGTCGTCATCGCCGACCGCGAACGCTCGCGACAGAAACCAAATAGCGCCGAAACATCCGAGAATCCAGCCGACGCTAACGGTAATCATGTACAGACCCATTAGATTACCTCCGATCCGGTTGGAATCCGTCCTGGTAGTTTCCGCAATCGGGACACTGCCAGCTTGTATCGGCAGACCATCGGTGTAACCATCCACCGTTGTAGCATCGGGCAGCGTCGCGCAGAACTCTGTAGGACGTGGCGCCGACCTTCGCCCATGCGACTTGGTCCGAGTCCGCCGGCACGAACGTTCCCGAGAACTCTTGCGCGAGCATAGCGCACGCCACGTAGACGTTTTCGGTGTCGATGATCCGGCAGAGCGTTTCCGTCGTCGGGCGGTACGTGAGGATTCCGAAGATTCCCGGCGCGAGCTTGAAGACGTATCCCTTGTCCATTGCGTTCCCTCCTGTTACTAGCCTTATCGGCTAGGTGCTCCGGAAGCCTGAGCTTTTTAGTCGATTTGTCGCCATCCGCCCGTGGTTTGCCGCACCGTACTAACGGTGTTCCTCGGGTGTTCCACGTCGTGAGCTATCAACGCATCGACGTCGGCTAGCGTATCGGCATAGCCTACGTCGCGTCCCTCCCGAGAGACGTACCACTGTCCACCGTTAGTGTGGCGGACGTCGTACTCTCGGACCTTGATTGTACCGTAGCTTGTCAGTCGCATTCTAGTTGCCTCGGATTGCATCGTATCCCGCTTGGGTCAGAATGTCGTGACCTTCGCATCGAATCGCGAGAATGCCAGCCGCGCGCAAGGTGCGGTATCCCTTGCCCGATCCGGTGTTGACCTTTTTCCCGTGAGCGTAGGTCCAAAAGCTCAGATTGAGACGGTTCGGGTCTGTCATCGCGTGACCGATACCCTGCACCGCTCCGTCTTGTTCGCTGTCGTGAACGCCTTGTCGTCCGATCAAGTCTCGGACCGTGCCATCCTTACAGACGTAGACTACGCGGAACGTCCGACCGCCTAGACCGCGGATGAATTGCCACGTTTCGAGCGCATCGCCGATTAGGACGACATCGCCTGTTAGGACGAACGCGCCTTGTCTGACTGCGTACGCATCGCGCTTCGCGTCGAACGCCTCGGTCAGATTGATTTGTGTTGCCGTTGCCATACTGCCCTTATCGGCTAGGTGTCCGGATTACTTTAGTCCTTTTCCCACTTTCCGCCGAACATGCATGGACAGTAGTCGTTTTTGAGAAACTCGCCCGAATCCGGTGTCACGTAGTGTCCGTCGCGAGTTACGAACACCGGGAAGGTATCTCCCGTCGCCGGTTCCGTTGTCGTGCCGACGAATCGGAGCGGAGCTTGCGACACCAGTCTCTTTTTGGGAATCAGGATCATTCTAGTTGTTCCCGTAGTACCAGAAGATCGTCCAGACAATCAAGCCCGGAATCGAGCCGATGATTGCGCATTTGGCGAACCATACTCCGAAGTCTTCCATGATCTTGTTGCCCATTAGATCGCCCCACCGTTCTCATCGAACCCGATCGCGCTGCGTCCGTTCGCGCGCATTGCGGCGCATTCCTCTCGCTGCAATTCCGATTGACGTTCGATGTCATCGTATGACGTCTCTTCGCGCGCAAGTTGCGCCGCGATTGCGGCGACGAACCGCGAGTTCCTGCGCGCCAGCGCGGCGTCGAGGATCATTTCGGCGTCGAGAATCGAATCGGTCTCGGCGACCATGGTTCCCCGGTTCATTACGCGGAACCCGATTCCCGCTGCGATGATGCGGAATCCGTCCCGTTGGACTAGGACGTTTTCGTGGCGGACGATCTTGCGATTTGCGAAGCGCGACATTTCTAGGTGCTCCTATGCGAAGACAACGAACATCGACACCGCGAAACCGAAAGCGGTTCCGAGGCAGAAGGCGAAGAGCAGGCGACTGTTTGCGGTGCGTTCCATAACCACCTTATCGGACAAGCATAGCCTAAGCTTTAGTCTGCGGTCGAAAAAAGCGGCAGAGCGAAGGACGTGCCAAAGGGGTGGGGTTTTTTCAACTTTCTCGAGCCCCCGTCTCATTCTGAGACCGCGGTGGCATCCTTCAGCAGTTCATTCGCTCCCTACCCACAAAACGAAACACCTAAACTACGCGGCATTTTATAAGAACATAAAAAAATACTTGGACTATTCGCCATTTTCCCCATAATATATAGATATGGACTTAGTGTAGAAATGGAATGGAACAGTAAAACTATGAATATAACAGTATTGAAGGGTACAAAAGAAGCCCTGGCTGATATGAAGGGACAGGCGTTCGTGCCTCTCGCGGGAGAGGGCGTAGTCTTTTTGAAGTTAGTATTTTTGAAACCTGAGACAGTAGAGAGCGGAGATCCTGCTAAGACTGTGGAGGAGGCGGAAGGAGTCATTTTGTGTGGCGATTTAAATGAAATCCGCGAGCAGGTAAGCAAATGGTTTGGCGAATCCGCCACCCAATACTCTGGGAGTTGAGATGAAACTACTTAAAAATATATATATGTTCTTTTCTCGTCTAGTTGCGGCTTGGAAGATTTCATCCAACCCCCTGGTTAGACGTGAATTAAAAGGTACCCTTGCAAGATATGAGCGGAATAAAGAATATGAAGCCCTCGCTGAGGGGTTTCCAAGTTTAGTAGATAGCCTACTTCCTAAGAGTAGACACGAGATGAGGCATGATGATCCTCGCCAACCTCTTCATGTTAAGATCAAAAGTGGAGAGATTATGACTCAAGAAGAGGCCGATCAAATTTTACAGGAGTCAACGCAAGAATTCTGTATACCTAACAGTAAGGATGCCAGAAAGGCATTGACGGAACATAATGAAAAATATTGGAAAACTCTTAGGGATGCAAGCAGAAGGATTCTATAATGGGAACACAATTTAAAGATGGCGAGAAGCCAAAGAACAACGTAACAGTCTCTAGAGGTACGACACCAGCCCGCAACATTAATGCCGATACTGGCAAGGCGGCTGATCGCAGTTTCGCACAGCCTAATCCAGCATTGCCGCCTCGTGAGATAGAGCCGAAGGCGCATGCAGACGTCAAGGATGAAGCAGAGGCTCTTCGTGAAAACTCCACTAAGGGACATAAATATACAAGCGAAGAAGATTACAGTGGCTCAGCCGAAGACTGAGCCATTAGCTAGTGGCCTTGCCTATAATGATGCGCAGGACCTAGTTGAGACAATAGTCAGCATAAAGAAAACTAAGTATAATTTTCCAGGTGTTGACCCAGAAGACCTCGCACAGGATATCCGTGTTATGTGTTGGGAGGCTCTGGAACACAAGTTCGATCCTGATAAACTTGGTAAGTCGGTCTTCCACTTTGTCGCGCGCGTTGTAGATAATGGGCTCTACAATAAATTTCGCGGCGTTTACTTGGATAATAACCCGCCATGCTTACGCTGTGAGCATTACATAAAAGATACAAAGGGTTGTGCGATCGACGAGGTTGGTTGTGATCGCATCGTATCTTACAGAGACAGGATGGCTCGCAAGAGAGCAATAGCGGCACCATTAAGCTATAATTCTTTTCTAGATGATCAGGAGAATTCTGATTTTACGTCTCATGAATCTCTTAGCATCGGGTCCACTACTGGCGTATGCGACTTGGACGACACCCTCCGATCTTCTCTAGATGAATCTTTAGTGCCATATTATGATCAAATGGTTGGCGGCAAAATAGATAGTGTCCCCGTGCACTATAGAAGGATTATACAAAAACAGGTTAGGATGATAATTGAGGAGCAGGGCGATGAGTGATAAACAAATATGGACGGCTATTTGGAAAGCTAATCCACCGCAGACAGAACATCTCTATGGTGGCGTTTCTATCACTAACCAAGATATTTTTGATGCGATTAATAGAGTTATAATGCGTGGCCACGTCGTGGCAGAACTTGCAAAACTTGGTGTTGGTGAACTATATAATATCGGTAGTATTTGTGGAGTGCCAATTTTTATAGATTATAACGGAATATTCCAAGTTGGTGATATCGACGATATAAAACAAAGGATCAAGCCCGAGCCTGAATCTCCGGCAGGATGCGCGCATCGTGAATTTGTGGCGAGAGATACATTCGGAGAGTTTAAATACATTTGTAGGAGTTGTGACGAGAGATTCGTGCGACACCCAAGGCTACCCCAACCTGATAACTCTCTAGATGTTTTTGATATTGCCAATCGATTTCGTGATGGTGTAATTACATTTTCAAACGCTTGCAAGGAGGCGTTGTTGTCTGCGGAGCAATTCAAGCAAGCTATAAAAGATATGTTTCCTCCAGAAAAAATTTATGAGGATGTTTATCGTATTGGTGGCAAATCACAAAGGGTATGTGTTGGAGAAGAGCCCCAGCGTACTAGTGACCCCGAAGATATAGAGAGTATCTTCCCTACTGTGGGTCTAAGTTTCGCATCACTTCAGGATATCTGGATGCAATCCTTCCCAGACGTAGTAGGGGTGACTCAGTCAAATGATATAATGAACGATGTTATTGTAACAAATTTTGAGTTTTGCGATGGAACTATCCAGCGTGTAGAGACTGACCGTAATCGTAATCCGGTTATATAATAATGAATGCAAGACGCAGATGGTCACCGGACGAAAAGAAAGAGGCTGTTCGGCTTTCTAAAGAGGGGTTTACATATAAAGAAATTGCAGAGAGGTTACGCCCCGGCGTAAAGTCTGCGTATCGTAGCATTGGTGAGATTGTTAGAGAGGAGAGGTCAGGGCAAGCTATTCAGCCGACCAGCCCTCAAGCAACTTCTACGCCATTATCTATTCCTGGACGCCCCTCATCTACGATTCAGCTTCCGTCAGAAATGTCAGGGTCTCTTACTGCGCATGAGTTGATGCATATGATGGATGATGACCAGAAGAGACTCTTCATAAACACATACAAAGATTTGCGGGGTGACGCCGACGAAGAGTCCCTTACAAAGGCCGAAAATGAGATGCTTATTCGTTGCTCTTATAGCAACGTTAAGTACTTAAGGGCGCAGGCTCTTTTGAGTACTGCTGAAAATTATCTGATGATGGAGATGGAGGGGCATCTTACTGATTCGGATACGGATAAAGCCAAGAAGCGCTTTGCGGGGGGTCGCGAGAGTTACAAAAAAGAAGTGGAGCAGTGGCACAAAGAATATATGGAACTCCTAAATGACCTCAAGCTAACTCGTAAGCAGCGCCTAGACAAAATTAAAGATACTCGTAATACATTCCTAGACTTGCAACTTCAGTTAACTGAAAAAGCACGACGCGAGTCTATCGTGGATGACGTTAAGCGAATTAATAGGGCCACCGACGAAGAACTTCGCCGGATGGCTGCCGGAGAGGTAGGTCCAGATGGGCAGCGCCACCCTTGGCTCGTGGGGGCATTTGATGAATACCTAGAGGCTCCGCTGAACGCGAAGCCTCCACAATTAGAACAAACAGGAGATGATGATGTTCAAGAATCTAATTAATTGGTTTAGGCTTCGTTGGAATCGCAAGGAGATAGATAGGAGGAACGCTATTCTAGTTGACCTCCTACTTGAAAAAAGATCTAAGCCAATCAAGATACATAAGGACCCCAATAAGAAATACCCAAAACGAAAATCATATAAAGAAGCGCGCAAGGTGTTGGAGGAGATGACTGGTTGTCATACAGACGCAGAGTCTGGTTATAATTACCTATCGCGAGCATGGGATTCGCGTGAAGGTCCATCCTTCTTTCACAAGAGGGTGTTCTTTGATGGAGAGCTTGTTAGTGAAGAAGTAGTAAGAACTAAGACGGAACGATCATGAATACACCACACAAATGCCCGATATGCGAGGGTCGTGGCGAGTTAGGTAAGAAGCTCGCACAAGTTGGCTCTGTAGTTGTATCTCAGAAGCCTTTTAGAGTAAGATGCCATGGCTGTTTTGGCGCGGGGATCATATGGGGCTGGAATATTGACTATGCTCCGCCTATACCTATTACACCCACTCCATGGGTTACAAATCCCGAGCCGCGCACTACATGGAACAAAAACCTCATTAACTTTCTAGATGTTTCTGACTAATGGCTCGATTCAGATAAAACAGATGATTCTAGATGGACTAGACAATCATACTATCGCAGATCAATTTAATGTTGATCATAGTAATATTAGTAAAATTCGACAACAAAAAACATGGAGGCATATTGATGTCAAGAGCAAAATCATCGCTCCCTGTCAAGCCAACACTCATTATTGACACTCGTGAAAAGAAGCCTCTATTTGAGGAAAATCCTAATGGAGATAAAGATATAAAAGCATACATTAGGGAAAAAGTTGATGCCGGTGACTATACCATACGAGAAATTCCAGATCTTGTAGTGGTAGAAAAAAAAAAGCGGAGGTAAGGAACTTTACAGTAATGTAATTCTCAAAAGAGAAGTATTTATGCGAAGTGTTGCAAAAATGCGCACGTTCGAATATAGATATGTTGTTATCGAGCAGACTTATGCCGAGTTTCTTGATCCGCGCAATTGGACGTTTATTGGCAGGACTAATAAGAGGTTGCAGTGTATCGCGGCGGTGGAGAGTTGGCTGATATCGCTATCCCAAACAGACAAGCTCCAGTTTATATTTGCGGGACAGAAACATGCCCCGCGTATCACTAAGAAGATTTTGCTTAAAACATATGAGTGGCGCCGCAAGAGACTAATGCGTCAGCAAAAGGAGTTAGAAGATGAAACTTGATTTAGAATGGTTCGAGGGTCTAACGGATAAAGAGTTGACTGATATTGGTGTATTAGAAGCCATGCGGGCTGAGTCAGGTCTTTCTGATCAACAACGTGACTTACTAGTTGCTCTGACAAACCGTATTGCAAAGTATAATCCTGAAATTGAACGGGTCGAGAAATAGCCAGGGGATCATAATGTTTGACGAAATAGAACTAAAAGAAGTAAAGCAGTATAATCTTTATTTTTTATTGGGTGAGAATACCTACTTTCTTCCTGTATGGGGAACGGATCCAGATCAGATAGTCTGTGACATGAAGCTATTTCATGGTAATAAGATTAAAATTTTAAAATGTATAGAGGTCAAGGATGGAGAATGAGTCTTCTACTGGTGACTGGCTGCGCGACTTGGCGCACTTAGTGGACAAAAAGGATAAGCTTATTCGCAAACAGCAGGAGTATATCACCCAACTAACACAACATCGTCTAGTTGTCGGTTGGATGCACCCTCAAACAAAAAGAATAATATCAGATTCAATAAAGATGATAGCGAAACAACAGGCCGCACATCATTTGAATGATCCAGAGAAAATCCATCTAGATGACTTAGATAAATTACAACATACAGTGCCGTTATTTGCGGAGATAGATCCGAATGAGAGAGGGTGGAGGGAACAGTGCGATGCACAGCAATAGAGTTTATGAATGCAATGGGTGCGGTAGCGAAGTTTCTATTCTAGATGTCGTCTGGCTACCAGAAGATTTTGGAAGACCATACTGTTCACAAGAGTGCCAAGACTTATTGATGAGCAACATAAAGGCTAAGATTTTATCGTTATTGGACGCCCAACCAGGATTAGATTCGGAAGAAATGGCCGATATCCTTGACTTATGCATACTTGATACATCTGATGCTGCACATATATTACTAAAGGATGGGGTTATCGGCTATGAGTAAACCTAGTACGCAGAAAGTTAAGAATTTCAGGCGCAAGATCTTTGATCTTACCGAGCAGGAGTTAGAGATTCGCGCCCAAATGAAGCGCCTTTATGACCAGTTTTGCTTGGATGCACAAGATGATGAATTAGCTCTTCGCCATGTTCGTCAGGCTTATTACCAAATTCAAAAGTATCGGATTCAAAAGCGCTTATCGGAGATTATGGAGTTTCATCCATTCTTTGGGGCGAATCCACTAAGCGGCGCGTTTGGGGATGATGAAGAGGAAGAGGATGGTATCTTCTAGTTGCCTCCTTCATATTAATTAGGAATTAGCAATGTCTGTCCAAACTAAAATAATTACTGACGAAACTAAAATTCGTGACAGTCTCTATATACACGACCAAAAAGAATATCCGTATATAGTTAATCGTGTGTCCGATATTAGTCTGACTAAATTTGTTGAGCTTGTATTTCGGAATAAGTTCGGCGATCCACTTCGATTATTACCTTTCCAAAGTGTGATGCTTCAGATGATGTGGGCAAAGAAGTTTCCTATGGTGTTAGCTTGTCGTGGGGCTGGCAAAACATATATGCTTGCGGTTTATTGTATTTTGAAATGCCTTCTTGTTCCAGGGACAAAGGTAGTGATCGTCTCTGGTGGTTTTCGTCAGGCTAAGTTTACTTTTCAGTATATTGATGAGATTATTAAGAGTAGTCCAATTATTGAGGAGACGATCCGCAAGTTTCATCCAGGTAATAGTTTTGGTGTTAAATTTGCTACTGATAAGGTTTATTTGAAGGTTGGGCATAATACTGAGATCACCGGAATTCCCGTAGGAGATGGCTCTAAGGTCCGAGGAATGCGTGCATGCGTAGAGCCAACAACTATAGTAGAAACTAATAATGGCTTGCGTAGAATTAAAGACATAGTCGATAATCCTGAAGATATAACACTTCATTATGGTAATGGTAAGTTTGCTGCACCTAGTAAATTCGTTAAGACATGTCCTATCGATGCGTATAAAATAACAACAGAATGTGGATATGAGGTTGTATGTTCTGATATTCATCGTTTGTGGACAACTAAGGGGTGGAAGGATGCTGTTAAGCTACAACCAAGTAAGGATTTTTTGCCACTAGAGTTGGGCGGTAAGTTTAATAGTGAAGAAAAACTTGGAGTAGATCTAGCTTGGTTGCTTGGGGCTGTAATTTCTGAAGGATGTTGCTCTAATAAGTATAGAATTTCTGTTAAGAATGCTGTAGGAGAATTCTGTGATAGAGTTGAGCAAATTGCAATAGATAAATTTGGCAAAGCTAGTAGGTATTATTGTCCGCCACGAGAAGACCCTAGGGGGTGGACAAGCAAACCGTCGTATGAAATTCATTTTGGTAATCTGAAACAACGTCAATGGCTAGAGAGTGAAATCGGCCTAGGTTATTCTACTGCACGATTTAAAAAGATTCCTGCTGCGATTTTGAATGGTTCAAGAGATGAGGTTATTTCATTCCTAACTGGATTATTTGATGGAGATGGGACTGCCTATCTATATAAGGATAAGACTAGAGAAAACAATTTAGGAATTTCTTATTACACCGCTAGTGAGCAACTAGGAAAGGATGTTCAGGTTCTATTACTAAAGCTAGGTATTATGTGTAGTAGGACGAGTAGGTCAAGTAAGTTAAGTGATCATCCGCAATACATGCTACGTATTAACGGTGTGCAGATGATGAAGTTTATTAATACCATTCGACCAAGTCGTTTTGTTGAGGTATACAAAAAGGCAGATTTAGATATTAGGTTTTGTAAAGAAAAAACAGAAAAGGTTATAAGGAGTGTTGAAAAGCTAGATGGCAAGCATATTCTTTATGATTTTGAAATTCCAGAGTCACATTCTTTTATCGGGAATGGTATAAAGAATCATAATACTACTCTGGTTTGTGATGAAGTTGCGTCTATTGATGATCAGGTATTCGACACAGCAATTGGTCCGTTCCTTTCTGTTAAGGCTGACCCCTCAGAAGCTGTCATTGTCCAAGAGTTTATAGCGCGTTTACGCAAGCTTGGTGCGAACGAAGAGATTATAGGCAAGATCGAAGAAGAGCGCCGAGGTGGAGGTAACCAACTAGTATTATCAGGAACTGCGACCTATCAGTTTAGTCACTTCTTTCGTCGTTACGAGGCTTATAATATTTTTGCTAAGTCTAATGGGAATCCCCAGGTCATCAAAGAGGGGTTACGTCGCCAGAGTCGTGACGGCACTATAAGTGTTACGGATGAGATGCTGGAGCGTTGGAAAAAGATTTGGCACGAGTATGCCGTATTTAGTTTACCATATCACGCAATGCCCGAGGGGTTCTTAGATAGTGATATCGTAGCAAACCATAAGGCAATTATGGATCCAGTTATTTTTGGACATGAATATGAATGTAAATTTAGCAAAGACACTAATGGATTTTTCCCACGTTCTATTATTGATGCAGCCTCTCCAGGTAAAGGAAACCCTGAGGAATTTCATTATGAACTGTTTGGCGAACCGGGGTTTCAGTATGTTATGGGACTCGACCCTGCTCGTTGGAATGACAATTTCGGCTTAGTCATCCTTAAGCTTGTGGGTACAACAGCCCAAGTGGTTTATTGTGATAGTTGGAATAAGTCTAAATGGGAAGTGAGTATTGATCGTATTAAGGATGCATTAGCTAGGTTCCCCAACATTACTTATATAGCTTGCGATAAAGGTGGTGGCGGCGACACCGTTCAAGAAATGTTAGCCAGCGCCAAATACTTAAGGGAGGGCGAGCAGCCGATTATTGAAATTGAGCCAAGCGATGATTATAAGGCAATCCCAAATGCTCGCCGCATCCTTGAAATGGTCAACTTCCATACCTGGGCTGTTCCAGCAAATCATAATTTAAAGCGTGACTTTATTATGAAAAATGTCATATTTCCTGGACGTCTCGACGATGATATTGTGATGGAAAAGCATGCAAAAAGACTATTAGACGTGCCCGAATTTGATTATGAGGATAATGAACATATCGCGTGTGTCGAGCATATTAACAACCTTCTCTATGGTACGGAAAATGATGATGGAGATCCTATTACTTTAGGTGCCTATAAAGAAATGCAAGAGCTTACTAATGAATTATGCACGATTGTCCAGACGGTAACAGAGAAGGGTACAGAAGGTTTTGGATTACAGAAATTGAGTGATCAGCCTGATGGGCTAGATGTCCGTCGTCGAGATCGTTATAGTGCCTTACTACTTGCCGCACATGCAGCCAGAGTTATTAAGGGACACGGACATGAGAAATCTTGGGGTAAAGCCTACGGTGGGACACCACAAGATATTTTGAAGAATGCCCCGCGTCGAGGGATGGGGTACACCCCCATGAATCGAAAGGGAGGAGTTATTTATTGATGAATGCAGACAGCGAGCCAAATTATCCATACATTCTTGAGTGTTATTTGTTGTGCGCGAGAAATAAGTTGCCGCCACATCCGGAGAGTGAGCCGGTTAAAAGAGCCATCATCTACTCAAGAGAACAATCAGATCGCCTAAAAAGAGAATGGGATGAGCGTTATCCTGATGGATGGAAGGTAGAACGTCCCATCAATTAGTGTATTATAGGTTGAGATACATATAATTGAGGATTAGATATGCCAAAACACGAACCAGGGGATGTTAGATCAAAAGGGGTGAGCCAGGATCCGGCTGAGGCTTATGGCCCTCCAGCCGTAGAGCCTCTCGCTAATTTTACAGATAAAAAGGATATCTATCGTAAAGCCTATGCAGATACTGATCGCAGGGTTGTGGTAACACAGACTCAATCTAACCAAGCCAAGGCTGGTTTTGGATTTTATGGTGATGGGTATGGCGGAGATCTTTTTGCTCCACCGATTGAGTTCGCCGGAGGATTTGGTGGGCTAGGTGGAAATCAGGGGTTATTTAGTCCATCGGACCCACATAGTAATCCAGCCCGTTATGGTTCGTTTGGGGGATTTGGAGGGCATGGTAAAGAAGGGTGGACCTATGGTCGTGGTGGAAGCAACAACATAGATCACCAACGTATCGCTCAATGTATCTTGCTTTACAAGACCGAGGGCATAGTTCAGACTATTGTTCATTTACTAGCTGACTTTTCGGTAGAGAGTATTGACCTCGTCCACGAAGATGAAACCGTTCATAATTTTTATCAAGCCTGGATGACTAAGGTTAAGTTGAAGGATCGCCTGCATCGTTTTGTGGTAGATCTTCTTCATACTGGAAATGTTTTTATCTGGACCAAGGAAGCTAAATTAAAGCAGTCAGAAAAGACCGCGATGAAGCGTGGTCAGGCATCGCAACTTATTGGCAACGAACTTGTCCTACAACTAGAAGATAAAGGTGGTAGAAAGCTTCGCGACAAGACAATATCTGTTGAACTAGTAGGTGATCAATTTACTAAGTTCAAAGAGTTGAGCCAGGCATGTCGTAAAAATGCAACGGCAGGTCAAGTTAGCGAGGTAATGCTTGGTAAGGCTGGGACACGAAACAACCCAGATGATAGCCAAAAGGATAACAGTAATACTACGGTTATTCCATGGGAATACACCTCCCTTAACCCACTTCAGATGGAGCCTCGTGGATCACGTTTTGCTAATGAACACTATTGGGTAATGATGCTCAGTGGTCGCGATATGAAGCCACTATCACGCTTTATGTCCTATCGTTATTACAGCGACATCAGCACTACAAAGGTTAATGTTCCAGAGATTTTTAAGGGTAACTTACAGCCTGCACGTCAAGGGTCCCCGTATGCAGCAGAGCTAAAATTAGACCCCTCACGACTATCCGTAATCCAGGATATCACAAAAGCCGATTATGAAGATTGGGCAACCCCACAGATCTATCCTGCGAATAAAGAGGTGATGTTCAAGCGCTTGATGCGCCAAGCAGAGATTTCTGCCGTTGAGACAATGAAGCATGCCATCACCTTAATTAAGCTAGGCGATGTTAAGGAAGGATTTATTCCTGATCCAGAACAACTAGAGCGTGTTGCCGCAGCTTTGGCTGGCGGATCTCAGGCTCACCACCTTGTTTGGGATGACCTTATCGAAGGTCAGATGCTACAGCCCAACCTAGGAAACATCTTTGATCCCAAGAAGTATGAGCAGGTCGACAAGGATATTTATTCTGCTCTAGGTGTATCTGAGACGGTTATGAATGGTAAGGGTAGCTACGCTAACTCGTTCATGTCTATCAAGCTTCTTCTTGAAAAACTCGAGACCATTCGTTGCAAGCTTGAAGACTGGTTGCGAGTTGAGATTAAGAAGATCTCCGATGCAATGAAGTTCAGGCGTTTGCCATCAATCCAGTGGGGACTTATGAACCTACGTGATGAGAATGCTGAGCGCAAACTCTTGATGGACTTATATGATCGTGGCATTCTCTCTGACGAGTCACTACTTGAACGTTTCGATGCTGACTTTATTGTTGAGCTTAAACGTCAGCGATTTGAGAAGGGTATCAAGGAAGAAGATAATAAGGATATCCGTAAGGACGATGATAAGTTCCGATCGCCTGTTATGGTATCACAAGGACCATTTAAGCGAGGTATCCTTGAGCCACCTAAACCTAAGCCTGCTGGCGTTGCGGGGCGTCCGGCTAAAACTGGCAAGCCTCAAACCAAGAAGCGTAATACTAAGCCGAAAGGGATGGGCGCGATTAAAAAGTTCCAGGAATATCGTGCATTTGCGGAAGACGCAGCCAAAACAGTAAGTGATATAGCTACTTCTCTAGCTGTAAAAGCTCAAGAGATCCGCGACTCTCGATCACTTACCAAGGCACAGAAACAAGAACTCGACCAAGTTATCATTTATGGTCTAGCTGCTCTGGATCCCACAATTGAATTAACAGAAGATTTAGTGTATGATTTACTGAGGGGTGATGATTCTGTTTTCGCAACTGAGAAGTGCAAGAAGATTGTCGCACTTTATAGAGCTGAGGCGACCGAGGCTAATACCAAAGAGGAGCGCCTAGATTTAATGTGTAATTCATTTGCTGCGATCAATGCCGATCTTTTGGAGGATAGTGATGAAACTAGCTAGTATTTTGGGCAAAGCCAAAGAGTATATTGGTATCGCAATTAAGTTTCTTGGAAAGCTTCTGGGTGTTGTAAAGGGTGCAGAAGACTCGCTTGAGAAAGACGAGGATAAGTGATGCCGATAGATATCAATAAGTCAAGGTCGGCTATAGACTTAGCGGCACAAGACAGAGTTTCTATTCTAGGTGCTGAATTAACTCAATCCAAAACAGAGCAACCGCCGATCATGATAATGAGCGATGGTACGCCAGAGGGAACTATGCTTTTAGTCCACGGACAACCAGTATCTTTTAAGTGTGTTGAGATGTGGTGTTCTAATGATCCAGATTATTCACACTGTAATATCAGTATAACTATTAAAGAGGCTGGATCAGACGGCATAGAGATCGAGAAAACTTTGCGTCTCCGTAAGGACGTCGATAAATACTAGGGGATAAAAGATGGCAATTTCAAGTAATCCAGGCCCATTTGATGGTCAAACGAATCCGGATCTAAATAGAATCCGCCGAATTACGTTTTGTGTTGGTAGCGTAAAGACTGCTGCTCATGTCGTTCTTCCAACTGGCTCGAAGGGGCGTTATGATAAGGTTCGCAATGATTCTAGCGATCCTAATAACATAAGTGTTCCAGAACGCAATACTTATATCACTGAAGAGTCGTGATTTTTTAGAGGATTAAGGTAATTCACTTATAAAGTCTATACTCTTAGTGTATAAACATACGTATGGGAAATAAGACACCAAAATTGCGAGCATTGGCTTTTCGAGAGGTAAAGCTGGCACGACCTTCTAAAGTTAATCACAAGAAGGCGTCCGCTGCACTATCCACGCTCTCGCGAACACTAGAGACAAGTGTTGATGAGCTACAAGGTCAGGCTGATTTATTGCACGTTGAGGCGGTCTTAGTAAGTGAAGGGCTTAACGATAATGACGATGGATTTCTGCGCGACGAATTAAAACGCGCTATTTCTACTCCGATTTTGAAGCCAATTAATTGGCAGCATAGAGACGAAAAAATCCTTGGTGCTATGTATGCCGTGGAAGCTCGTGATCTAGATGGTAATGCCCTAACTGCTGACGAGATTAATGATCAGCCCATAGAATTAGTTATTCAAGGTGTTGTTTGGCATCACCTACCACATATTAAAAGTACAGCGGAAGAGATCGTCTCTCGCATTGAGAAGGGCGATCTTTTCGTATCAATGGAATGTTGGTTTGACGACTACGATTATGGGTTTTACACCCAATCTGGAGAGTTGTTTGACCGCATTGCCCGCAAGCCAGAAACCGCTTTCCTGGAGCGACACCTTAGAGCTAATGGTGGTACTGGCAAATATAGCGGTATGCGTATCGGTAGAGCACTATCTGGAGTCAGCTTTGGCGGTGTAGCCTTTGTTGATCGTCCAGCAAATAAGCGCTCATTAATTCTCAATCATTTTGCTTTTGACCCGCTTGCCGAAGTGGAGTTAGTCGAAGCAAAAAGTGATGGCTTGGGTCAGGATCAAGTCGTTACACAAACAACGTTGTTTAGTAATGAATCAACCACGGAGGTTAACATGAACGATCTAAACCGCGCTGCCGCGAGCAAGGATGATATCGCTCAGGGAGTTGCTGAAGCACTAGAGGCGCGTGATCGCGCTGAAGCTGCAAAGCGCACTGAGGCAGATCTACAATCCGCACAAGCCCGTAAGGTAGCCCTAGAGAATGAGCTTGCTGAAGCTAAGAGTGCTCTAGAACAGATTCGTGCAGCCGTTGACACAGCCTATGCAGGTGCAACCCAAGACACCCCAGAAGAGATCGCACGTATCGATCGCGCTCTAGATGTCAAGGATGGTGCCGGTGATGCAGTTTGGGCGGCTAAGATCGCTTGGATTGCGGATAGTCGCAAGGCAGTGGCCAATGCACTTGTCGAGAACAAGGATGTTGAGGCAGACACGAATTTGATTGAAGAGAACACTGCCCTTAAAGCAGAGCTGAATTCAATTAAGCAGGATCTTCGCACGCGCGAAATTGAGTATCTCTTTGCTGAGTTGCTCGGTCTCGAAGACGACGAGGTCGACAAGTTTGTTAAGGCTGGCCTAGCCAAAGCCACTGACGAACTTTATAATGAGTGGCTAGACGAGAAGAAGCTTTTTGCAAAGAAAATGCTTGAACTCAAGAACAAGAAGGACAAAGATAAGAAAGAAGAGTCTAAGGCAGCAGAAGATGCTGAGGCTGGACTACTTTCGCCTTCTGATCGCGAGACTTCGATCGATGATCGCGGTGCGGTTCTCCGCCCACGTAATGGTCGCGCTCCCGCTGACATGCCTCGCGTTCCACGCTCACGCCTAGCGGCTAGTGCGGACCTCGAAGCATTGTTCGAAGAGGTCAATGAGCCGAACCTTGCTGGCGCAAGCGCTGACGAGGGAAGTAATGGCGAGTCGCCAATGGGTCAGCTAGTGGCCAGCCTTCTCGACAACAAGAAAGGCAAGGAGGACTAATTATGTCATTGAAAAGTGGAGGCTTAAGCCACCGTCACGAAACCACGATGCAGTTTATCCTAGATCGCGCGGCAGAGCCGGGCACTCTAGTTGTAGCATCTGGTGTCGCTGGTAAGGTGGATGTTGTAGGAGCCGTGCAGATTGCTGCTGGTGATGGATCTGGTATCTATCCGATGGGCGTCCTACTCAATACTCGTGAAGAGTTCAACTATGCTAAAGAACTTGAGCGTTCTCAGTACGACACTGCCGACATTGGCACTGTTGTAACGTTACTTCGCCGTGGTGAGCTACAGACAGATTTGGTCGTAGCGAACGGTGGTGTAGCGATTGCTGCGGGTCAGCCAGCTTACCTAGCACCTAATGGAAACATTGGTAATGGTAACTTGACGCCATCCGGAGCACTAAGTGATCACACTCGTGTTGGTCAGTTTATGAGCGCTGTTGATTCCGATGGCTTCGCAAAAGTTCGAATCGAACTACAATAATCAACGGAGGTAAAAAGTTATGTATGAGAAGCAAGATGAGCAGATGCTAACGCTTCTACGTGCGATGGCCTCCCGCGATCAGGGCATGTCAGAGGCTGCACGAAAGTCGTTCGCACAGGAATTAGTTGCACCCCTACGTCGAGGCATCTTTGATGCTGACAACTTGGGTGATATCTATACTCCACAGGTCATTCCTTACGGAGCAACGGCTAGTTATCCGCTAGACTTTGTTCGTCCGGGTGATGAGGACACTTACACAGCTTATACTCTAGCTGAGCAGGGTCGTCTGCCAGAACGTCGAGTAGAAGCAAGTGAGATCAACGTTCCTACCTTCAAGATTGGTAACTCAATTGATTGGGATATCAAATTTATGAAGGAAGCACGTTGGGACGTAGTCAAGCGCGCACTACAGGTATTTGAGGCTGGTTTTGTTCGCAAGATCAACTCTGATGGCTGGCGCACTATCCTCGCCGCAGCAGCGGACCGTGGTCTGGTCGTAGGAGCAAGTGGCACTGCGGTATTTACAGGATCTGTCAATACCCTAACCACGTCGCCAAATCCTGGTGAATTCACCAAGGAACTAGTAAGCCGTATGCACACAGCGATGACTCGTGGTGCTGGTGGTAACGGAAACGCAGGGCGTCTAACCGACCTCTACGTTTCTCTAGAAGCAATGGAGCACGTCCGAGCATGGGACGCAAGCCGTGTCGATGAGTTTACTCGTCGCGAGATCTTTACAAGCTCTGAAAAGGGTCTTGCAGAAATCTACGGTGTCATCATGCACGCAATGACCGAGTTTGGTCAGGACCAAGAATACGATGCCTTCCTAGAGACTGTTCTCAGTCTAACTAAGCCAAACAACACCGAACAGTTCTGTGTTGGTCTTGACCTTAGTGAAGCAGACGATTCCTTTGTCATGCCAATCAAGGAAGAGCTTGAGGTATACGATGACGATGCACTCACCAGATACCAGCGCATGGGTATCTTTGGCTGGATGCGTCATGGTTTCGCATGTCTTGACAACCGCCGGGTGCTCTTGGGGGCCTTCTAGGATTTATATCCTAAGTCGGTAGCTTATATGAAGTTAGGGGCTGGCCAGGCCAGCCCTTTTCTTTTAGCCTGTCTATGCCAATTAGAGAGCACGATTATTACTTCTAGACACATAATATTAGTATGAGTAAACAAGAAATAATATCGGACATTAAAGGTGTTTTTAGTCAGCATGGTAAAATTACTCGAAAGCTATATGATGAAGCTGATACTAAATATAGTCGCTTCATAGTGAATAAAGAGTTTGGTAGTTGGAATAATGCTGTGGTAGAGGCAGGGTTACCTACATCTAGAAAAAATTATACAGATGAGGAGGTAATACAAGCCATTAGAGACTTCTATGATAAAACTGGTAGCAATAATTCAGACTTATTTAGGGTAGAGGGAGGGGTAAAGCTTACGGCAGTAGAAAGGCATTTCGGTAGTTGGGTTAAGGGACTTCAAATTGCTGGGATTAAGCCAAATAGGGTATATGGCTCAACAAAAAAGGAATTAGTTGAAGCTCTAATAAGTGCATCGAAGGAGTGTGACGGAATACTAACTATTGAAAAATATAAACAGGCGAATACATTGTATAGTGCTGAAACAATACGTAGAAAATTCGGTAGTTGGCCAAATGCATTGAGGGAGGCGGGGCTTGAGGTATCACGATCTGGCGTTAAGAAAACAGACAATGAGTTACTAGGTCGTTTAAAACACGAGGAGTTATCTTCTAATCAGAATATTAATAATTCGTGTTATTATAAGCGTTTCCCAAACAAGAGCTGGAAGGAAATACTTGAGTTGGCTAATATCGATGTCGATAAAAGGCAACTAGGTAATGATAATACATTTTATGACTCCATAGAAGAGAAGCGATTGGCTGATTTGTTGTACCAGAATTTTATTGATTACGAACCGCATAAGAGGGTTTGTGAAGATCGTAAATGGACTTGTGACTTTTACTTACCAAATCAAGATCTATGGGTCGAGTATGACGGTCTTGGTGAGTCGCGCAAGCGGCCAGATAAGTTTGCCGAGAAAATTCAATACTATAAAGACAATCAATTCAACTACATAATATTGACCAGCAAGGATGATGTATTGGATAAGCTTTGCTTACGAATAAAGCATAACTATAGATTTGAGGTTAGGGAAATAAATAAGGTTATAGCAGACGATTTTCTGCGTCGCGTACATTATCTCAAGTCGGCGTCTGGACGTGACAAGCATCGTCTTGGGTTTTACTATAACGATATACTTTGTGGTGTCGTGACATTTGGCGGTGTCGCCAATCCTCATGAAAAGTCGGTTTGTCTCAATCGTTGCGCTATTTTTGACAGAGTTAGATTGCCGCACCCATACAATAATACGACCTCATGGATGGTTGCCAGGTCCTTAAGATGGTTAAAGAAGACAGGTTATCGCGGTAAGGTAGTAAGTTGGCACGACCCTCGCCATCATGGCGGCACCCTCTATAAAGCCTGTAATTTTATTCTAGTTGATAATAAAATGAGGTCCGATTATATCTATATCGATCAAGAGGGTAACGAATATCACAAAAGTAAGTGTAGAGTTCCTGCTGGCCAGTCTGAGTCAAATTATGCGAATTCTCTGGGTCTTATTAAGGTTATAGTTCCACCAAAGCAGAGGTGGGAATTTATTATTCGATAATTAGTGTATTATTTAGTAACCAGTTTATCAAGGAGGCTCGATGTCACAAGACGGAAAAATTCTAACAGTTGGTACCGCCGCGACAGAGCTAGATATCTATGTAACGGCTGGCCAAAATGGCGCATCATTAGATCCGACTGATATTAGATTTAGGATTTTTGATCCCGCCGGAATAGAGGCAGTAACAGAAACTGTTGGGACCAAGATTGATGTTGGTGTATATACTGCATCTGGAGCGATCATCCCCGCTGGATATCAACTAGGCGAGAATTGGAGTATCGTTTGGGATATAACCACCACGTCAACGAGTGGGCAGTCGACCGAATTATTCTGTGTAGCTGACGCAACATTAGCCACATCATTTCAGAGTCCAGCAGACAATAATGTTGAGAGTTTATTTGACAGGGTTCGCATCGATGTTGGGGATCCCGATGGTCTTATTTTTGTAGATGGTCTTATGCGCCGTACACTCAAAAAAGCTATCAGTCGAGTAAATCGTCGTCTAGCATTAGTGAGACTATCTGAACAAAGCTATTATATTTGGCTTATCGCATTTAACTCAAGAGCCTCTACCCCCGTTTTAACTCTTAATTTAGAAAATGGAACTATCGACCCAAGCACTGATCCATATGCAGATATATTAGTGCTACAAATGGAAGAGATTCTATTAACCGGAGAGTCAACTGCTCTCGCTAGATTAAATCAAGTTACCGCCGGTTCGTTTGGTAGCGGGCTTGTTGGCATTGCTAGCGACGGAGTGTCTTCAACCAACGCAGATGGTGTTAGCATCTCTAAGGCTGTTGGTCGCCTTAGTCATCGTGCAGATATGACCAAATTCAATCTTACGGCTATCCGTGAGGAATTGAGTAAAGCAATCTCCGATCTTCGCTGGAGGCTTGCCGGGGCATCCGGACGCGATGTTACTATACCTCGTTATGGCGGCTATGGCAATAACACAGGTGGCTACGGAATTTGCTAGATGCTCGTACATTTTTCATATCCATATGGCTCAACGATTATTGATGGGAAAAGGATCTATGGCTATCTTGAGCGTTATGATCCAGTTAAGGTTCCTTGGGAGACATATAAGGCTTATAGAGGCACATTAATTCAGGTTCCATATTCTAAGCGCACGCTAGAGAAGATGTTTCCTGGACGCGAGTTTCCAAATATCACTTTTACGTTTTCCCAGATTCGTTCGCTATCCTGGGATCAAATGTGTGACTTATGTAAGGCATTCGGTTTTACATCTAGAAGATCAAATGAGTCACGTCGTAGAAAGTTACGCAAGTTTATTAAGTACAACTGTTAGGTTAGTCAATGGCAATCGGACCAGAACAACAAATCTTTGATACAAGAGTTCAGTTCACAAACCCGTTCCAGGTCGAGCGTGGGGGTATCCTGTCATTAGCTACCCTTAGCGGCATCCAATATGCGGTCTATGAGCCTAATCCAGATAGTAATACCGTTCCTCTTGGTATGCAGCAACACGATCAAGAAGAGGTCGATTTATCTCGCGCAGTAGTCCCATGGAATACGCATAGGGCCTATCCACCATTTACATCCTACCCATACATCATTCTAGGTGTGGTTGTTACAAACGCGATACATCCTCATGTTGATCCAAACGCAATCCGCCCCGGCGCGCCAGCATATCTTGCCCCCTCCGGCTTAATCACAGCAAATACGACATGGAGTAGCAAGAGAATAGGGACATTTGACAGTTCTCTAAATGATCCGACTATTAAGGTTCCTGGGGCACAAGGGGCGACATCATCTATGAGGGTAGGCGGTGTAGAATATATCGTCAATCCAGAACCAGTTATAATTCCGACGGCGGGTTGGTGTAGAATTAGACTTAATATTAGATAAGGGGGCCACGATGGTAGAAAAGAGAGATATTAATCCACTTGGTACACCTTCTGATGATGGTTCGTTTTCTGAAATTCAAAACGAGTTTGAGGATTGCTATCACGGTATTTTTGATAGCGCTTTCTTCGCACTAGGGCGAAATATCGTTTTACACCTAACTCCAGAAAAGACGATTGACTCATCAGGGTTACAAGCAAGTACGCCGGCGCTTCGTTACAATCCATTTGATCGTCGTGGTGGGCGTATGGCTCCGAATCAGATCTCTACCACTAGAACGCCAGCAGTAAAGCTTGTGCATCGTGACGCGACATACGTAGCACAGATTAAGCATGGCCCGAGGGATTCCGACGACAAGGGCGGTATCGAATTACTCAAGGATGAGGTCGCCACAACATTAGTTCTAGAAGCTCGTCCGCACGTAGAAGAATGTCAATCTGCGACTATTGATGGTTCACGCTATGTACTTGAGTCAATCCGACCAATTGGTTTCCGCGACGTGAGATATATAATTTGCAAATGGAAGGCAATTAACGAAGTTCAAAATGGCTAAGAATAAGGTTGAAATCTCCCTCCATGATGAGATGCAGAGCGTGGGACGGTCACTTAGGCGCGTCACTGCTGCTGCGTTTCAGGGTGCGCCTGGTGTAGCGCCAACTATTAAAGGCAAGCGCAAATCCGCACAGTTCACATTTAAGGTAGATGCGAACGATAAGGGTAGTATCAAAAGTCAGGCACGACGACTTGTTCTTCGTAAGATATTTTCAGAACGAGCAGCCGAGCTGGAGCGTCACCTAAAGATAGCTATGGAATCTGTGATAGCGGGCTTGGTGGGTGCCGGAAATCCAAGCGTTAGAGTCCTTGGTCGTAGTTTAGGACAAGCTAAGCCGGGAACTCCACTGGATCAAGAGGGGTTCGCAAAATTTATTAAGAGCAAGGCTGGCGCTGGAGAGATTGGTTTGCCTGATCCTAGTGAGTCGATTCGTAATCTTAAGGCAGCCCTACTACAATCAATTACTGTAGATGTTATCATTCGTAAGGATGGTCCACAGATAAGATTCAATTTTGATCAGACTAGGTTGCTTAAGTTAACTCCTCATCCATCTAGATTTGAAAGTGGAGCAAGGGGACCGTTCTATTCATGGCTAAGTCTAGTTACTGGTCCTCATTTTGCTAGTGGCGGTACTCCTGGGTTCGCGTTAGTAAGAGTGCGAGATCTTCGCCAATCCTTGAAGCGTAGCCCTAGTAATAAATCGTCCACTGGCCTTAATTTGCGTAGGGTTAGTATTACTGAAGGATTAATCCGTATTTCACGTACTAGGAGTAATGCAGGCGAATTTGCTGCGATTATGATGAGTAACCGCGCAGGTAAGAGCGGCAAGTCTCCGTCAGAAACATTTGGAAACGTCACTGCGGACTATGCACCAAGTCCAAAGTTTAATGGGTTTTGGGATAGGTGGTGGCTACAACAAAAGCTTGATCTTGGTACTTGGACGCGACGAGTTATGAGTACTTCTATCAAGGCATTATTGAGGGGATAGTATGTTTTTTAAACCGAGATTTTTGCTCAAGCACAGTTGGCGTGAGTTTCTAGATGCCGAATTGCTTCGTGATGGTTGTTATGATATAGTTACAAGTGGTACGCAATTTTATGATGGTAGCGACATGAGTCTTTTGGTACCGGATACGGCGCAAGAGATATTAGCAGAAGGTGGTTATCAGCCTGGTCAGGTATGGCAATCTCTATTTCGTAACTGGATATACCAGAATCCGCCAGCACTCAATCCCTCCGTTATTCTTAGGCATTGGCCAACTGCGTTTCGTGCTAGCGGTGTTTATATTGACGGCGCCTTTCGCTTAGAGAACGATGCAGTTTATCCACATAGCATTGACTATATAAATGGACGTATTATTTTTGATAGTCCATTACCACTGGATACAACCGTTCATGGAGAGTTTTCATATAAAAATGTTCAGATTCTGAATCTGCGTCAATTTAACAATCAGTTGAGAGAGGGTGCGCTTGAGGCTCAGTATAAGAGTAATCCATTTACTGCCGGACAACTAATCTATCCATCTGGATCAACTAGGGTTATACCACTTCCCATTATATTTACTGAGAATGTTAGGCGAACACACTCTAACTATCAACTAGGTGATAGGTCTTTAGTTTTAACAGATGAATTAAAATGCGAGATCTGGGCATTAGACGAAAGCACAAGAGATAATCTAATAGATTTAGTGTCTCTACAGGCTAGAAAAAGCTTTCCGGTCATTAATTATAATATAGCGCCATTTCCATTGTCTGGCTTGAAGAATGAGCTAAGTCCAGATTATGTTCCTTATAGCTCATTAGCTTTAAATCAGCCATTGCCAGGTCCAGCCTTTTCTGGAATAAATCCAGTGGCGTTTAGAGGTTTTATTCAGGAAACTGAGCTAGTAGACTTAGATTCCTTTTTTTCAGATGCTACGACTCAGCAGGACGTCTTTGAGAGGGCTGTGGTGCGCTTATCTGTTCAGATACATGCCATTATGCCCACTACCCCATTTGGGCTTGATATAGGTCTAGAGGGCGTTGATGGAGTGAATTACGAGTCATGATGATTGGGTATATTTACAAAATTGCAATGTGTAAGAAAATTATCTCTAGATGATATTATCCAAATTAAGCAACTAAATCAAGAAGGGGTGGCTGTAGACGTTATTGCCAAGCAATTTAATATCAGTAGGCGACATTGCTTTAGGGTGTTTAGTGTATAATTAAGCTGAGCTTAAGTGCTCAAGATGCATCTGATCAGACACGCAAATTAGGAGGTAACTAATGCCAAATCGCAGAACTTTTTACGCCCTTGAGCAGGTGGCGATCAAGGATAATGCTGCGGGTCCAACTAACAGCGTGGCACCACTTAACGCGCGCGAATATGCATCCGGTCTATTTTCTGCCGCTTCGGTAGATGAAGTAGCTGGCCTTTGGGAAGTCCCACGCGGTGTACAGTCAGTCGCTATGTCGACTAACTTTAACCGTGAAACGGTTTTCCAGCTTGGTCAGGTTGAGCTTTACGAGTACTCGGAGCGTCAGCCGGATGTTGAGGTAACTGTCGAGAAGATTATCGACGGTACTAAGCCATTGTGGTTCATGCTGACTGATCCCACGTTTACGGATCTAGTTGGAAAGACTGCGTTCCATCGCAGTGATATTATTCTTAACATTTATTCAGATACACAATTCCGTGCAAATACCGCTTCGCCACTTTCGGCAGTGCTTTTGTCGGGTATGTATCTATCAACCGTTGCTTACACCTTCCCTGTCGATGGTGCAGTAAACGAATCCATTACTCTTGTCGGTAACGATAAGAAGTGGGCAAACTTTGACGCCAGTGTTCCTGGTGAAGCCGTTAATACCTATCCACCGGCATTGACTCCACCTGATAGTGAGACCCCTGAGGGTGTTCCGTCTGGTGTATTCGGTCACGAGCCATTGGGTGGCGTTCAGGAACTAGCTGGTGGTGAAGCAGGCTTCGGCGTGCTTATCGTCGGTTCTGGTGTCCAGCGTCGTGAGGAAGTAGATATCCGTCGTTCGGTTCTTCCGTCTGACATCCCTGGTATCACTTCGCCGCTCGGTTCTGGTGTCAGTGTTGAGCAGCTAATCGAAAAGGGATACGCCGCAGTTGGTGTTTCTGGCGCAGTAGACTCTGCTGGCAACGCCTTGACCCAACTAGTCGTAACTTCAAATACGAGTGGTGTAGTTGAGCACCTACAATCAGTAACAGTAACCGCAGACATTGGTCGTGATGACATTTTCGAGCTAGGCTCGCTGCGTCCATTCACCAAGTATGTAACCTTTCCTGTAGAAGTTACAACTGCGATTGAAGTTGTCACATCTCAGGGTGACCTAGTCGATGCGACATCTGAAGTTGATTGTGGTCCTAACCAAACTGCCAATAACACAATTATCGTTCGTACCTGTGACGGTCTCCAAGTAGATGTTGGTGACTCGAATGTTCTAACGACTATCGATGTTGGTGGTGGTGAGGCTGGTGGCGACAACATGACAGTCACCTACAACTTTAGTTCGTTTAACTCACTAACAATTAGTCATGATAGGTTCCAACCGAACCACAGAACGCTAGTGTTTGAGAATGGAAGTGATCGATTCAATATCGGCGCCGCGCCATTCCCAAATAGTTTTGACGATAGCTAATGAATGATAGTTTGGGCTCACCCCTGTAGGAGGGGTGGGCCTTTACCCTTTGGGGTTGGATTGGATAGAGAGGATTGTTATGAAAGAGCAGGATATTGGGGAGCTTCTAGATGCAGTGACCTGGGGTCGCAGAATAATAGAGGTTAAGGATAATAATGGAGAGATGAAAACATTTGTTTTTCGTCCACTTACATTAGAAGAAAAGAATATTGGTAATTATATCCATAAGCACTTTATGGATACCTCAACCCTTATGACCCGTGATGAACTTAAAAAGCATGCTATTCATGCAGGCATGTGGCGAGTTCATTATGATAGCGACCTAGAGTCATTACGTAAAGAGCTTATTGTTATTACTGAGGAGCGGTCGTTAGAAGAAAAAACGAAAATGCTTGATAGTAAGGGTAGGAAAAAGCGACTAAGGCCCACCTCAAGGTTTAAGAAACTAAACACAAAAGCATTCCATATTTCTGAGTCTATCGGACTACTAGAAAAGATATATACTGAGCATATAGAATTGCCGAGCGTAGAATATGCCGCTGAATGCGAACGTGGCAATTACTTTCTAAAATGTGCGACGTTATCTTTTCCAGAAATGAATCAGGTATGGAATACTCTAGATGATCTGAATAGAGAGCAAGATACGGGGTTAGTGGTCAGATTACTGCGCACTTACTATAATGAATCTATTGCAGATGAGGCATCAATTCGCCGTATCGCGCGTTCTGGATTTTGGCGATGTAAGTGGATGGCATCCAAAAAGAATCGCGGCGTCAGGACATTATTTGATCGAGAGATGTTTGACTTAACATTGGATCAGTTCAGATTAGTATATTGGTCCCAAGTGTATGACTCCGCTTTTGAGTCTATGGAGGCACCATCTGATGACGTTATCGAAGATGACAAGTTGTTCGACCGTTGGCTAGAGGAACAGCATAAGAAGCGCGAGCAAGAGAGAAAGAAGTCAGAGTTTGATAAGAAGCTCAATAGGCTTGATAAAAAATCTGGCGCCAACGAGGTGGGCTTTAATGTTATGGGCGAATATTGTCAGGAATGCACATGCGGCATCCTAGAAGAGGCAGAGTCTCGCGGTCATGATAAACGTGGACATATTCATCCACCTAGTTGTTCTTATGGAGTATTCCTCTATTATGATGAAAAAACAAAGAGTGAGAAGGTAGAGGAAATACAATCCACTAATCCAGATAGAGTACGCAAATTGCTTGCAAGTGAACAGAAACATCTTGCGAGTGTTGGGGTAGATGGTATGGAGGAGCAGCGCTTGCGTGGTGATAAGGCCCGTAGTGCGCTAGGTCTAGATACGAAGTATTACGGACCAGGTGAATTTACGAAAGATAAAAAAGGTAGGGCTAGACCCAGTTAGGAGATAAAATGGAGTTTGATAAGGTAATCCAAAAAAGATTGCGTGGAATGGCTGTTCGTATCTTGGCGTGTATTGAGCATACGATTCAGTGCGACTTGGGAGATCTAAAAGACGAGGAGGAGGTCGTTTTGACGGGCGCGGATCTAAAAATTGCCCGTAGCGAGATTCTTAACGCCGCCGGGGATACTACTCGCTCATTAACTCAGCTAGTTGCTGATTCTCCTCCTGGAAAAGTATCATTTAGCCGAGATATTATCAAGGCATTAGGAGATGCTGAGGTGGATGTTATCGAGGAGGATGATGTGATACCAGTATTCCGCATATTTGGTGATTTTAATCTTCTGAATAAAATCCGTAACAGTGTTGGTGCTGGAATAGTGTATAAGAAAGTATATACCTGTGCCGGTTTAGACGATATTGTTGATTCCTTGCTGCCATTTTTGGACCTAGCCCAGATTGCTGGTGTTAAAATTGCCCATGGAGACTATCGTGAATGGCGGGATGTTGTATGCGAAATATATCTTGAGGGGTTAGGAAATGAGTGATGGAATGGAATTTGAGTCAATAGTTGATGGCAAGACAGCTAAGTTTAAATTATTGGTTGAAAATGTAGAGATAGAGCGGAAATGCGACACAGAATATCATATTGCTTATATTCAATTAATGAAACGAGGAATTCTTCCGAAGGCCACGTTAGAGCGTGAGATGTCGGAATTGGGCATTTGGACCAAGGAAGATGAAGAAACTCTAGGTGTAGTTCAGCGCCAAATTGTAGATCTACAAATCAAACTAGAGAAGTCGAATACCCACGAAGAGGGGTTGGCTATCGCACAAGAGATGGGTGTTCTACGTAGCGATTGTCTTAAGTTGATCGAGGCAAAGGCGGCTGTATTATCTAATTCTTGCGAGATGCTAGCTGACAGTATTCGTCGTGATGCATATATAGCATATGCTACAGTTTATGCTGACACTAATAAAAAGGTGTTCAAGGACTATCATGACTTTATTGATCGTGCAGAAGAGCCTGTTGTGCTAGCTGCTAGGGAAAAGCTCTTTGAATTATCAAGTGCAACTTTTCAGGAATCGCTTACCAGCCTTCCGGAAGTTGGATATGTTCGTGGCGTAGAGAAGCAGATCTTAGCAGATGCAGAGAAGCCTAAGGCTAAAACTAAACCCAGAGTTACTAAGAAGAGAACAGCGAAAAAAAAGACAACTAGAAAGAAAACAACCCGTAAGAAGCTTGCTAATTAATTAATTTATTGGAGTAGCAGTTGGCTGACCAGTTTGATATTGAATCAAAATTAAAGATTACTGGTGTCGAGGTTAAGGGAAATCTTGATGCTGGGACTTTAAAATTTAAAGTAGATACATCGGCATTAAAGAAATTAGTGTCTGATGCTGGCGAAGCTGCGAAGAAAGTTAAGACCAAGCTTAATAACATTAAGCTCAATAAGCTTAAGCTAGAGGTAAATCAGAATAGCCTCAGGGGTGTAGAGTCTAAGATCCGTAGAGCTGTGCAAAATGCTGTTCAGAAAACCAAACTAGATATTCAGACAAATGTAGCTGGTGGTACAAAGACAGACCCGTTTAAGGCGCAGCGTCAAGCGGCTAGCAAGTCTGCGGGTTCACTACAGAGGATGCACGAGTTGACGAAGCAGGTCAATAGTGGTTTGCGTTCTCTTGTAAAAACGATGGGGAGCTTAGGTCAAAGCGGTTCTGTTGGTAAGGCAAAGGGCAATCTTCCATTTCCAGCCGGCTCACGTACTGTTAATGTTGCAGACATTGGTGCCGGTGGTGGTGGACGAGTTCCTCCAACTGCGCGTAGTGGTGCTGGATTTGGCGGATTTGATGCGGGTGGTGGCGGTGTTGATCGATTATCTCGTGGCATAAAAGAGGTAACTAGCAGTACGGAGAAGGCCAACCTAAAAATGAAGGACCTAGAGGATCTAACATTTGAGGTAGGGCGAAAGGCCGCAGCCTTCCGTGGTGTAGCAATTGCTATTAATACTGTCGTGAATGCAGTACAAGCTGCTGTCAAATTTGTTATTGACTTTAATGATTCTCTAATTGAATTAAACAAGATCCTCCAAACAAGTGATAAGACGCTACAAATGGTCGGAAACGATCTATTCGGATTATCATCAAAGACTGGAGTTGCAGTAGATCAAACAATTAATATTGCTCAAGAGTTTGCTCGCGCAGGTTTGGCTGGTCGCGGCTATGGAACTGTAGTCGAACTTACCGATAGAGCGTTAACTGGCCTACAGGGAACGACGCTAGATGCTGCTCAATCAAGCCAGTTATTTGTTCAGATTATTCAGCAAGTAGAAGCTAATGTTCGTGGTTTAAGTAAAGAACTTGTCACGACGACTAAGCTTTTCGACGTATTAGGTAAAGCAGAGGATATTACTGCATCTAAGGCTACCGATGTTCAACAGGCTTTTAAGCGCTCAGCAGCTTCTATCTTTGCGACTGGAGCTACCATCGAGCAAGCGACTGCCGTAATCTCCGTTTTGCAAGAAAGAACTCAGCGTGGTGGTGATGTTGTTGGTACTGCATTAAAGACCCTAGCATCTAGAATTTCTAGTTCGACTTCTGATGCAACTAAAGCCCTAAATGCGATCGGTGTCCAGACTATCGATACGCAGGGTAATTTGCGTAACCTATTTGATGTATTACAGGATACTGCTGTAGCGTTTCAGACACTCACAGAGTCTGAGCAGGCTGATGTTGCGGTCAAGGCTGCTGGTATTCGTCAGGTTGAAATTTTCCGTGCCGCCCTACAAGACTTCGGAAGGACCCAAGATGTTACGAACCAGTTAATCGAAGCAACGGGTGACGCAACCCGTAAGCAGCGTGCAGAACAGTCTAAGTTGGCTAATGTTATTGCTAGATTGCAGATCGCATTCCAGCAACTAGTTAGGACTACTTCAGAAGGTGTCCTAGGTGAAATGTTTATTGGTGCTCTAAAAGGGGTCGAGGCGGTTGCAACATCTATTGCCCAACTCGATAGAGCGTTGGGGGGAGCAGCATCTACATTCACTGGATTCCTAGCTGTTGGTCTTGCTGCAAAAGTTTTGATTCCTATGTTTATAGGTATCAAGAGGGCGATTAGTTTCTTTATTCATAGCCAGGATAAGGCTGCCGTAGGGATGGGGAAGATTGACGCTCAAGGTAAGATGGTAGCTCAGACTGTCGAGGGTAGAATGAATACGGCCATGCAGAGAACTGCAATGCTAACTGCCGAAGCTAATAACCAAATGAAGGGGTTGTCAGCATCTGCGCTCTTTGCTGCAAAGCAGGCTGAGCGCATGGCGAAGGCTCGAGCCGCGGCATATTTAGGCTCGGCAGCAGGCCAGGAAGGTGTAGCAAATCGCGCTCGTGGCAATATGACTAGCCAGGGGATAGATATTATAGCAACTGGTAGAGCCATTCAGGAACCGACCAAGGCTGTGGGGCGTTTTGGCTCTGTTACTAATGGTGCCAGTAAGGCATTACAATTTGCATCTCGACATATTACATTTGTTGGGCTAGCTGCCTCTGTTGCTGGTGGAGCGTTACAAAGCCTTAGTAATGGTCTTAATAAAGGGGGAAGTACAGGATTAGGTGCTGCTGCTGATATAGGTGGTGGAGCATTGGGTGGCGCCGGCACAGGAGCATTGCTTGGATCATTCATACCTGGCGTAGGTACAGCAATAGGTGCTGGGGTTGGTGCCCTAGCCGGGGCTATCCCTGGACTAGTTAGGACATTCAGTGATGCAGGTAATCAAACTGACGAATTACGTCGTCGTTATATAGAGCTTGGCATTGTTCAAACAGAGAATGGAGAGATTACGAGTGCGGTAGCTCAAAAATTAGATGAGTCATTGCGTAACCTCAAGTCTTTCAAGAATTTTGAACTTAAGCTAGAAGAGGGACGTCTTCAGGATTTATTTGATCCAGGTGGGGCACAGGCAAGAAAAGAAAAGATTCAGGGCTCAAGACAAAGTGCCCAGCAAGGTTTGCGAGCTAGCTTTGATAGATCTGCATCTGCCGCAGAACAAAATGCTAGAATTTTTCAAGCATTGAGTAAGACGCTTGAGGCACGCACTGGAGAGCAACTAGACTTATCAGCATCTGATCTATTACTAAAGAGTTCACCAATCCTTAATGAGATTGGCGAAACTACATTACGTGAGTTGGAAAGAGAAACCCTATCCCTAGCAGAGTCATTCGGAACTTCTACGGATCAGGTTCGTCAAATTTTTGATGAAGAGATATCCAGGGTTCGTAACAAGCCATTGACTGCTGACGCCATTAAGAAGGCAGAGCAAACGCTTAGTAGGGACGTAGAGGGATTTATCGAGGGATTAGATGTATTGATTCCCGCTGGTGGTCAGATTGCGCGTGCAGCAGAAGAGCAGGCTGGTAAATTTAAGGAAGCAGTTTCTGCGATAGCCCTGGGGCAAGGTGGCGAAGAAGCTCAAAAAATTGTTAGGGAAACACTAGCTGATGTTCTTACTGGTAAAACTATCTTGCAGGGTGGCTCAGGAGAAAATATTGTTAGCAGCGCCGGAAGAGGTGAACTTCAGTCTCTTGTCGATCAGGCTAGTAGTTTTGCAACTAAAAGACAAAATGTCGGTACGCAGGGTATCGGTCAGGCTACTCCAGAAATTCTAAAGCGTATTGGCGAACTGATAAGAAAGGATGTGGGGGCAGAAGCTAGCGCAAAAGCTCAAGATCGCATTATTAAATCTCAGGAGCGAGTTGCTGATGCATTTAGCAGCATTAGGCTAGAGCTTCCATTAGATAAGTTTGACCGCTTCCTTGACGAACCAGTAGACAAGCTACAATTCGCGTTACGAGAATTTATATCCGAATTCGGTCGTGAGGTAGGGAAGCTTAACGAGACCAGGCTAAAGGCAACGACTCCACAGATTGAGCTTGCGGATGCCCTCGCTAGGCATGCGTCAGAGACGGCGAAGTCTTTAACACGTCGTGCAGATCTCGAAAAATCAGATGCCTTACAAAAGGCCAGGGTAGAATTCCAGACTATTGCCGGGCCTGGCGAACGTCAATTTGGTAATCTAGATGCTCTTCGTGCTAAGTTAGGAGAGGGTATTATACCTCAAGATGCCGAACGGCGTATTAAGGATTCTGGTCGTAATATGAAGGATTTCTTAAATGGCTTAGATAATATTGACTTAGCTGAACTATTTGAGATCGACGAGAGCGATGCCAACAAGATCAGAGATGCTGCTGTAAGAACTACTGGTGGCGCACTAAAGGACCTATTTAAGACATTGTTTGATACGGGGCGAAAGCTTGCAGATGAGGGCGTTATAGACCCCGATGCTCAGCGAGCAGCACTTCAAAATGCACGCGGAGGATTAGATCTTACTGGAGTAAATGACGAGCAGATTAAGAAGGTAACTGATGGGGTTCTCGGATTACTTAAGACATTTACAAAGCTTGATACAGAAGCCTTGCAGGCTACGATAACCAGTAATAAGGCGATGGTAGATGCCCTAAAGAAGAGATTAACCGAAGAGCAAAAAACTATTGCCCTTGATCAGCGTCGTCGAGAGGTTACTGCGCTTAACGCTCGCGCCATCTCTGAGGAGTTAACGGGTATTCGTCGTCTAGTTGCAGAAAGAGAGATAGAGGCACGCCTTGCGGATGGTGTCATTGCCGCATCCCAGAGTCGTCTTTCTGGTCTAGATGCAGAAATTATGAAGCTTAATGCGATTGAGACCACAGAGCAAAATCGTGTTGGTGTTTTAGATCAGCTAAAGACACTTGAGGATGAGCGCGTACAAGAGTCTATCAAGCTAGAAGAGTCACTTGCTAAGCAGCGCATTGCATCAATTCGTAATACGTTGTCCGTGGCTAAGGAGGCTACGAATGCTGCGAAGGTCGCCGCTGAGTTTGAGAAAAAGCGCATTACTGGTCTAGCCGAGATTAGTAAGTTACTTTCTGTAGATCAATCTGAAATGAGTAAGTTTAATGCTGAACTTAATACTCTAGGTGCAGAATTCAGGGTTTCTCAAGCCGAGCTAGCCGCAGAAGCTACTGTAGTAAACGCTACGATAACTGACCAGGCAGAGAAGGAGGCGCGACTATCCGACATCAAGAAGCGTGGGGCGGCGCTTGCATTAGAGCAGGCTCAGGCTGAGGCTCAGATAATTCAGAAGCGCAGAGAGGCGATCAAGCAGGTTTCCCAAGAGCTAGTAGGAAATGCCCAAGAGCAGGTCGATGCACAACGAGCAGTCATAGAGGCTACTGCTGCGGTCGGCGATGCTTTTGAGAGCTATTTACAAGCGGTGGACGGCGCCATAATGGCAACCACTCGCTACAACCTTGGCCTATCTCTAGCTGCTGTCGAGACTACAAAGATCACTGGTGGCTTTAGTGGGCTACGTCAAGAGATCGGCGCAGTACAAGACACATTCCGTTCTGCCGAACGTTTGGCACGAGACTTGGGGGCGAGCGAAAAGACTCTAGTTGAAATTCGTCGAGAGTCCATCAATCAGCAACTCACACTCTTTAATAATCTACTACAGGAACAATCACAGTTAGCTCGTAACTTCTTTACTAGTTCGACCCAGGACCAAGCTGATTTATTCAGCGGGATACAGGAAGCTGGAGCCGTTGCTGACTTACTTGGTGGAAGTTTTGGTGAGTTTAAGAAGCTCGGAGAGAGCGCTATTAATGACCTTGGTGCCCAGCTATTGGCACTACCACAAGAGACTCGACAAAGGATTGTTTCATCTCTTGAGACGTTGCGTTCTGTCGGTGGTGAAGTAGGAGGATTTACCGCAGATCAGTTGCTTACAGCCATTGAAACATCTTCTCTAGGTGTCAGTGGTGAGGGACTACAAGTTGACCCACTCTTTGAGATTCAGGAGCGCATTGCTGGTCTACAAGAACAGCAGGCTCAAATTGCTACTGAACAACTCATTGCTTCTCAAGAACAGGTAATAGCAGCTAAAGAACAATTAGAGCAAGCACAGGCTCAAAAGGATCTTGCTGAGATTCAACTTGAGCGCGTTAAAGAAGAGGGCGACAAGCTTCGAGGTAAGTTAGGAGAACTACAGGGTCAATTAAATACCACGCTATTGCAGCAAGAGCAAACTCAACGTCAGGGGTTTAGTGCCGTAACGGGTGCAATTACGCGAGTCGGAGAAGCAGTTGTTTCACGCTTACCAGATGCCTTCAGCGTTAGAGTAGCGGAGGCATTTCGGGAGGTTATGAATTCTGGTGGTGTTCCCGTATCGAACGCACAGGTCGGCTCAGATGCTCGCAGAACGCCGGAGAGTGATGGTAAGATATTGTCCGATGCTCAGCGTGAGGCTGGAAGAAATAGGGCGCAGGTGCAGCAGATGATGGGGCAAGCTGGTCCTTCGGTTGTTAATACTGCCGTGGCATCTAGTAGCGCATTACCCGGCGCTGGTGGTGGCAATCTTTCCGACCTAAATAATGATACTGTTCGTCGTCTTGAGGATATTGTGACTCAACTAAAGGATTTAAATACAACTAGTGAAAGCAACTTAGCTGTGACAGAAGCAATTCGAGACTCTTCTGGTAGTACTGTTGGAACAGCAACCGCTGTCGCAGGTAGCGATGGAACTGAAATTACTATCAACGTCGAGGGACAGACGAATGTAACAGTTACTGGTTTTGAAGCTGGTGTCGCGCGACTTGCCACGACACTTGCCGAATCCCTAGGTGGCTTCGTTAGTAATGATGAAGCTCGAAGAATCGCAAATGAAGTTTTAGAGAACATAAGAACAGAACTCCTTAGGAGGGGCATAATTTCGCCCACGACACTATAGTGAGAACTTAAATGGCTGATCCACGCTCTACATTACCAGGCTTAAGTCCATCCTTTATAGAGGTTGCATATGGGGGACAGATTTTACAACCGTCTCCGTTAATCCAACACTCTGTACAAATTGAGCGTGATGACTCCGATAATAGAGAGGTCATCAGAACTACTAGAACATTAACTGGTGCAATTCTCACTAGTGGTAATGGCTATCATTTCGTAAGGCAGAAGCAAAGAGAGCTAGAGGATACCTTTGCAACGGACAGTCTCGAATTTACGGTTAGCGCAACAGCCAACCATCCCTGTCTAATAGCTGGTACTCCAATTGAGAGTGGTATTTTTCCTATTGTTGCGTCGATAGATATTGATGCTGACATTCAGTATAATCGACTTGACTACACGATTGTTTTAGAAGATGCCACTGCACCAAGTGGCGTTTCGGGGCTTGTTACAAACCTTACCAATACTTGGCAGTATGCTGAAAACGAGGCGGAGTGTCTAGTTGACATAAGTCACTCAGTCAGCGCTCAAGGTGTCAATACAGCAATATCAGGACTACCATCTAATGCGTTACAAAACGCAAAAGATAGAGTGACATCTTTACTTGGCCTAAGTACAGCACCATTGGGATTTCCTGGATACGTAGAGCCTGGGAGCGGTAGTAACGTTAGATTCTATGAGATTACTACTTCTCGCGAAGAGACTGTCGGAGTTGAAGACGGAACCTATTCTGTATCTGAAAGCTTTAAATTAGTCTCTGGACTACTTCCATTTGCCGATGAGCGCACTGCTCAATTCCAATTAGATGAAAATAATATTGCCACTATCACACTACAGGGCACTGTACGAGGTATGGGGCGTACGAATGATGGTGCACCTGCTGGTCCCAGTCGATCAAGTGGAGGCACTGGCTTTACTAATGCTGTTAGCGGATTCAATGTTTTGGTTCGTCCACAATGGCTTAACGACGCGCTAGAAGTTTATGATCGCTATGGTGGCTCTGGAGTTTTAGTCACTGGAAGACCACAAGCGATATCAATTACTCAAACTCCATGTGCCGGAACCGTTGGATATAGTGTAACATATACTGATAACCCAACCGAAAATCTTCCTAGTGGTATACAAGACTTGTCCTGCACAGTGCAAAGAAATGACCCTGTTGTATCTAATGCAATAATTGGAGTTCCGTTCAATGCCTATGGTCCAATATTTCAAAAGCTGTGCACTACACAAGAGGGGAGTTACGCAATTCAGTGTAATGTAACAGCACTAAATACTGGTCAGGAGGTGTTGAATACGAACAGAGCTATCGAGGTCGCCGAGCAAGAAATGATTAAACTACAACCTAATCCAGCAGACTATATAGCGCTCAAGCTAACTGGTCGTAACCAGACAGTAGATAGAATTAATAGGAGTATACAGACTACATATACCTGGACATTCTCACAACCTATCGACTCTGTGCCATCTGATACTGGCCAGATTACACTTGGGAGAGTAAGTTAATGGCCTTTCCATCAGTAGAATTTATCCAGTTCTCAAAAGACGTCGACCCCAGTGGTTTTCGTGATATTTCTGCTAGTGGAATCAAAGTTTTAGATACTAGTGTGACTGGCTGCTTGGATTTTGGGAATACAAATACCACAACCTCAGGTTCTATAAGTGAAACAAAGCTTCTAATTTTTAGAGCAACAGATCTTGCTGATGCATCTGGCATCTATAATCTAAAGTTCTTTTTAGATAGTGGAACTGCGTTTAATACTGGAAGCTACAGATTTCTCTATAAAACTGCAACCCATTTTCAGGGACCGGGATTTCAGCTTGAGTTGACAGACGCAGACCTGCCGGTATCTGAGCCAGCATCGCAAAATGTGATTAGCACAAGTGGTGCCCCAACGATTAGCGGGATCTTTGACGGACATGTGAGTCAATATATTTATCTAGCTGTTTATGTAGATACTGATGTCCCTTACGGAAGTTACGGTGGATGTTCGGCAGGAAGCTTTAGATATAAGATGATTTATGACTTCTCGTGAGGTTATATAATGACAAGTGCCTTACCACTCCCCGAGATTAGATTTGCTAGTTGGAAAAATTCCGAGCTTGCAGATCCTATCGGAACACGTCATATAGTTTCGGGAGGATTTGCCTTTGACAAGGTGGTGGGTGTCGGTTGCTCTAACGCAATGGCATTTAATAACTTACGTCTAAACCTAGGCGCTGGAGACCCATTTGTTGGGTCGGACATCACAGTCATAAATTTTTGTTTTCCTAACTTTGGGGACTTACAGGCATCTGGTCTTTCGGCAGTAACGAATATGAAACTTTGGCTCCCGGCAGGATCGGGGACAGTTTTAGATCTAGATGGATCACATCTACAATTTCAGACTAGCGGGGTATGGACCCCTAATTTTAACTTCCCAAGTGGCGCTGGCCAGACCCTTTCAGAAACCGTTCCGGACCAATTTAACGTGCGTCGTATCGATGGCGGATCCAATATCACTAGCTTTAATGACAGTAATGTCTCTGAGTGGATTTATCTAAGATTGTTTCTAGATGCCTCGTTTCCCGTAGGAACATACGGCGTTTGTGGTAGTGGGCTACTTCGTGTAAGGCTGAGCTACGATTTCTATTAGAAAAGCTAGTGTTTTAGTGTATTACAACCTAGGGGATAATCCCCCATGCTAGCAAAGAACTAGTTCTTTATTTAGGAGGTAACCATGGCAACTATTAACGCAGCAAGCAGCAACAATAACGTCAATCGTATGCGTATGAGTGCGTCCCGCACGCTACTCCAGTACAGCGATCGTCGTATTAGTGATGGTGCTTTTGTTGGTGTTGCACAATTCGTGTCGCGTCTAGCGGTCACAGAAGTCACACTAACGAACCCATTCACGATTGCGTGATATGAATAAATCATAGCGGTTTTGGCGGCTGCCTTCGTTGGTGAAGGTAGCCGCTTTTTATAGGATTAGGGTAGGATTTTGGAAGGTACACTTTTTAGTCATAATCTGACTTATGAGCCATTTACATATGGAGATAATGGGGCACTAAAAGGTGTTCGTGTATATGTAGATTATCATGACGCCTTTGAGATAAGCAGAAGTTGCAAGGTCATTTTCCCGACTACACTTAATGCCGTAAGGGTTGTAGGAACGGCGATTAATAGTGTTCATAAACATCATGGAATGGTTGTTGGGTATTCCCCAAAAGAAGATAGGGTGTCAGTTTTGTGCGACAACGGGAACTCCTATGAATGTAGATTTTGTCCTGATGAAGATTTTGCCCTAGGATCTCTAGCTGTCGTATTTGAGCACCTAGATCATGATAGTGGGGGGTTTGATTGGGTCGCGACATGTCGTCCCACTCCATATGATTATCGTCTGGTAGCAATTAAATTAGTTGGCTTGGATAATAGTGACGATGTCATTCAGACTTACATTGTTGATCCGTATTTAGGAACAGTACATCTAGAATCATAATATGGTAGACGCTTGGACAGCTCATGGTAGTGATGACCTATATTGGAGGTCTGATAATCCGCTATTAATGTGGTGGTTTCGTTTTGGTGACGAGGGCGCTACACCAGGGTCGGTAGAGCTGAAGGTTCAAGATTATCCAACTGCAACTGGTAGCTTAGATAGGTCATATCAGTCTGGTATGCTAGTTGACTCTGGACCACACCAGTGGCATTTAATGTATAGAGGTGGACAGTCAACGACTACATACTTAACTGCTGTGTCGGGTCTTGCCTCATATAGTGTTAGTGGCGCGCAGTTTGGAGGTAGCACTTGGGACAATGGAGATATCGGTAACGTATTATTCTTTCACCCTGAACAGATCAGTGATGCTGGAGTTGGCGCTTCGAACTTTGGGTTCACGCCATGTCCAATGGGCGCTGCGACATATCCGTCTGGCTTTACTGTTATGGGATGGATTCAGGTTCCTCCTGATGATGGCACGAACTCTGCATTCGCAAGACAGATTTTCGGAAACTATAAGTTTGCCTCTGCCCAGGGTGGCACGTTTTCAGCATTCAACTTAAGCTATCGCCCATCAGATTATTCGCTCTCTGTTCGTTATAGATTCGCCGGTGATACGCTTAGAACTATTGTTAATACTGCCGGAACCCCATACCCACTACCTGTCGACGAACCAGCTTTTGTCGCAGTTCAGTTTCATCGAGAGAATGAGATCCCCGGTGGCTGGAATAACAATGTTCAGGGCAGTGGAGTGGTGAACATTTTTGTGGGGACCACCGTTAGTGGCCTTACCAAGATCGCGACTCATGAGTTTAATGACAATGATACTAGGTTCATTCGCACAACAGCTACAGAAAACATTTGGGCGTTTGCTCAAGACTCCTTATGTGCGGAAGGCACTGCTACAGAGACTCACCACATTCCACCTAACTCTATTCTAGATGAATGGGTTTGCGTCTTAGATGGACACATGGAAGAGGGGCGTATCGCTCACTACATGAATAGTGGCATCAATCACTTAACAACTAGCGACCCAACACACCCAGACTTTGTTCCTGAGAATCCCGCATCTACAAACTTAGTAGCCTATTGGACATTCGATGATCAAACGGGAACCAATAGTGCTAATAGTAATGATCTTCTAGATGTCTTAATGGAGAATGTAACTCCAGTTCCTGGCATACGCGGAGGTAGCGGTATTCGGCCAAACGCGGAGGTAGATCGAGACAATACTGTTACTCCTGTTACTGATTTCCCTAGGGTTCCGGGTGAGTCCGGAATAAATTATCTTTTCCCAGATATCAACGTTAGTCATGAGTGGACGTGGATCGGATGGATGAACCCACAGTCTACTGGGTCTATAACGCGCTACGGTGGCGCCCTTGGGTGGTTTTCCACCGACACCAGCGATCATACCGCGTGGGGCATAGGTGACTGGTCTAATGGTTTTTCTGCCGGTCCAGGAGTTGATCGTGGACGAGGAATTGAATATTCACCTAGTGGAATTTCAGATTCAGTTAGTAATGGCCCATTAGCCGGATTAGCAAATGTTGGTGGTGGTCTTGCTGGAACTAAAGAGGATGCGTGGCAGTTGTGGGGCTTGGTATTTGATTTTAAGACTAACGTCATATATTCTGTCCGTGACGCGAAGCGTATCAGAGTAGAGGATGTGCGAATCGGTGCAGAGTCTGGGCTTAGCAAAGAAATGTTACTTAGTGATCCTAATTCTTTCTTTGGGTGGGCTGCAATTAATGATACGTCTACTACTAGTCGTCCACTATTTGATGATTGGGCTGTCTTTTCACGCAAATTAACCCTACCAGAAATGTCTGGCTTTGCCCTTAGTGGCCTAGTTGTACAACCTGACATCTCACCGTTCAGTACATCATTCAAACAAACTTATGGTTATTGGATTTTCGATGACAGTAATGAGGTTATATATGATCCGGATGGCGTTTCTGGTGTTCGCTATAATGATCAGAGTTGGTATAGACATCACCTTACGAATGTAAGTGGCGCCGTAGAGGTCTCTGATACTGAACTTAATAGCACAGTCTCCAGTAACTCGCTACAAGTTAATGTTAGTGGCTCTATAGTATTAACTGAGCGCGCATTCACGGGATCCATACTAGACTTCTCTACCTCTTCATTGATGTCATCTAGCGGATTTTCGGCGGGTGCATTTGTGTATCTTCCATCAGGCGACTTAGAGACTCAGGGTAATGGCTCTAGTGGTCTATATGGCGACCATCACATTATGGGATCGTGGGGAACTGAGGCTGATAATAATTCTTGGCAATTAGGAATAAGTGATAATATACCATTCTTGAATGTTAGAATTGGCGATTCATCTATTGATACAGTGACTGCAAATGAAGAAGTGCCGTTTGACACACCGTTCTTTATTGCCGCCAGCGTAAGACCATCCGGAGGCTCGACTATTGCCAACCTCTACGTAAATACTGATGATGTCGATGACGCCACCCTTTTAAGAAATGTAGGATATTCCCCCTCCCTTACTTCTCTAGATGCTCTCCATACATCAACACCTAGTGGTTTTAGCCTTTTCAATGTAGCTGGACGTCAACAAGGATTTCCTTCCGGAACACTAATTCAAGCTCCGTTCGTATATGCGGGTGGGGCATCACATGATGAGCTAAGTAAGGTTGGACGTCTTGGTTTTAATAATGACACATTAGGGACAAATTCTGTTTCTAATACTGATCCTGCAAATATTAGCCACTGGAGATTTGATCGAGCTGGTAAATTTGCTATTGATTTTGGCAGGGAACAAAATCATCTATTCCCAGTCAATGAAGATGGTCACGGCTTAGGTGTTCAGCCTGCGATTCACGAGAGCGGAGCTGTTGTTCGTCAGACAGAATATTTTGATACGATACCTAATAATTCTCAGGCTAAAAGGTTAGACCTTGGCTCTGGATCCCAATCATGGACTGCCCTAGGATGGGTAATCCCTCCATCTGTTAGTGCCACAGATGAACACGTAATTCTTAATAAGGGTAGTGGTCCAGACTCTTCACCAACCGGTGTCAAGATTTATAGCCCATCAGACTCTTTGCAGGCTATAGCAGTCGCGTCTGGTGACGTGACGACCTCTGCACAAAATGGTGACCTAGCTCCACAACAGTGGAACCACCTAGCAGTAACATATGATCGTGATAATGATGAATTTGCCGTGATGGTAAATGGACGATATGCGGGGACATCATTCGTTGATCTAGTTGAGGTTCCTATCAATAATTCTGGATTAGCTCTTGGAGGAAGGGGTGATGCAGAATCAGATGCTCTTGCTGGAGGTAGTGCGTTTTCAGGTCTGCTGGATGACTGGATGTTATTTAGTAGGGCTTTAACACTTCCAGAGATTTCGGGCTTGGCAGCGAACTCTTACAATTTTAATACTGGTACACAAAACGAAGACACTACTGTTGGTATGTGGATTGAGGGACTAGCGCAGAATATTGTTTCTGGTCTTGTAGGCGCGTATATGTATGGTGTCGGAGAACAAACGGCATTAACCGCTGGTCATATCAGTGGTGTTTCTGGCACCGTCAGCACTTATGGTGGTTATATTCATGGCAAGATCATAACTAGTGGATTGGTTGGTGGATTTTTGCATGGTGCAGATTCACAAAGTGGAATTTTTGGACACTTCATGCGTGGTGTGGACGTTGTCAGTGGACTAGTCGGACACTATATGTTTGGCTCGTGTGAGACAAGTAATGAGTTTGATGCCACCCTAACATTCCAAATAGTGACTTCAAGCGATTTTGACGCTAGACTTGCTGTAGAAAAAACAGAGATCTATTCTTTTGATGCGAAGCTGGGTGTCATCAGAATTACTCAGCCACCAGAATGCACGCTAGAGCTTCCAGTAGTCGGAACTATAACTTCAGGGTTACCATATACCTTGACAGTGCGCGGAAGTGGAATTGCACAAGACGACAAGGATATTACCCAAGTCCGATTTACGTTTGCTGATTTTAAGGGTGCGGAAAAGGGTACTCTGATTGACGGCGTTCCATTTAGTGGCTTATATGAGGCTTCTCGTGTCTTTGATACGCCAGGATGGTATACTATTAAGATTGAGGTGTTGGATAGTTATGGATACCGCACTAGTTGCGCCCGACCATTCCTATTGTTGCCATCTGGATCTACTTCTGGAGCATACCTAGCTACCCTACCCGGCATCTCACTATCTGGTACACCAACAACTGGTAGCTCTATTCACAGGGCATTCTTAACTCATTCCCTATCTGGACTAGATACAACTAGTGGAATATTAGAGTATACAGATTTTGCCGACATGCAAGAAAGTCTTGTGAACAGTCTAGAGGTACCATCTGGCACTCAATTTATAGATTTTGTAAGGACACATGACTATACCATGCCAGGGCACTACACACCAGTTTGGGCCATGAGCGGACAGTGGGGTATCGTATCAGATTCTTTATCGGATGGGATTGATTATTTAGAATGACAGGCGTAAGCGGATTTGAATTTCTTTATCGTCCGTACCCTTATGCTCGTGAACCATTCCGACTAGATGAGTCGGATCGCGTTGGGTATGAGGGGCGCTATTTTTCTATTCCCGCATTTGGACTGCTTCTAGATAAGAGATTATTCACTCCGATAGCATCGCATCCAGTTGACTCACCAATTGAACTTTACATCAACAAGGATGCGGCGCTATCGATTAATATTGAGCCGACTCTTTCGGCTAGTGGATACGAACAAGCCACGCCACATTACGCAGACTACATTTTAGATCTTCGCGATTTATTAGAGGACGTAACCGCACTTCATGCTTCTGATTCTCAGTATTCGTCTGATGAATTTTTTAAAGCACATATGCGTCGTAATCGAGCGGTTTATGATTTGGATAATACGAGTGCGTCTGGAACCTCGGACTTAAATTACGTTCATCCTGCTCCGACCAATACGGTGCCGGTAGCACCATCTAGCACAATTATACCAGGTGAGACAGTCGAGTTAGGTGCATTACAATTTCAAGACATTGATATGGATGAAGTGCAGTGGCAGCCGTTTACACGTCCTACCGCTTCAGCAGTTGGCACATCCAACTTGCCTATCAGGCCAATCTTTCCAGCAGCGTTGCCAAACGGATCACTTCCTACATTTACCGATCTCGATAAAGAAAAGTATGGTCTTCTTGGTCTAGATGTATCATCTTCTGGTGGTGCATTGATAACTGGAGATGCATTAGTAGAGGGAACGACGCTCAAGCTATTAACTGGCTCAGGACAGACTGGAGCAACCGAGGGGGACTTTGTTCAAAATATACCATGGGCTAGATTTCCCGCAGGAGATCAGCTCAATTTATATTACGAAACACAAAATAGTGGATGTGTCAACGCATCAGGGCGCCAGGCTATATATGATATTCCCGCGGGACTTTCTAGTGATAATGTTTATATGCTAGATGTCTCTGATGCCGGCACTAGCGGACAGCTTATTCAAACATGGCCAGGTAATTATCATGCAACAAGTGGAATAGATCCGAATGGAATAGCTCATCGTGGAGTCCATATCGTTGATCGTTTACTATATAACCTAAATGAAGTCAATCCGAATGGCTTACCAGTTGGTCGTAGCTTGATAAACGGAAGAAGGGTTTTTGGTCACTTTGTGGATAGTGCAGTAAACTCTAGGGGCGTTGATATCACTGGTAGATTAGGGTATGCTAATGGTAATGATGTTTATTTTTATGATAGGGTTACTACTCCATTAGCTGGTGGAGATTCTTCAAGATTTGAGTGGGCTACGACAAATAATAGATTTTATCCCGTAAACTGGTCTATCTTTTCAACTTCCGCTCTTGAACCGCGACCAAGTGTTTTTGGATCAGCCCCAAGTACCAACTTTGACGTTGGTGACATTATGGCGGCAGACCAGGTTATTTGGCGTAAGCGTTACATTCAGTGGGGGTATATTGACTCTATAGTATCACCAGGTGGTGATCGCGCTGCCGGGGGCAACAAGGTAGCCGCTACGATTACTTACGAAAAACATACATATAGGCAGGGAACAGATAGTGAAGGAAACTTTATTTGGATTGAGCTTGATCCACCAGAGTCCCCTACCTTTACTACTCAGCAGACTAAGTATTTTCAGAATACCTATTCTGTGAATAATATTTTTTCGTTTTTCTTTTTGAGGAAGCAGAACTATGGTTTTGTAAATGTGAACGGACTGGTATACTTCCAGTGGGGAGAGCCAGGTTCATTTCCACTAGTAAATCGTTTTGCTTCGATTAGCACAGCTTCTAAAAGTACACAACAGGTTCCGTCTACATCGTATAGCTCAACCACATATGTTATTGGCTCCTTTCCAACATGGCAAGTTCGTCTAGCTGTTACAACGAACAACCAAGTTACAATCCCAAATAAAATGTCAATATCACCAGCATCCTCTGCGGTAATATCATTTGATCCGAGCTTACCTCTTGAGGCTTCTGACGTTAACAGTTTCGGTCCAGCAGTTTGGGATGAGGCCACGGGTCTTAATTATCTTTATTTTTCGACATTTGATGGTAGTGTTTATTTTGCAAAAATGGACACATCTTTTATTATTACGCATATTAATCAGGTTGCCCCTGTCGATGGCATTTTTGGTGGGAGATCGGTGATCTTAGACGTTTAGTAGTACGATTTAGTGTAATATATTCTATTGGTAAGGAGAATTCAAAGTGAGTACGATAACCTTTTATGCCCCGTCAGGATCGCCTGCTAGCTCCAATCATACGAGCATAGTCGCGATTGAGCAATTGGATCCACCTGGTAACACCAGTGGTGCCAACCATGTCGGGTTTTTTGGCGCTGGAGGTCCAGAGGGGACTCCGTTTGCTGTTATCGTTGATCGCTATCAAGATAAGACGTATATCACTAATACGTCTGGAACTAACCTTGGTGCAGATCCTTTCGGACTTCCTGGAAGCGGCGAGTTAATTAATCACAAATACGTTTCTAGTAGTACAGTAAATGTAAGCGGCTTAGGAGAAACTGCCTTAATCAATGTTACGTCTGAATCAGGGACATTATTGGTTCGTTTTGAGTCAACCGTTGGTGAGGTACAGACTCAAAATGGTATCGTCTATACGGTCAATCTAAACGCATCTAGCGGTGTTGATGACGTAAGTAGTGTTGTTACCAACCTAAAGGTGCAGGGGTATGAGCCTACAGTAGATTCTACGTGGACTCAAATGGCGGGAGCTGGAGCTATCGATAATCGTTTACTTCTTTTAGATCGCAATACTGCTGAGGTAATTCACGACTTCTTTGTCGGACTATCAGCATCGCCGGAAACGGTTGGCGAACGTAGCGACTTTGGTTTGTTCGCAGTTATTGAATTCCTATAGGACAGGAGATACATATGGATATGCGCACACGCGCAGAGGCCGCCCCATACCATCTAGCTACAAAGATGGAGGAGAGCGACCTCTGGAGATTTTGGGTGGTTATTCTAGATTGTGGGATCGAAATTTATCAGACTGAGCAAAATGCCAGTTTAGACAAACCTAACTCATGGTTAAGGCTGAAGCAATTCTGTAAAGATAATGATTGCAAAATCTTAAGTATGGCTTTTGCCAGAAAAGATCTAAATCAGACTGCCCAGATTGACTTACGGCCACAGGCTGATGGCTATTTCTATTCTAGAAGGATCAGGAAAATGCTAACTAGCAATCCATACTGGGCTGGTCACCAAGAGAAGGCGCAGGGGTTTGGGGAACTAAAGGGTGACGTCTTGACTATTCATTGGGTTGACGATGATAGTGGCAGGGTGATAGTTGAAAATCGTGATATAAAGACTCATCACAAGAATGATGGCGGGATAGGATTAATCCGTAACTAGGATGGCAAACTTTAATCTAAATGGTCAGCAAATTGATATAGAGGGGCTAGGGCTAGGGGATTGTCAACCAGTCGTTACTTTTCCGTCTGGACAGGTCCCGGCAAACCAGCCAGGACATGACCTTGCGGCGGCTCTAGTGCAGATCAATGCCTCATTTGGATTCAACACACAGCCGCATTCATTCAACACCACCTGGGTTCCGACCCGTGATGACCCCAAGGGGTTTCATGGTGCTAGTGGTCAGGCTCCGGCAGTAGGCTCCATTATAGGATTTACAGTTGGCGAGTTCCTTGCTAGTGGAGAGATAATACACTCAGAGTATAGTGCCAATTCTCAAGGATCACTTCTGCAAATTAACATTCGTGATACCCGTCGTTGTCTAGATGCAATAAAATTAATTACTGAAGACTTGGGGGATAATCCTGGGTCTGGAGTAATTTCAGTAGCTCGTGGAGTAAGAATCACAGATGGATTTACGGATAGTGAGGGTAATATCTCGGAAGAGTTATTTCGTGAATATCGAAAGGTTCTAGAGCAGGGGTGTACATATCCTCAGGTTATTGACGCTATTCAACTAGCGATTGACGAGGGGGAGATCGATTTTGACCTAGACACTATCCCCAGCAAGGAAGACCTAGAGGCAAATCTCGGTGGTGATGCATCAGCTATTCGTTTTAGTTTTGATGGAACCAAACTAAGTGAAGCTATAACTCGTATCTTAGAGGCGACTGCATATGACTGGTATTGGAGTATGTCAGAGCAAAAGGTGCGCTTAATCAATCGTAAGGTAGCATTCGAATTACAAGAGTCAGACCTCTTGAGTATCGTGGCAGACCTGGGCGCGGTCAGTGGTCTAGACCAAACGATTAGTTTACAATATGGAGACGATTTAGTAACACAACCTAGGCGTGTTCGTCTTCTGGGTGCGCATCAAGAGGGGTGGCTAAACTCTGCGCTACTTGGCTCTATTGACGGTGTTCCAGCGCCAGAATCAGGCATTGTTTTTCAGCCAGCGTGGCCAAATTTTTCTGTGCAATTTACTGACGCTGTTGGAATTTTGCGTAGCTATAAGCCAACAGACCTAGAGTTGCAGGCGGCATTGAAAAGTATTGAACACTGGACATACTTTAAGAAGTATCAGGCGGCACCGCTTAATCTTGGCTTGACTTCTCCAGGCTTTGGTCTCGCAGGAGATGCTGGAACGATAGCAGCACAACATCCAGATTTTCAGAGTCGTTTTGATCCAGCCCAACCAATTGCCACTCTAGGTGGTAACGAATCTGGCCAGATCCGTCTTATCAATAATCGTCGTGACGCTAATCAGAATTGGGTTTTAAATTTTTACAATAGGGTTCGTGATCACGCAGCAAGATTCTTTGGTCGTGCATTCATTGCATCTGGATTATTAGCTAATGCTGCCTCTGGTGCATTTCAACTAGCAAATTCAGCATGGGGCAATATTGAAAACCAAATAGAAGGGCAAACTATTAGTGTTACTGGTTCTAGTGGTTTATTTGTAAATAACTATGAGATCAATAGAGACCTAGGACCGCTAGCCCCATTCAAGGGGACTGACGATAAAATCACAGCATATTGTGTCCTTCCGTCTGGCACCGTTTATGGCCCAGAGGGGGAAGATCCACCGGCTGGTTTTGGTCAGTGGACAGAAGATTACAATATTGGTAACGCACCAGCAGATTCTGGCAGACGCACTCGCACTGGAGAACATTACGTTCCTATAACCTTGACAGAGGTTGGCCAATTACCGATTGATCCTCGTGACCAATTAGCGGCTTTCGAAGAGTATCCAGAGGGGACTATCTTAGCAGAGCTTCCTATTATTGCAGGTACTGGTTTGAACGAAAGCTTCATCTTCCGTAACCTAGTAACGCTTGCTGAGGATGCACTAGACTCGACGAGTTCTGGTATTTTTGATATTGTCGATCCTGGAATTTTGATCAATCCATACACACAACTGACTGGTGTTGCTATTCCGGTTACGTTTACTGAACGCTATGGAATGTCATTTCCGCAGACGTGGGTTAGTGGACAACTAGCTACTCCATGTGACTCAGAGGTTGTCGTCATTGACAATCAGTTTGCTCCATGGAATTTTCCACCACAGGGACGTACAACATCTATTCAGTTAATGGAAGACAGGGCGTTTCGTAGACTGCAAGGCTTAATAGCGCCAGCAGCTAATTCTCAGTTTTCTCAAATTGAGATAGTGGGCTTGCCGAAAGTTTCATTCGACGCATTTTCTAATAACGAACCAAACTCTAGTGGGGTTATTGGTGTTCGTAATCATGGAATAACCGAGGTTAACTTTACGCTTGGTCTTGGCGGCATTAAAAGTAATTATCGTATTGCTAGTTTCTTTGCTGAGTTTGGTCGTGACGCACCGTTGGGTGAACGCCAGCGGGCCATTCTAAATGGTATTATAGCACCAATTGATTTTGATGTTGCAAGTCCCCTGGCTCCTTCTACGCGCGTTCCGCCACGCCCCACCCCGCCACCAATCATTGGCGAATCTCGTGGCAAGGGTGAAACAATTCGTAGAGCTACTATTAGTGAAGTAAACTTCGCATTAACATTTACCAATATTCCAGAACCTGGCTCGCAAGAACGTTATCGCGGAGAAACACAACAAGAATACACGGTACCAGCCAAGAGTCCTGGCAGTACGGATCCGGATTTTGATCCTGATGTTGGTAGGGGCGGAGCTATTTGTGTTGACGGATTTCTCAATATAGGTGACGAGGCACTTTATCACGTCAATGAATTTAAGTTACCTGGTGGACGTAGAGAAATTCAGCGCTATTGGACTGGCGGTCGTCCATTTTCTAATGGCACAGTAGTTTTTGTAAGCGGCATAGGAACATCTAGTAGTGTATTTGACGTAGCGATTCAAGATACCAACCCACTTCGTCGTCTAGTTGACGTTCCTCTTTTGAACGGAGCAGTAAATGTAGGTGAACTTACAACACTTGCCTCGCAAGCGAATAATAGTACGCCACGAGTTTTAGAGCGCCCAGACTTAACCTTAACCACTCCAGGTGTGTTTTTGAACCCTGGTGGAAATTCGTCTACGCCAGTTCAGGTTATTTCTGTTGATAATGTTGGTACGTCAGGCGCCTTGGTAAGTGTTAAAAATCTTCTAGATAATGGTGATGTTGATCAGAATGCTGTAACGGAAACTGATATTGTTCCTGTGCCAAATCCTGAATTCGTTATCGTGGGAGACAAGGGTATTTTAATGAACGCAGCGGTTTTGGACACCGACTCAAGTCCTGGAACGGGTACAGAGCAGGTAGGCAAATTCTTTTTGAGCAATCGGCAAAACTTTATTCGTTTTAGCTAATTTAAGAAAACGCGCACGAACTCCTCTTTCTGACACATAATAAGTAAAGAGGAACCCATGACAACTAAAGACAAGAGATTTAATAGTCCATCTACTCCGAAAGTAAAGCACGATTTGCCAAACTTTTTAGTAGAGGCAATCCTGATTAATAGATATGGTGCGCTCCCCGAGGGTAGTTGGAGAAAGGGTGGCCCTTTTGTCAAGGAGTGGGGAAAATTACTCACTAAAGTAAAAAGTGTCAGAAAACTTGACGTAAGTCCTGAACAACTTGCGTGGTTCATTCAATTTTACAAGATAACAGATTTGGACTACAAAGAGTTCGGCCTTTTACGATGGAAAATAAGGCAGTACTTCAAGTGGTGTAATATAGACAAATTTACGAGCTATTACGTTGCCCTACACTCCACCCTCAAAAAAGATAGCAGTAGTTATATAGAACAGACTACTGGTTATACGACAAAAGAAAATAGTGGGACTCATAAAAAGACCCTGACTGATATCCTGAAGGAGCTAGAGAGTGGAAACAACTGAGGAACAAAACATGTCGGATCGCGAACACAAGCTATTTATGAATCGTCTTAAAAAACAATTCGCAGATACCCAGTTTCGCACGGGCGATGAACTAAAATTGCCAAAGGGAAATCCCACTGGATCACTAAGTCTTGACATAAACCTTCAGGTTCCGATTTATGAAGGGGCGATCATCGAGATTTATAGCAACCAAGGTGCCGGTAAGACTACACTGGTACTATCTATTCTAGCTGAGGCTGTTAAGCGTGGTAAGAAGTGCCTGTTCTTAGACCAAGAGCAAGCCCTACAACCTACCCTAGTTGATTCTTTTCCAGCCCTGAGAAAGAAGGGAAGCCTAGAGGTTTTTACAGCACCCACTGGAGACGAAGCCCTTCGACTGGCTGAGGTATGGCTGCGCCAATACCCTGGATCAATCGTCGCTATCGACTCTGTCGACGCGCTGATACCGGAGCAAACGAATAAAAAGGATATCGGAGAAACTGACGTCGGTACCCTGCCTAAGCTAATGAGTGCCGGCTGTAGAAAATTGCAGCAGGCTGCTGGACAGACCAAAGGAACTGTCATTTTCTTGAATCAATTGCGCAGTAAGATAGGTGCGTATGGTAATCCAGATACTACTAGTGGTGGAAGAGCATTGCCATTTTATGCTGCACAACGAATTGAGCTTATGGATATCGTTAATGATACGCGAATTAAAAACGATGAGGGAAATCAAATCGGACATGAAGTTCGATTCAAGGTAATCAAGAATAAGGTTGCCCCTCCTTTCGTAAAGGGTAAGTTTCCGTTAATTTATGGAAAGGGGATAGACGTTTACGAGGAATTGGCTGTCCTTGCGGGGGACCTGGGCATAATAGAAAAAGAAGGAAAATATTTCCTTGTCCCAGATGACAAAGGAGAGATTAAGAAGCGCCCACATAAAACATTCGTTGATATCCTGCGTAGTAATGATACCCTATATAATCAGATCCTAGATGATCTGAAGGAATTATATCCTGAGACTTTTAGTGAGTAAGGGGTCAGAGGAATTGCTAGAGTTGGTGAAGGAGGTTTTTCCTCACCAAAAAATTGAGCTTGAATATAATATAGCAGAGCGTGGAGCTTTGTTTTTGGATATTTATATTCCAGCATTAAAGGTTGCTTTTGAATTTGATGGAGAGCAGCACTTTAGATTTTGTGAGCACTTTCATGATACACGAGAGAATTTTATCGCAGCGAAAAAGCGTGATGTCAAAAAAGACATACGTTGCGATGAATTAGGAATAACCCTAATTAGGGTTGCGTATAATGAAACTATGAGCAAGGAGTTACTATTGAAGAAGCTTGAGGGTGAATGGAATGAATAATGTCGCAGCCGAGTTTGCGCTTTTAGCTGGGTTGTGCAAAAATCCAGATGTCTACTTTAATGTGCAACAGCATTTATCTGTAGATGATTTTACGTCAAAAGCCCATAAGAAGTTTTTCATTGTATTACAGCGTCTATTGATGAATACTCAGGGTGATCTTGTTGTAACGCATGCAGGATTACTAGCAGAAGCTAGTGCCCTGGGAATGAAAGATTTTCTAGATGTCACTCGTGACGGAGAATTAGTAGAGGCTTGCTTAGAATATGAGGCATCTAAGGCTGACGTTGGACGTTCCTTTCTACAGGTGAAGAGAGAAACCGTCAAGAGGGGTTATCGTGGCATGATGAAGAGGCTAGATAAATATCTGGAAGATACTCCAGATGAGACTAGCGACATCATCAATCATATGGATACAGCCCTTATTGATCTATCCAACAAACTTCAGGGTGTGGTAGATGATGAGATTATTCACCTACCAGAACGAGCACTGGATATCATTGAGGATCTAGCAGATCATCCGGGTGAGCTAGGTGTAGATATTGGCTTTCCTCTATGGCAGCGTAGTATTGGCGGACTTAGAAACGGGACAGTAACGTTTGTTGCAGCGACCGCTAAAGCTGGCAAAAGCCAAATAGGTGCTCGTGCGGCAGTTGAACTTTCTCGCCACATCCCAGTGTTATATTGTGATAGTGAGTTGAATGAGACCGCGCAATCAGTTCGTGCATTTGGCATGCATACAGAAGTAAATTATGAAATTCTAGAGACTGGCTATTGGAAGTGTGACACTAACAGGATTCAGCGCGAGGGGTATGACAAGACCTTCGCGACACAGTGTCAGATAGCACGCCAGGTTATTGAGGATGAAAATATTCGCAAGGAATTTGTAGCGCATAAGTTGTTTTATAAAAAGATGACGGGAATGACAGCGCGCGAAATGATACCATTTTTGCGTCGTTGGGTAGTTCAGAATGCTGGTATTGATAAGCAAAATCGTAGCGCCCGTTGTCTAATTGTATGGGACTATATTAAGCTTTCCAGAATTGACGAAGTCAAGAAAGCTGGTGTTGGCGCTCATGATATTCTAGGAGATACCTGTATGGCGCTTCATGATTTCGCGGAAGAGTTTAATCTTCCAATCCTAGCATTTGGACAAACGAATCGCGCCATGGATAAAGACCTTAGCATGATTGCTGGTGCCAAGAAGATCGTTGAGTTAGTTGACTCTGTTAGTTTATGGCATAAAAAGGATGCGGATGATTTAGTAAAATACCCAAACGGAACACACGAAATGCATAATTTAGCATCTAGATATGGAAAGGGCATTAGTACACATATTGATGTTAGTGCCGACCTAAGCATTGGTAAGTTCAAGGAGCTAGGTGTGGCAAAGCTTGCCCCGCCTCAGGCTGCCCAACCCACGCCACAGGCCAATCCACAAGGTGGTGTAAGAAAGGCTGGTCAAGGAGCTACAAACAATGGCAACTGAGTCACAAAACGCTCCACTCACTAAGGCCAAGATCGAGGGCATTAGAAAAGTTGCGCATAAGAATATGCGCTTAATAATGAAGAAGCTTACCCCTAAGTGGATGGATCAGGGGAGTCGTCTGGTAGGATGTTGTCCGGTTCCACACACTAATGGTAGAACGCCGAACGATAACAATCAAGCCTTTAGTTGGGACTTTGATAGACAGATGTGGCAATGCTTTACAAATAGATGTCATCAAGTATATGGTGCTGATGTCTTTGCCCTAATACAAGCCGTTAAGAAGGTGGGTTTTAAAGATTCCGTGCAATGGATTCTAGATGTCGTAGATCGAGATATCGATGAGATAAAAGAACTTGACAGCGCAGAAGCACAGCGGTTAGAACAAGTTATTCGCAAAAGGTCACAGCTTGTTAAGCATAAGCGCATGGAGGAGGACCTTATGTGTCATCTAAAACCAAGCACTTACTTTAAGAATCGTGGCTTCTCTGATGAGGTAATCAAAGAGTTTGGTTGTGGTGGAGAATGGCATAAGGCAAAAACATATGGGGAGGGGCGAGCCATAGTGCCAGTTTATGACCCGATAGATGGTTACCTTATAGCCTTTACATGCCGCCTACTAGATGACAATCTCATAGAAAGATGGAACCCAAAATGGTGTCATGCGTTAAACTTTGCTGAGATTAGAAAGAGATCCTCTGAAAGATCGGACGAAGAAAAGTTTTATGTATCATCAGTGCTATTTAATCTACACCGTGCTAAGAATTTTATGGGGCCAGACAAAACTATTATTCTAGTTGAGGGTCCAATGGACGTAATGCGTATGTGGGAAGCCGGCATTAAAAATGTGGTGGCTATTTTAGGAACAGGATTTGGCAAGCATCATCGAACCCTACTAAATAAAGTTGGGTGTAGGAAAATTGTATGCATTCTTGATGGCGATGAACCTGGCCAAAAGGCGAGCAGGATGGTAGCTAAGCTTTGTAAGGATTATTTCGAGTTTAAGAATATTGTTCTTGAGGGAGATAGTGATCCTGGCTCTTGTGATCCTGCGCAATTGCGTATGCTACTTAAGGAGTATATATGAAAAATAAATGGATAATCTTCGATATGGACAATACCCTTATCGATACAGGACCGCTGTATATAAATGCGTCCGCTCGACTTGGCGATCTCATGATGGAGAGGGGGTTCGATCGTGACGAGGTCATAAAGAAGCAGGATGAGATTGATGTAAAATTATTTGAGGAGCATGGATACTCCACTGATAGGTTTGCAGAGTCATTTGAGTTAACTGTTAAACATTTTCTAGAAGGCGGAGGATTCTGGCCTAGAGATGGTGATAATATAGTAAAGCAGGCACGACGAATGGCAATGTCTGTGTTTGATCAAACTTCAATTGAGTATGACTATGCAGCCAGTGTAGTGCGCCAGATGGCAAACGCCGGATACAAGGTGGGTGTCATCACTGCGGGCGAACGCTGGGTTCAAATAAAGAGATTCGACGACCTAACAATGAGGAATTTATTCCACGATTGCTGGGTTGTCCTAAAGAAGACGAGCGAAGTATTTGACGACTTTTGCATCAAGCACAATGTAGATAAAAAGAATTCTTGGATGATTGGAGATAGTATTCGAAGCGACATTCTTCCGTCTACGACCTGTGGCCTAAACGCAATTCATCTTGATACTTCTAGTTGGACGAGTATTGAGGTTGACAAAGATCAGGTATCAAGCAATGTTATAACGGTTCCCGACTTGTCACATGCACCAGATATTATTCTAGGAGTAAAAACCAATGGCTAGATTTATTACGCTGTCAGGTCGTAAGCAAGTAGGCAAGGATACCTCTGCTCGCTATATTCAGCAAATGCTTCCGGGGCGAACAGTGCATATCGTGCATTTTGCTGATGCCCTCAAGCATGCGTGCAGTATTATTTTCCACATTCCACGAGAGGATATGGAGACTGAGACTGGCAAGCAGAAGTTGACCGATGTTCGCTGGCCAGAGGATGATAGTATGATGTATGCTGATCAGGGGGGTAATACTCCACCTGGTGGCGCGTGGACTCCGAATGATACAAATGGATTTATGACCGTTCGCGAGCTTCTTCAATTTGTTGGAACTGACCTCTTCCGCAACCAAATGGACCCAGATATTTGGGTGAAGTCAGTTTACCGCAAGAAGTATCGTGATGATGCTATTGTTGTAGTTGCAGATTGTCGCTTTCCAAATGAGGCAACATTTGCTGGAGAGAGAGGAGTTCTTATTGGTATAGATCGCGATACTGGACTTGAAAGTGACGGACATGTTTCAGAAACTGCACTAGATGACTATGATGGTTATCACTACCATATAGATAATAATGGATCATTTAATGATCTTCGTGCACAACTAGAAAATATTCTGCGACTAGAGAGCTTTGTAAAGTGAAAATTCCCTACGTATCTCCGAGTCGTCTCAAAAAGGGAATCGAATGCGAGTTCCAGTATTTTTTGTCATACGAATGGGGGTATGCGGATGACTTATTTCTCTACACTTTCGCGAGCGAATTTGGTAGCGCTGTACACAACACACTAGAAGAATACGCAGAATCCAAGTGTAAGGTAGATTATAAAAAAGCCTATGACGAGAATATTGCTAAACTAAAGCCATTCTCTGATGATATGCAAAAGGCACCGTCAAAAGCGCGTGCCTCGTTTTTTATTGATAAGAAGTGTGAGGATTGCCCATTCTTTGATCCTAAGTCTGCACACTGTGGTATCATAAAGAAGCACGTCGAACACTTTAAAGGATGTCCCAAAAAGCTCTACGATGAGGGCTTAATGATGGTTGAGATGGCTATTGATCGCTACGGTAAGTATTTCAAGACCGGAATAAAGAGCAAGAAGAATCCTAATGGTAAGGTAATAGGCGTAGAAGCTCCAGCAAAGATTTCGTGGGGAGCCGATGCTGATGGGGAAGATATCAAGATGAATGGATTCATTGATCTAGTTGTAGAGTATGATCCCGAAACCCTTCTCGTCATTGATTACAAAACTGGATACTCGATTCCACAGCATGAAAAATTTATTCAGGATCTTCAACCAAGGATGTATTCCTATGCTGCAAAGATTATGTATCCAGAGTATAAGTACTACTGGGTTCAGTTTGATTACTTTCGTGGCGTTCCATTGGAACACGTCTTTACTGGAGAAGATGATGAATTAACGCGTCGTTTAGTAGTAGACTTATATAATAAGATTAAGACGTCAAAAGTTATTAAGCGTCGTGCCTATGACCATTACTGTAAGTATTTATGTAATAGACCACTTTGTGATGTCAAGTGGGCTGAATTAAGAGCAGGAATAGATGGAAAAAATCCCAAAATTAAGGGTAAGGGGGGACGTTCGTAAAATGGATGAAGACTTGCGTTGTAAATATTTACAGGGTCAGCCTTACGACTTAACGGTAGAAAAGAAGTTTCGATTAGCTTTAAAGTTGTTGAGAGAAAATTTTCCACCTGAGTATCCAGTTAAGATACGTCGCAGACCTACAGAGATAATGAAGCGTGGCGGCTATAAAGACGCCCCATGGGGGTATTGTAGTTTAGTCAATGCGGATACTCCAAAATCTGATGGCAGAAGATACTTCTTGATAGAGCTTCATAAGGGCGCATCATGGAATAAGATGTTTGACACCCTGATACACGAGTGGGCACATGCCATAACGTGGCAAAAAGAAAGCAAGGATCATGGCGATCTATTTGCTCGTGCATATGGTAATATTTATCGATTTATGGTTGAGGATTAATGCTTTACGATTTTAAATGCGTTGAGTGCGGAGAAGAGAGAGTAGAAGTTTTTTCCGCAAATGATTATGACAAGTACGTTCATGAGGATGGGCGTCTCAAGCGCAAACGTTGCAAAAAATGCAATACGATTTCGCTATATAGACACATAATAAAAGCACCAGAGGCGCTAGGCGGGGCGAAGGGTTATGTCAGTATGGAGCGTTGGCAGCAACAGAACCCAGATCATACCAAGCGCAAGGAAGAGCAGCTAGAAAAGAAAATGGCAGATCGTCATCGCAAGCGCGTGCTAGATCGTATCAATAAACAGATGGGCGGTAGCAAGCAAGAGGATAGACACAGGGGATATGGTAAGGACCAAAGCGAGAAGAGGCTAAAATTAGATGACTGATGGAATAAATAAACAACCTGTAGTGCTGCATTGCCACTCTCAGCATTCCTTTCTAGATGGTATGTCACCAGTTAAAGAGATGGTCTCACGAGTTAAGGAGCTAGGTATGGATTCCGTAGCCCTTACTAATCATGGTAACATCTTTAGTTGGGTCGAGTTTTATCAAGAGTGTAAAAAGCAGAACGTTAAGCCCATCATGGGGACTGAGGCTTATTTTACGCTTAGGCATGAAGACAAAGAAAGGCATGCATATCATCTTGTTTTGCTAGCCGAGAATCAAGAGGGGCTCAACAATATTATTCGTCTAACTACTCGTGCCAACCAAAAATCTTACTACAAGCCACGTATCGACCTGAGCGACCTAGAGCAATATAAGGAGGGCGTCATTGCCCTTACTGCATGCCTAAACGGTCCTGTCACCTATCACCTATTCGATAAGATGACGTGGCCACAAAGCAAGGGTGAGGAGTCACAATTAAAAGAGGCGGCTAATATACCCAAGGCATATGAATATGCCCAAAAGCTTGTTCAAGTCATGGGTCCCAATAATCTTTTTCTAGAGGTACAGGACGGTGGCATAGATGAACAAAAGATCGTTAATCCTAGAATTCGGGATTTGGCCTCAAAGATAGGTGTTAAGACAGTTGCCACGCAAGACTTCCATTATGTCAAAAAAGAAGATGCTAAGGCGCATGCATTTTTAAAGGCTATGGCATTTGGCAAGGTAGCAGCAGAAGAAGGAAGTCATGGATTCTCGACTGATGAGTTTTATATCAAGAATAGAGAAGAGTGGCTAGAAGAGTCTAGTCTATTACCAGAAGAGGTTGATCAAACAAGAGTCATAGCATCTAGATGTAATGCTGAGTTACAACTACACAAAATGCGACTACCCAAGTATCCAAGTGATGACCCAAGGCCATCCATAGAGCTTCTTAAAGAGAAGCTTCGCGAGGGTTGGAGGCGTCGTAATATTAAGGATCCTAAGGGCGAGTATGCTGCGCGAGTTAAGCATGAGCTTGCCGACATCGAGTCTGCCGGCCTAGAAGATTATTTTCTAATTGTATCTGATATTACTGACTATTGCCGTGACAATGATATTGATATGAGTCCTGGTCGTGGTTCAGCCGCTGGCTCGTTTGTTTCTTACTTATTGGGCATTACACAATTAGATCCCCTGGAGTATGACCTCATCTGGGAGCGATTTTATAATGTCGGTCGCAAAGGGTCTATGCCAGATATTGATACTGACATCGAAAAGGGACGCCGTGGCGAGGTTATTGCTTACATTAGGGAACGATTCGGTGATGAGCGAGTAGCGCAAGTCGTGACATTATTATCTCTAGGTGCAAAACAGGTAATACGTGACGTACTTAAGGTTGCCGGCATTGATGAGAATACAAAAAACATTATTGCAGGTTTGATCCCTGCTAAAAACGAAGATCATGGCTCAATTAGTTTGAAAGAGGCAATCGCCGCAGTTCCTAAATTGAAGGAATATTCCGAAGATGATAAGAAGTTTGATATTGTTAGGGGCGGAAGAGTAATTCGTACAACGTCATGGAGGGAACTCTTTGATATTGCGCAGAGACTTGAGGGGTGCTATAAGACTAGTGGTATGCACGCAGCGGCTGTAGTTATCTCAGATAAGGATTTTGGCGATGCTGGGATTCCTTTAGTTAAGGGAACTAACAAAGATGACCTTATCTGTGGTTGGGACATGGACTCTATTGATGCCATGGGATTTCTTAAGGTTGACATTCTCGGACTTGCAACACTGGATGTCCTAAAGACTGCATTAAAAATAATCAAAGGGCGTCACGATAAAGAGTATAACCTATCAGAATTACCTCTAGATGATAAGAAGGTATTTGACTTATTATCCAATGGCTATAATCAGGGTGTATTCCAACTAGAGTCTAATTTGGGTAAGTCGTGGTCTAAAAAGTGTAAGCCACAGTCAGTCCATGAGATCGCTGAGTTGGTAGCAATTATCAGGCCGTCTTGTCTAGATACGGGGATGGCTGATACCTATGCCAAAATTAGGAACAATGAGGAGCAGCCAAGCTATATCAATCCAATCCTAGAGCCAATTTTGAAACCCACTAAGGGCATCTTATTGTTTCAAGAACAGGTGATGGCTATCTGTCAAAAGATCGCCGGGATGGACCTTAAGAATGCTGACGCGGTGCGTAAGGTTATTGGTAAGAAAAAGCCCGAGGAGTTGCGAGAGAAGCGTAAGGAGTTTATGGATGGGGCCACAAAAAACGTTTCCAAAGAGGTGGCCGATGAGATTTGGGGATGGATTGAAAAGCAAGCTGGATATGGGTTCAACAAATCCCACGCCGTAGGTTATGCTGTAATGGCATATCGAACTGCTTGGGTAAAGGCAAACTACTTTATTGAGTTCTTGTGTGCTAACCTAATGCACGCGAAGGATAAGGCTGGTCAAGATCGAAAGCCGCAGGATGTTATTGCGCAGTTTGTAAACGATGGCAAATTAAAGGATATCGATGTAACCCCGCCACGTATCGAGTCTAGCGACATGGATTTTTCTATTACAGGTCCTGATACCATATCTTATGGTTTCCTTCATATAAAGGGTGTGGGGTCGGCTGCTGAAAAGTCTATCTTGGCCTGTAAGGATGCGGGATCGTTCACTGAGTTTCTTAATCTAGCTGATAAAAACAAAATGAATAAGCAAGTTATAGATGCATTCATTTGTGCTGGAGCATTAGACAAGTTCGGTATCTCTAGGCGTGCCATGAAGGCTCAGTATACACTTTGGAGCGCCATCACAGATAAGGAAAAAGAGAGCCTAGTAAATTATACTGGCGATCTAGAAGAGCGACTAAGAGCACTGGCAGATGACTCTACGGTAGATGAGCGAAAGGCTAATAATATCAAGCCGCCTAATGTAAGACGCAGAGCAAAGATAAGGGAGCTACTAGATGAGTTTAATGGCGAGTCTTTCAGAGATACAGTAGCCCAGATTCTAATGTGGGAGAAGCAATACTTAGGGGCTACGCTGTCGGGCAGTATGGCTGATCTAGAGCGCGCAATGAGCGGAGCACGACATACCTGTAGGGACGTTGGTTCGGGTTCCTTAAAGCCTGGTGCGCCAGTACAGCTATGCGTCGTGGTTGAGGCCGTAAAGGAGACAACGGTTAAGCGTGGCAAGACGCAAGGCCGCCAAATGGCATTTGTTACCATCAGTGACTCAACTTATAGTCTAGATGGATCGTGTGTATTTCCAGATAGTTATGACAAGATGAAGTCAATGGGGATAGACGTAGGAGACATTGTATCGGTTCAGGGAACAATGTCCGATCGTGGGTTAATCATTAAAAATATGAGGTTGTTATGAGTTATACGGAATATAAAGAGGTAGAGGTGCCGAAGGAAGTTCAGGAAAAATTAATGCAGCTACAACAGTTATCGAGTCCTGATCAGCCGGCAACACTAAGCGCTTCTGGATTCTTTGATTGGCTTAACAAGCTATCTAAAGATGAGGGGTGGACGGCTGTTTGGCAGGGATTTAATTTTCCGTATATTGTCCTAGAGCGCCAAGTGGCAGAAGAATAAGTAAAAAAGACATACGGAATTAGCATTTAGACACATAATAGATATATGACTAAAATCACCGCAACTATTGATGGTATCCATGGCACAATTAAGATTGCGATCGTGGATAAAAAAGAAAAACAATCAATGGATTTGCAATGGTGTGTCTTTGATGAGGAGGGGGCTACTGGATTTATGACATCCTTTAGCGAAGGCCCTATAATGGTCACAGACCTGGCGGCAGAACATCTCGTTCGAATGATCGTCAGTAGTTTAGTAAGAACTCTTGAGGTTAAGCAAGGAGACTTAACCATCGTTAATCATGTTGGAGATACCATCTCCGATATACAATTTTTGCCACCAACTTTTAAGGGTAACGAAGTTGATATTCAGAGCTTTGTTGCACAACAGGACTCGCTTCTTAAGTTATACAGTTTGTATGATGAGCGAGGAACGTTAACTAGTCAATTAATTGATCTAGCAGAAAGCGATGGCATACTAGATGACTTCTTGAGTCTCGTTCAGGTTAGAGCCTCCGGAATATGTTTAGCAGTTAAAAAACCAAGTCAATAGGAGAAAGCAATGGATCAAGGTCTAGGATTTGTAGTCGGTCGTTTAACTCGCGACCCAAAGTTTTTTGGTGAGGGTGATAAGCAGCGTGCCCTTTTCTCGGTAGCATATAATCGTGGGCGCGGTGATAACCGTAAGGCAAACTTTATCGATTGTATTGCGTGGGGTAAGCGCGCTGATATCATGCGTGATTTTTCACAAGGTATGGGAATTTTTGTCACTGGTGATCTAGATCAGGATAGCTACGAAAAGGATGGCAAGCGCGTTAATCATTTTCAGCTAATCGTTAGTAGCATCACGGCGACCACTAGCACTCGTCGTCCCGATGAGGAGACAAGCAACTCAAGTGGTCAGACGAACAGTGGAAAGGTTGCCGACTCTGAGGAAGCAACCATCCCATTCTGATACAATTACACCATAGGATGGAAGACCCTACTGAAAAGACATACCTGAGGCATCGTGGTTTGATCAGAGCACTAATTAATTCTATTGTAGTAAATAATACCTCAGTAGTTGATACACAAGACCTACAGCAGGTTGGCGCTATGGCGCTAGTCTTAGCGCTCAAGACTTATGATCCATCACTAGGATCTCTTCCATCCTATATACGCAAGTGCGTTCGTAATGCATTGCTTGAGCAGGCTAATTCGTTTAGTGGAGTTTTTACTACTGACGAAAGAGTGCGTCGCCAAGCAAATGCCATAAGAAGGCTAAAGCTTGACGGGTTAAGCGACAAGGATATCATGTCTCGCCTTGGGATAAGAACACAGGCAACATTTAATGCGCTCTTGGGGTTGATAGATGGCGGTTCAATAGATTTGGATAGTATTGAGCTTCCTGCCGGGGCATTAAGTATGGACGAGGACACCATTCATCGTATGCTAGATGAGATTGGATTAGACGAATCAGAAATGGAATTCGTTAATCTTGTAACTACTAGTAAGACGGTAGATGAAATTATGGATGCTATGGAGTTGAGTAGAACATCTCTTTATGCCATTAAGGCATCTGTTAAAGATAAGATTTTGTCTTGGGGACAGGACAACTAGAGGCTGCTTGTGGTCGATCTTCAAGAAGTTATCGAAGATGTACGTAGTGTTCGTCATGAGCGGGGACGCATAACTATGAAGCTATACAAAAAGTATGGTAAATATAATGTCGAGCATATGTTGCGCAAGATGGATATTCGCTGGAATCAATTTTTGACAAGTTATTGTCATATTGCCCCATCGTGGCAAACCCACATTTCTGATCAGCAATATTTAGACGACATCAAGAGGGTTGCCGGTATATTAGGAAAGACTCCCTCAATGCAGCAATATTCCAAGTATGGTAACTATTCCGCAGACGCTATTTCTAATAGGTTTAATAAATGGAATATAGCCTTGGATCGTGCTGGACTATTAGTTACTAAAGATAGAATTGTACAAGACATCAGGGAAATTTGTCCTAGTAGCATGACTGATTATATTGAAAAAACATCTTTATTACAGAGTTCTACAAAGTTTTATGCAATATTTTCTACTTGGGAGGAGGCATGTCTTTGTGCCAATATTAAGTATACTAATCGATTCCATTATACAGATGAGGAGTTATTGCAATATTTGCGTAGAAAATCAGAGCAACTAGGGCGAACCGTCACTAAGTATGACCTAGATCAACCGAGTGATAAAACTTATTTTGATCGTTTCGGATCTTTTATTAATGCCTTAAGTTTAGCGGGTCTAGATCCTAGTCGTCATAAATTAGCTCTAGACGGACATTGGTATGACTCGGCACTAGAGGCTGATGTTGCAAATATTTTATTCACTAACTTTATTGATTATGAGCCACATAAGCGCGTCTGTAAGGATCGTAAGTGGACTTGCGATTTTTATATTCCACCCCAAGAGGGTGTCCCCAATGAACTATGGGTAGAGTATGACGGAATGGGGGAGTGGAGGGATTCGTTTAAGAATTCAACACATGTAGAGAAATTGCATTTTTATAAAAGTAACAATTATAATTATGTGATCTTGATACCTACTGATGATCCAATTACTAAACTTAATCTTAGTATAGAAAATTCTCAATTGGTATTAAAAGAATGTACATTAAAAGACTTGCTTCCATTGATTATGCGTTTAGGTATTGATAAATTAGATTGGCGGCCAAGTTATCCAGCTTATTTTTTAAATAATAAAATTGTTGGATTTATACGTAACGATAATGAAGAAATTATGCTCGAAAGGATAGATTATGGGAATTGAGAATCAGGAAAATTATAAAAAGCGTATCTTGTTTGTAGGCGAGGCGTCGTCCCTAAATACGGGATTCTCCAATATTTATAGAGAGTTATTGCCGCGATTAGCCGCAACGGGCAAGTATGAGATCGCAGAGCTTGGTTCGTATGTTAGGGATGATGATCCTCGCGCAAGAGATTTCGTTGCTGGCCGCTGGAAGTTTTATGGTAATCAACCCATGACTCCGGAAGAGGAGCAGATTTTTAATCAGGCTGACCCAGCGCAGCCAGGACAGAATACTAATCAGTTTGGTCGCTGGAAGTTTGAGAAAGTTCTTAGCGATTTTAGACCAGATATTGTAATCGATATTCGTGACTGGTGGATGCTTGCCTTTCAAGAGCGTAGCCCATTTCGTAAATACTTTAGTTGGCTTATCATGCCGACCGTAGACTCTATTCCTCAAAAAGAGGAGTGGATTTCTACGTTCAATAGTGCTACATATGTGATGGCATACTCAGACTTTGGTATTGATTCATTACGAAAATCTTCGCCACGACTAGAGCTACGCACAAGCCCGCCAGATAAGCCAGGCTTTATTGGAATTGACAAGGCGCCAGGCAAGCTACATCCTGTTCCACTTCGTCCAGGTGTCGACCTTAAGACCTTCCGTCCGCGTTCTGACGAAGAAAAGGCAGCACTTAAAAAGAAGTGGGGCCTTAGACCAGACATTCCTATTATTCTATTAGTCCAACGTAATCAAGCACGTAAGCGTATCTCCGAAGTATTACGTTCATTTGCCTTAATGAAGAGTGCGTTCCCTGATAATGAGACCGTACAAAAGTCAATTTTGGTAATGCATACGGCATGGCCAGATAACGCTATGTCGATTGATTTTCCGCGAGCCGTAGCTCGCATCCAGACGGGATATCATGGTGTGCCAATTACACGAAAGGGATTTATTCGTGAGGTCAATTCGACCTTTATGTGTCACAATCCAGAGTGTGGGGATGTGTTTATCGCACCGTCTATTAATCTGCGACAGCATCCCGTAATTAGATGTCCCAAGTGTGGACAGCAAAGCGCCCGCACTCCGACCACTGGAGCGGGATACACCAGAGAGCAACTAGCAGAGGTATATGGTATGGCTGATCTAATGGTGCAGATGAGTATCGCCGAAGGCTGCGGAATGCCCGTACAAGAAGCCAAAGCCTGTGGTGTTCCTGTATTAGTGACAGACTATGCCGCCATTTCTGAAAAGGGTAGGGTTCCAGATTATGATCACATCAATAAGAAAACTTATAGTGTTCATAAGGGTGGAGAGGTCATGGACGTGGCATATCTTTATGAAGAGCCCGAGACAACCTGTTGGAGAGCACACACATCAATGGAAGACTGCGCTAAAAAGATGGGCGAGTTACTAGGTGATCATGAGCGCTTATCTCGTATGAAGGCAGAGGCTCGTGAATGTGCCGAAGAACACTATGATTGGGATAAGACCTGGAAGACTTGGGAATTTATTCTAGATCACATCACTCCACTTGATCGTGACGAAACATGGGATAGGGACGTTAGCCTAATTGATATCGATATGCAGCAGCCAGATCCAGGCATGACGAATGAAGAGTTCGTTGTCTGGTGTTATACCAAACTATTAGGCTATAGTGGTGAGCACGATATTGATGAGGATGGTCGAAGGACATGGTTGCAAAAACTAGCTGTTGAACTCTCTCGTGGAGTCCCGGCTCAGAAGACACGCGAGGAGGTCGCAAACTACTTCCGTCAACAGGCTGAGGCGCAGAATCAAGTAGAGCGTTTGCGTGCAGGAAGTAAGACTTTGGCACCTAGTACTAATGAACAAGACAATGGAGACTCTTTTGAGGCTATGATAGTATGAAAGCTTTATACATTGGACCAGTTAGAGACTTTAGCGGGTATTCAACCGCTGCTCGGGGCTATATTAAGGCATTACACGATGCGGGGGTTGATCTAGTTGTACGTCCTGTGCGTTATGATCAAGCAGATCCTGGCACGGCTTACAAGCCAACAGATCTAGAGCGCCAGTTGCTTACAAAAGACCTTAACGGCGTTGACGTTGTTATACAGCACTGCACGCCAAATGAAATGCGCCCCGTAGACGGCAAGATCAATATTGCTGTTGTCGCCTGGGAGACTACTAGAATTCCACAGTATTGGGTTGATAAGCTCAATAAGTTTGATGGCGTAATTACTTTTTGCCAGGCTAGCGTGGAGGCATTCAGGGATTCCGGTGTTACGGTGCCAACCTTTAAGGTGCCGCACACTTTCGACATCTCATCTTATAATCTAGATGGGATTGAATCGATCTCCGCAACATCCGATCCAGAATTTCTTACTGATAAGTTCGTGTTTTATAACATTAGTCAGTTTTCTGCCAAGAAGGGAATCGATGTTTTACTAAGGTCTTATCTAACGGAATTTCATGGCCACAAAGATGTGATCTTAATTCTGAAGACATACATCAATATGGGGGGCGATCGTAATGGCGAGCGTGATAGGTTGCGCGCATACATTGACGGCGCAAAACAAGGCATGAGACTACCCGCTGATGGTTATCCGCCAGTTATGGTCGTGACCAAAACTCTTACTGAGGAACAGGTTAAAAAACTTCACAAGACTGGAGACTGTTATGTATGCAGTAGTCGCGGAGAGGGGTGGTGCCTGCCAGCGTTCGATGCATTAGCTTACGGCAATAAGCTAGTCACTACCTCCTGGGGCGGTATGGGCGAATTTGCATTCGATACCGAATACGTTGACATTCCAGAGGGGGAGGCCGGCATGATTCCTGGTCACTATCCAGTTAGAGAAATTCCTAAAAATAATGTTTATCCAGTACGGTATTCTATGGAGCCTCTAGTGGGACAAGGACATGCAGATCCAGAACTCTATACGAGTTTTGATAAGATTGCGGAACCATCAGTATCTTCTATGATGAACCAGATGCGCAGTGTTTATGAGGCACGTCAGGAACTAAAGCCTGCACCGGATATGAAGGAATTTGATTATTCAGTTATTGGGCCAAAGATGCTAGAGGTCATCGAGGGCGTAGTAGCTGACAAACAGGAGGCTAGCAATGTCTGATAACCCGTTTAATAATAATTTACCCAACCAAGTTGGTGCTATCTGTGATGCCATCGACAAGCAACCTAAAATTGTGCAATGTATCCAAGCCTGTAATGAGGAGAAGCTTATTGAAGCTTGTATGCTTCAGCTTTACGATAAGGTAGATCGTATTGTCGTTATTGAGGGTGCTGTCCAAAGCAAGGTCGCCGCAGGGCAGGCGACGCCAGATGGTCATTCGTTAGATCGCACGGTTGAGATCATCAAGGATGTCAAGGACAATAAAGACCCAGATCGTAAGATCGTTTTTGTGCAGATCGATCGCCCTTGGCAGGATCTAGAAGAACTTAAGAACACCTTCTTTCAGTATATGCAAGAGGGAGATTGGATGCTCATTACTGATGCTGACGAGTTCATCCATCCAGAGGTTGTTGATGAGCTACGCAAGGCAATCTCTATTGAGCCATGGGCTACCGAATTTGTCCCTGCTGGATTCTATCACTTCTGGCGCGATGCCTATCATATTCGTAAACCGAGTGGCGACTGGGGCCAACAACACCAGCGCTTTATTCGCTTTCAGCCGGGGCTAAATTACGCTAATCATCCTGTAGCTCGCGATGCAAATGGAGTTTGCACTTACTTTGATCCTCGCTATCTAAGTCGTAGGTTTGTCCTACCTAGTTTTGTAGTATATCATTATTCGTATTGTAAGGATAATAATGAAGAGATCAGGGCAAAGAAGGAATTTTATGATAAGGAATTGGGGCAGGATAAACATGGTGACGTTGGCGCATATGCGCGTGGTGGACAAACTGATGAGTATTTAAATCAAACTGAGGATTTGGATACGGTATTAAGGTTTGACAACAAGCATCCTCTAATTATGGAGGGGCATTCAGTCACCAAACATAGGGATTCTTTTTTAGCTCGTAAAGATTTAGCCTACTTTGATGGACCTGATGGTGTAGAGCCATATAACCTAAAAGATATTCCATTAATTTGGATCTTCGCAAAAGAAAAGAAGCAGGGGTATGATAAGTTCTTTAACACTGTAGAGGTATAACAATGACTGAAGCAAAATTACCAGATAAACCAAGGCGTCATCGCTGGGTAACCGAGGCTTTGGATGCTGGGGACAGCAAATTATCAGTTTGGCCTTCCGAGGATGACTTCAAGAGTAAAGTAAAGCAACAACGCTTTCTAGATACGATCACCAAGGTCGGTAATGATCCACGAGTCGTTACCATTAATCGACACGATCATGAAGAACATGGCGTAGTGTATGTATTTGATCTAGTAGAGTGATATGCCCGAAGTTAGCTTTATCACCTCTTGCTACAACTCTGAACAGTTTCTAGATGGACTGATAGAAAATACCTTACAACAAACTATTCAAGACTTCGAGCATATCATTGTAGATAGCGCATCAACGGATGGCAGTGTAGAGATAATCAAGAAGTGGCGTGAGAAGGATTCGCGCATTAAGCTTATTGAGCAGCCTAAAAGAACACCATATGGATTTAGTTGGTTGGTTGGATGGCATTGCGCCAAAGGAAGGATCGTCACCAATTCAAATACGGATGATAGATCATTTCCATGGAGAGGGATTCAGATTTTGCAGGCTGCCTACGAAGCATCTAGAAGAAATAGAATGTTGCGCCAAGAAAAGAGTCACTTTTACTATGGAGGTTATGAGACAAGAGTAAATGATAGGGTGATCGCTAAGGGGGTTCCGCCTACCTATTCGTCTCTCGACCTACAACAGTTCTTTCGTTGCGGCGTGCATGTGCATTGGGATAATAAGTTGCGGGATCTCGTGGACTGGAGGCGTATGTTTAAGGCTGGGATGGAATATCGATCGGCTTTTGACTATTGGCTCGTCCTATACTTTATGTCTCTAGGTGTTTCTGGTATTTCTATTCCCTCGTGCCTAAGTATTTATAATCAAAGACCAGACTCACTAGAACAATCAGATAAGGAAAGAAGTAATTTTGAGGCTTTGCGCGCCATCGAGGAGTTTTTTCCTAGTAGCCCTTCTATCATAGCGTTAGAGAACGACACGAAGTTTGCGTCACCGGATTACTATAAGCGGTATAAAGATTTTCTGCACGAATTTGACCGATAGACACACAATAGAGATATGAAGAAACGTATTACCTTTTCACTTTGGGGGAGCGAAGAAAAATATACGGTAGGTGCGATCCGTAATGCCGAGCTTGCACCCAAGATTTATCCAGGATGGGGGTGTAGGTTTTATATTGATTTAGACTCAGTGCCGTCAGATATTATAATCCGTCTAGTTGAGCTAGGCGCAGACGTGGTAGAAATACCCAAGGGGCTAGAGGGCTGGAAGGGTATGTTTGCAAGATTTCTTCCCGCTAGTGAAGATGACGTGGATATTTTTATTTCTAGAGACTGCGACTCAAGATTAAGTAAGCGAGAAGCTCTTGCCGTTGAAGAATGGATGCAGAGTACCAAACTTGTCCACTCAATGGCTGATCACCCCTATCATTTTAATCCAAGGTTGGGACTGATGGGTGGCATGTTCGGAATGAAAAGGCATGCCTGTCTACAAATGGCGCCCATGATAAAAGAATTCGCAAAACAATATAAAGACGCCTGGCAATGTGACCAGGATTTTTTGAAAGAGTATGTCTATCCTCTAGTTGCACATAAGATTTATCCAACTAGCGATATTCACCGTCACTGTATGACGTTTCCTATTCCACGCCAGGGGGATGATTTTGTCGGTTCAATTATTGGCCCAAACGGAGAGCGATTACACCCTGAACACCACGAGATATTTAATGAAAATTAGAATGAAGCCAGCCTATAGTTTTGATGACGTGCTCCTCGTGCCACAGCACTCGGATATTGCATCTAGAAATGATGTAGATATTAGTACTACTGTAGGTAGGATTAAGCTGACCCTGCCGATCTTATCTTCTAATATGGATACGGTCACTGAGGGCGAGATGGCAGTTGCAATGCATCAGGCGGGTGGCGCCGGTGTCCTACATCGATTTGCCGACAGTCATTGGCAACAACGATGGCTAAATATGTGCAAAGAGGTTGGTGCCCCACGTATTGTTTCTCGTGGCATTTCAGAGGGGGATTTTTCTCTATGTATAAATCCGCTTGCTTTTGATATGATTTGTGTAGACGTAGCTCATGGTGATCATGAGCGTGTAGCTGAATTTATTCACAGAGTTAGGGGGATTTGTCCAGACACCGATATCATTGCAGGCAATGTTGCTACGGGAATGGCTGCCCTTCGCTTAGTTGAAGCTGGAGCTAATATCATTAAGGTTGGTATTGGACCTGGCAGCGTTTGTTCAACTAGAGTTGTGAGTGGACATGGTTTTCCTCAACTTAGTGCTATTGAAGACGTCGATATAACCCTAAGGCTAGAAGGACTGAGGGGGAATAATGATAGGCGTGTCTCCATCATAGGTGATGGTGGTATCAGGTATTCAGGCGACATTGTTAAGGGTTTGGCAGCCGGCGCTGATGCAGTAATGCTAGGGGCACTGCTTGCTGGGACAGATGAGGCTCCAGGAGATCGTCTAGTTGAAAATGGCTTAACATACAAAACTTTTAGAGGCTCAGCATCATATGCGGCACAAAAAGAAAAGAGGGGTGAGAGAACTCCTAGAGTTGAGGGTGTCAGCGCAAAAGTTCCTTACCGAGGTCCCGTTGCTGATACTTTGCAGAATCTTGAAGCTGGTATTCGTAGTGGCTTTAGCTATAGCGGCGCTCGCAATATTGAGTCGTTGAGAAATCGTGCCGAGTTTGTAGTTGTTACAGGCAACACTTTACGAGAGTCACATCCACATCATCCATATAGGTTATAATATGAGCGATAAAATAGAAGTAGGAGATTTTGTAATACATACGCCCACTAATAAGATTGTCAAGGTTCTAAAGGTTGGGCAAGTTACATTTGATATTCTAGATGAATATGACATATACTCTATAGTTCCATATGAGGACATAAAGAGTTGTCCACTTTCGTTTAATATGTCAGAGGTAGTGGAAAGAGATGTCCAGGTATTAGAAGATATCGGTAGTCTTTGCTTTAGTAAACTACGTCGCGTAGGTTACGAGCGTGCCATAACAGCTTTTAAACACGACGAGGGACTAACAGATTGGTCTCCTGGCGAGTGGACCAATGCCCTCGCTGGGGAGGTAGGCGAGTTATGTAATCTCACCAAGAAGATGAAGCGCGATGGCAATATTCCTTTAGAAGAAATCGGAAAGGAGATCGCCGATGTAGTTATATATGCTGATCTAGTTGCTACTCGTTTTGGTCTTAAATTAGAAGATCTAGTTCGTCAGAAGTTTAATGAAGTTTCGGATCGTAAGGGGAGTGACATAAAACTATGAACGAAGATGAAGATAATTGGCGCGGATTAGAATCGGTTAGTAATTTTTTACTTTCTCGAAGTGTTGTATCAGTAGAGAAAATCGATGACAATGAATTTTGCATTACTGAGGAATGTGATGGATATTTTTATGCCACCTTAGACCGCGAAGGTTTTCGGCAGTGGATTAAAGAATTGCAGGAGTTATTGGATTGATAATTACCGGAATTGGCTCGCGTAACACTACACCTGAAATTTGCGACCTATTTGTAGAACTCGGCGCAGAAGCACGCGAGCGTGGATGGTGGATTCGCTCAGGACATGCAGAAGGAGCAGATTATGCTTTCGAGCGTGGCGCTAGAGATCACTGTATAATATACATGCCATGGAGCACCTTCAATAAGGAGCTGCCAATTCTTGGGCGTGCTCATACAGAAGAGTTACGCGACGATGCACTCGACCTTGTTTATCGTCATGACCCCTATGCTAACGATGATATATCTCAGGGTGTAAAGCGTATCAAGCAACGTAATATATTTCAGGTTCTAGGTGTAGATTTAAAAACCCCATCTGATTTAGTAATTTGTTATACTGATGAGGGCAAATATGTAGGTGGTACTGCATTAGCTATGCGTGTCGCTAGAGAAAACAATATCCCAATCATAAACCTTGGTAATCCTAGTGTCGAAAAGAACTTGGATAGCATTCTTTGTAGGGTTATAGATGAGGTGGGAGTATGACATATCCTCCAAAAGATTATTACTCTTCAAAAGAAGAACGTCGTCATATGAGAAGAAGTATTACTTTATTTTTAGTCCTTCTTGTCACATGGCTTATTATTGGGTTGATAGTATGAAAGTCCTAGTAACCGGGAGATGTATTCCCCAACAACCAGACCGCTGCACGGCTCAGCAATTAGTTGAGGGATTTAAGCAAGCAGGTCACGAGGCTATTTTTTATGGAAACTTTTATGAAGAGCCGTATAGATTCCTAGGTGCTAAAGAAGCCCGAGAAGAGGAGTTTGACCTTCTTATAGTTACTGAGATGAACGATGGAATGTCCGGTTATAGTTCCTTGTTCTACCACCATAACCTTAAGTACATTCCAAGACTATATTGGGATTTTGACGTAAGTTATCATCCAGAGCAATCATTCAAAAAGGCATTCGGTGATAGTTATCATGGCTATCTAGTTGCTAACAAATTATTTGTTGATCGATTTAAAGAAAGAACACCTAGTCCAGTATTACATTTACCATACGCATGCTCTCCACAAATTCATAGGCGTAAGCCAGAAATACTAAAGCAGTTTACGATAGGGTTTGTAGGAAGTATAACTGCCGAGAGAGAAAAGCTACTAGAGAAGGTTCGTTGCGTGAATGGCGTTTTCGGCGAGGCGCTGATCGACGAGACTAATCAGCTATATACAATGATACATATCAATCAGGATGCATGTAGGGGGCTGGTACCAGGACGCCCCTGGGAAACGGCTGGTTGTGGCACTAATCTTTTGATGGATCGCGCTAGCTATGAGGATTTCAAAGAATTTATCCCTGATTTTCTAGATGATTCTGTTCAGTGTTTTGATTCGTTTGAGCAACTAGAAAGAATGATTAAGGATGTCGAGTTTTGCCATCCGAATAGGCTTAAGGAAATGCGAGAGAATGGTCAGCGCTTGATGGAGTATATGCACGCGAATCACTCGTACAAAAATCGCGCAGAAACTATAATATCTTGGTGTAAGGATAATGAAATTCTATGAAGCCACTAGTCTCAATCTGCATTCCTATTTATTATTCAGGACCAGAGACACCTAGAGTGTTAGGTGAGCTGATTCACTCCATCAATATTCAGACCTATTCAAGTATTCTCGTATTAGCATCTATTCAGCCTAGTGAAGATATTGCGGGAAATAAGCGTATGATGTCTGAGTTATCTAAATGCACAAAAGAATGTAGGGTTATTGGATGTAGTGGCAGGGGACCAGCAGCTAATACCAATAGTGCTATAGGACTGGGTGTGAATTGCGGACATCGTTATATTAAGATTATGAATCAAGATGACCTACTAGATAGCAGAACGGCAATTGCAGACATGGTTGCAACACTAGAAAAAAGCGACGCTAAATGGCTCGCAAGTATGTGCACCCATACTGACTCTGAGGGGGTAAAAAGAGAGCGCCCACATCAACCTAGATGGCCTGGGGAGAAGGCTATGGTAGAAGGTGTTAATCAGATAGGATGCCCGAGCGCTATAATGTTTGATAGTAGCTTAACTCTTAAGTGTGATCCTAAAATTTTATATGCGATGGATTGTGATATGTGGATTCAGCTTTATAGGCAAGCTGGTCCACCAGCGATTCATTTACTACCAGATGTTGTCGTTAGGATGTGGGAATCTCAATTAACACAAAATCTAGATATCCCAAAACAACTAGAATCTGATAAGCGCGCAATGAGGATGAAATATGGATACACATAGAACAGTATACACTGTCATTAACTCAAATGATGAGGGTTATAATCTTCTGGGCATCTTTGATACAGAGGAGGCAGCACAGGAGGCTTGTGATAAATACAACGCTGATGGTCATGCGTGGCTAAGAGATCTTTTTAAAGATGATTCAGAAGAAGAGATGAAGAATCATCTAGATCATTTTGATTGGTGGGATAGCGCTAGGGTTGTCGAGCATACTATGAATGATATGAGGGATTTTATTTAATGAAGAGCTTGCAGGTCCTAAAACCGATTTATAGAGTAGAAGAGTGCCTAAAGTCTATTCGGGAATGTCTTGACGCTGGTTGGACTGGTCTTGGTGGTAAGACAGTCGAATTTGAGCAAGCCTGGAAAAAGTATACTGGATTACCACATGCTCATTTTGTTAACTCGGCAACAGCAGGACTGCATCTAGCTGTCAAAATTTTTAAGGATGCCTATGGGTGGAGTGACGGTGACGAGATAATCACCACACCCCTGACGTTTGTGTCAACTAACCACGCTATCCTCTATGAGAGACTATTCCCCGTGTTCGCTGACGTGGACGAAAGGACCCTCTGCCTGGACCCTAAGGAGGTCGAGAGCAAGATTACTACCAGGACGCGGGCAGTTATGTATGTGGGCATGGGAGGGAACCCAGGGCCATTAAACGAGATCCGCGCTATCTGTAAGAAGCATGGACTTAAATTTATTCTAGATGCTGCTCATCTCGCTGGAGCGGAGGTTGACGGACGACATATTGGTAACGAGGCAGATGTTGCTGTTTTTAGCTTTCAATCTGTGAAAAATCTCCCCACGGCGGACTCAGGTATGGTATGCTTTCAGGATGCCGAGTTTGATGCCAAGTCACGCAAGTTAAGCTGGCTAGGTATCGACAAGGATACATTTATGCGAAGTGAGCGTGGAGGCTCTTATAAGTGGAGATACGATGTGCCAGAGGTTGGTTATAAGTACCATGGCAATGCCATAATGGCAGCCCTGGGATTAGTAGGACTAAAGTATCTAGATGAAGATAATAAACGTCGCATAGATATTGCCCTTCAATACAAGCATAACTTTCCATATCAGACTAGGGGAATTGTAGAAGATCCTAACGTAAAATCATCATGTCACCTCTTCCAGATGGCAGTCTATAATCGTGACGCTGTTGTTGAGGCATTAAACAAAGAGAAGATTTACCCTGGCGTCCACTATATTGACAATACTTTTTATCGTATGTATAGGCATGGTATGAATACGTGTCCAGTGGCACATGAACTTTCTAACGAGCTATTGACTCTTCCTATCCATCTAGAATTAACAGATGATGATGTTGTTAGAGTTATAGATACACTCAAGGTAATATTAGATGAACAATCATAATCTAGATGAACTTAAGGAATTCGCCAGACAATTCCAAACCGACAAGTTAGAGTTGGGTTATCTTCCACTTTACTTGGAGTATTTTAAACGCCAAGGAATTGAGAGAGACGCGCCACTTAAGATTCTTGAGATTGGGACAAATAAGGGTAGCTCGCTTCGAACGTGGGCTGAGTATTTTCCTAACGCTGAGGTGCATGGCATTGATATTACCACATGCTATGAAATTGCACACCTACTAAAGCACGATCGTATCTTTACCACCATAGCCGATCAGGGCAATAGAAAAGAGCTATTGCGCGCGATTGATGAATTCGGAATAGGAATTTTCGACATCATTGTGGACGACGGAAGTCATGATCAGGCACACCAACAGATTTCTCTAGGTGCCCTATTTCCGTTTGTTAGAAAAGGCGGTCTCTACGTAGTAGAAGATTTAATCACTGGACAACCATTTATGGATGGTAATACCTGGAATAAAAGTAAGATTACGCCAACTAGAAATATATTACAGATCTTCGAGCAGACGGGGCGTTTACTAAGTCCAGTGATGGAGGACGAGGAAATTAAGCATATCAAACATACCTATAGGTATTGCGAATACCGTGAATCTTCCGCTATCATTTACGATCAGTGGCATCCTGAGGTTGTGTTTATAGGTAAGAACGATGACTAAGATAGGTATACTTGCTGGTAATCACGAGGTTGGCAAATATCTTTGTGATCGGATAATTTCATACCGTCCAGAAAATGTTGCCTTTGTTCAACATGAGGGGGCGTGGTGTGTGCTAGAGGATATTCCTTCATTTAAATATACAGATGAGTCTCTTACTCAACACCTTGTAGATACATTCAAACCTGATCTAATTGTACTCGCTTGGTGGCCTAAGATTCTTAAGCATATCCATAAAACTCCAGGACTAACAGTAATTAATACCCACCCATCTTATCTCCCATACGGGAGAGGAAAGCATCCATACTATTGGTCCATCGTAGAGGGGACACCGTTTGGGGTCACTATTCATAGGGTCGATGATGGAGTCGATACGGGTAATATTCTATGGCAAAAGAAGGTTGAGCTAACACCACTGGATACGGGAGAGTCTGCCTACGACAAGGCAGTCAAAGCGATGAAGGAGTTGATAGATACTAATTTATTTCTAATTGCAAATAATCATATACCCAATGGGGTCCCACAAGACGAAAGTAAGGCGGTTAGTCACCATAGCAAAGACTTTGAGTTGCCCCCCATAACGAAGAGTGAAATGCGCTTATATGATGGCTATGATCTTATCAATGAACTTAGGGCTCGGACATTTGATAATGACTGGTCTGGGCGTAAGATTGAGATCGACGGTAAGATTTACCGGATACATCTAAATTTGGTGGAGGAGTAATGAAGATTTTACTAGCCTGTTTGTATGCTGACTTTGGGCAGAACGGACAGATGAAGCCTGACTTTTCCAACGCCTCGTGGGAATACGAAAATATCTATAAACCATGGAAGCAACTAGAAGACGAGGGTTTAGTAGAGCTAGAGACACATTGGGTTGACACTCAGAGCGACCCTAAGGGGCTAGAGCGTTTAGTAAGTCTTGCAAAGGGCGTTGACTTAATTTTCCAAATTCCAGTCACGCATGCATTGGGTATTCACCTCCCGCAGGCTCGTCAAATAATCGACGGCGGCACTCCAATAGTAAGCTATCACCCCGATATCCATATGCGCTATAAGCATTATTCGGGCGACCGCTTTGTAGAGTCTAGAGTCACAGAGGGGTATGATACTCACACAATTAGTCCAGCGCTTCATATGATGGATCAACTTCGCAATGATGGAGTAAAGTGTTATCATATGCCATTCGGAATTCCTAGTTGGTGTCATCGCGAGCTATCATTTACAGGGCCACAATTCGAGGTATCGTTTGTCGGGCAAAGACACGGAATTCGTGAGAGTATCATTGCTCAATTACGTGGCGCTGGGATTCGTGTGCATACGTGGGGACACTTTTGGGGAGATCATCCAGATCATCATGGGCGCCCTAGCTGTAAAGATATGGTTAGCATCTTTAATGATAGTATGATCAACCTTAACTTACGTTGGTGTTCTAGGAGCGCTAACCATGGCCAAATCAAGGGAAGAGATTTCGAATTATTGGGATGCGGAGCCTTCATGGTTACTACCCAACATACAGAGACAGATGATCTTCATAAGATTTACACACCCAATAAAGAATTTGTAGAGTATCACTTTGTGCACGATATGATCGATGGCATCAAGTATTACTTGGATCATCCACATGAACGACAAGAAATTGCTAATGCGGCATATCATAAACGTGAGAAAAATTTGTGGACAACTAGGATGAAAAATTTCATAGAGGACTGGAGAACGGGAAGGGGATGGAATGGCTAAGACTATAAAGGTAACAATCGGATGTGAAGTAAAGGCATCATTTGAGAGTCTAGGGACTAAAAAAGAGAATGCGGCATTTCGTAAACAAATCGAAGAATGGGTTAAGGATGCGCTTTTAGAGGATGCTACATTTATTCCATTTTATGACGAGAATGGTGTAGAACATTGTACAGAACCTTCTAAGATTTTTGTATGGTTGGAGGATTAGGCGTGGCAAGATATATTTCAGACGGAACGTGGTTTGATAAAGGAACAGGTGTCAAATCGTCGCCCTCCTAAGGTAAAATTTATGATAGGCAGTATATCACTCAAAACTTATTGCGAAACGCATAACTTGCCATATAAAACAATTTTAAATCGTATAAGTAAATTAGGATGGAGTATTGAAGAAGCTATTAATAAACCAGTTAGGAGATGTAGATGACTAAGAACTTAACAATTCTTTCATATTGTCATGAAGCTCACCGTCCTTGGATTAAGCATTGGGCAGAACAACTAGAGAGACAGACATTTCGAGATTTTAATATCATCTTCATCGCCCACAATTGGGATTGGGATACGTCCGAGAAGGTGCTTGAGTGGAACGATGCCCTATCTTGCCTGAGTGATGATCTTTGGGATAGGGTTGACTCTTATTCATTTAAGAGCGAACCAGTAATCGGAGCGGTAATTGATTATGGCGCATCTCTAGTTGATACAGAATGGATGGGGCATTTTGATCTTGATGATATTATCCATCCTCAAAGATTAGAGTTGCAGATGAAGTTCTTAGGAAACCATCCAGAAATTTCATTTATTTCTACTCGCATGGTAGGATTTTATGGAGACCCTGCACCAGAAATGTTAGAGTTAGATTATGTGGAGCCCAATGAACCTAATCTAGATGTCTGTACACATGAACAGATAAAACATTGCCTGTTAACTAAGGGGCAGAATTGTTTGGGGCATACCACTATGATTTATCGTCCTGAGATTTTAAAACAACTAGGTGGCTTCTCGCGCTCTGATGTCAAGCTAGACGGTAAGTCACCAGATTATGAGACTTGGAAAAAGGCCATACTAGCTGGATATAAGTTCCACCGCCTACCTGAACTTTGTGCCCTATGGCGTCTTGATTCGAGTAGCATCAGGCATATATAAGAAAATCCGCACGGAATAGGCATCTTGCCACATAATAGAGGTATGGAGGTACACCATGTTCAAGCGAAGTAAACAAAACGAAAAACGAGTCGAAGAACTACAGACTAGGCTAGATGCATTGGTTCAAAAAGTAGAAGAGAATCACCACACCCTCTCTATTCTAGAGGCAAAAAATCGCGAACTAACCGAGTTGACATCTCGTCTAGATAGAGAACTAACGGCGGTGCGAGGACGCCAGGATAGTCTCCGTAGCGCAATTATAGAGGGGATTGACGGGATTGACGAGGGGGGTGGGGAGGATGCCTAAGTCGATCGGTATTATTGCGTGGGGGGCAATGGCTGACGTGCTTTATGCTACACCAATAATAAAACACATCCGCGAGCTTCATCCAGATGCTTTTATTTCGTGGCACATAAGAGATAAATTCGCCCCCGTTATTGCTGGCAACCCTCATATTGATGAAATAGTATATTGGAAATTGCCCGAAGGTCACACAACTAGACAAGAAGCAGAGCATGATATGGATCGTAAGATTCTAGATGTTGTAAAAAGGCATGATAAGTATTATGACTTACAATACTGGCCACGCTATAGTAATTTCTACGAGCGCCCTACCGAAGATTTTATTAGCTTACGAGCACGAAATGCAGGCTTGAATCCTAACGACGTAAAAGATCGTAGTATTGTACTAAATATTACAGATGAGCAAGAGAGGGTTGCGCTCAAATTTATACTTGATAATGACCTTGGTCCAGAAAAGAGTGACGATTCCTGTAAGACATTCATTACTGTGAATCATATAAGTTATGCGGCTAGTCCGGTCTGGTCACCTGAGAATTATCAATTGCTAGTTGACCTACTAGAACAAAAAGATATCAAGTGTGTTTTTACAGGTGCACCTAATGAGCCGTTACCAAATAATGTGATAGATGCAAGGGGGATGCCATACAAAGAATGGGCATCACTGATCGATAATAGTGACCTGTGGTTTGGATTAGATTCGGGCGCAAAAACCCTAGCTGCGGCTACAGAAACCCCGATGATTGTTTTGCACTCTAAGGACTTTCCTATGCAGAAGACCGGGTGTCAAGCCATGGGAATTCGCACTAAGAACATCCTGGAGCTTTGCCCCGCGCCAAATGTTACTACCGTAGCTGATCTTATTGTGAAGGAGGTATATAGCTGATGTCTTATTGTCGATGGAGCACGAATAATTTTCAATGTGATGCATATGTTTATGAATCTGATGACGGGTGGGTTCTAGAGCTAGCCGCGAAAAGATATCAGGATGATGGCACCATAGTCGAGATCGGATTACCGTATGATGGTCAGTCTTTTTTATTCTCACATCCTATAGAATGTGCCATAAAGCTATTAGAAATGAAATTAGTGGGATATTGGATTCCGCAGTATGCAATAACGGACTTGATTGAAGAAGGATGGGAGATGATAGAATGAAAAACTTAGATAGTTTTATCCACGACTACATGCGCACTGATGAATTTCGTCATCTAGTTGAGTCTGATTGTACTTTTAATCCTCCAGTAACTCTTACTTATGCTATTGAAAGACTTGCCATTGTACATGTAAAACTATGGCAACTAGAAGATCAAGTGCGTAATCCAAATTTTGATGATGCTCAAGTCGGAGCGATCAAGAGGAAGATAGATTATCTCAATGGGGTTATACGCCCACGTCTTGTTGCTGGTCTAGGTGAAATTTTTGCCAAGGCTGTGAAAGAGGGAAATGAGGAATTGGTTCGCGAACCGAACTTAAAGGATTATAAAGCGAGGTAAATAATGGGTGATTCGCTGAATAATACACCTACATTTTGTGGCTTTACCGTAAGCGTCAATACAAATACGGCGTATGGCGAGGCAATAATCAATGGCGAAAAAGGATGGATAGTTCACGACAGGAACAAAGATAGGTGGTATGAGGCTGTCTGTCATGGGTCCTTCTGGAGTTCTAAAAATTATGAAAAGACTCAAGAAGTATTTTGGGACGAGGAAGCCGGGTGGTTCAAGACATGAGGTCGATCTCGTTATCTGAATTCTTACAAGAGCAAGAAGATGCCTTCAATTTTGAAGTTGCAAGATATAGTAATCCGCTTATCATTGATTACGGAGACAAAACAATATCTTTGGATATAGAAATTCATTTTGATCGGTGTCTGTATAAATATAAACGGGTTGGTGGCTTCGCCTGGACTTATGTTAATGATAAAAAGTTCGGGGCTAGCTGTGATATTGAATTTGACGAAGGTAAGTTTATAGATTATAAAAATATTGTAAGTTGTATCTTTGCAACATTATTACGAAAAATAAATAAAGAGTTGGAGCATAATCAGGTGTGTAAAACGTGCAACGGTCAAGGTTGGTATGTTGATTTTATGAATCGTAAGAAATGCGAGGACTGCAATGAAACACGATAAGTTTATACAAGATTTTAAAGAGTTCGTTGATTATAATCCGGATCCACTAGATAAATATTCATTGTTGCATTCACTAATTCTAGACCTGAATGACAGGATCGATAATTTATTTGGACCATATAAAGACTACAGCAAGTATAGTAAAAAACAGCTTTTAAAAGAAGGCGGTCATGGTCTCTATAGTGAGGTCATTGATAATAGAAAATGGCTTAGGAAGGCTAAGAAGATAAAGCAAAAAGCTGCTGGAATTTTACGCGACAAAGTAAGAAATTCGTATAACTACCTTTATTCCGACGACGAGAGTAAGAAGATTTATGACCTTATACTTGTGGCGGATGACGATATCTTTATGCAGTGGTATGGGAAAATATGAAGAGGCTAACTCTAGGAAGCTCGTCCATTGGCGATCTTGAGAAACAATATGTTGCCCAGGTTCTAGATGATAATTACATCAGTCCTGGCAAGGTAGTAAAAGAGGTAGAAGAAACCTGTGCCAAGCTTCATGGATTTAAGCATGGTCTAGCTCTTAACTCAGGTCAAAGTGCAATCCATCTAGCAATTCAGGCCATCGTAGAGACTCGTCTAAATAGAAGGGATGACGAGAAACCACTAGTGGCTGTGCCAGCCTGCACCTATATCTCAACACTGGCGGCAGCTATCCTTGCAGGTTGTGACATTGTTCTAGTTGACGTTGATAGATCAACTGGTAATATGTCAGACCTTGCCCTACAAAAAGTCCTACAAGAACAAAGGGATATTGGGGATCCGGTAGATATAGTCGTTCCCGCCCACCTTTATGGACAGGCGTGCTCGCAACTTATCTTTGAGACCTGTAGAATTTTTAATTGCTGGGTTGTTGAGGACGCATGCGAGGCCACCTTTGTCAAGGGGGTCGGTCATGGGCATATTTTAACCACGTCATTCTTTAGTAATCACCTCATCTCGGGCGGCGGCGGCGGATTAATTATGACTGATGATTCTCAACTAGATGAGTATTGTTGGAAGTTGGTTAATCACGGCAGAAGCTCTAGGTTTGGCAACGAGGATATCCACCGGATAGCAGATAAGTTCCATTTTGACACCTGGGGACATTCGATGAAGTGGAACGACGTCAGCGCGGCAATCGTGAAGGCCCAGATCGAGCGCAGGGATGAGCTATATGAAGCGCGGCGAAGAAACGCGGCAGTCCTAGATGATATTTTGGCGCACTGGTCTCCTAAAAAAGTGTGGTTGCCATATGGACAAAAGCATTCATACATGATGTATCCCATAATACTCTCTGATTTTCTAGATGCAAATAATGTAATCCGTTACCTAAATGATCACGGCATAGAAATACGTAGGTTGATGCCAATTACTAACCAGCCAGTGGTACAGAAATACTTCAATAGCGATTTAGCTAAAGAGTTTCCAAATGCTAACTACCTCAATAAGCAGGGGTTCTACGTAGGGGTTCACCCGGAATTATCTCAGGAAGATATGGAGGAAATGGGTAGTATTATTGATGAAGCGATACGCTTAGAGGTTAATAGAACAGAGGGGAGCAATGACTAAAATTCTAATAACTGGCAGTCATGGTTTTCTGGGGCATCATGTCGTAAAAGCGCTTGACCGATATAGTAAGTCTTATTGGAGGGTCGTAGATATGGATATTATGACCCCAACACATAACGAGTTGGACTTACTAGATAAACATAGTATTGCCGAATATATGGCATGTAATAATCCAGACATGGTCATTCATCTAGCTGCTAAATGCGGGGGTATCGGTGTCAATCGCGAAAAGCCTGGGGAGTTCCTATATGACAACTTAATGATGACGACCAACTTAATTGAATCTTGTCGCCATGAAACGGTCAGCTTAGTTAGATCCTGTCATCCCGATGGGTCTTATCGGCGCCATCATCCCATTAAGAAATTTGTGGGAATCGGCACAGTATGTAGTTATCCTCGAAATACACCAGTGCCGTTTAGGGAAAAAGATCTGTTTAATGGTTACCCCGAAGAAACTAATGCCCCATATGGTATTGCTAAACGTGTACAACTAGAGATGCTTAAGGCATACAGGGCACAGTATGGCTTTAACGGCATCTTTCTTATTCCAGTAAATCTTTTTGGTGAGCATGATAATTTTGATGACGATAGTAGTCATGTTATTCCAGCAATGCTTAAAAAGTTTCATCGAGCCAAGCTTGCCGGTGACCCGTTCGTAACTTTGTGGGGTGATGGCTCTGCCTCAAGAGAGTTCTTGTATGTAGGTGATTGTGCCGAGGCAATTCTTCAAGCTACTCTCCATTATGATAATCCTGATCCAGTAAACATCGGAACAGGAAAAGAAATAACGATTAGAGATTTGGCCCACACAATCAAAGATGTCGTCGGTTATGAGGGAGAGATACGCTGGGACACAAGTAAACCTAATGGGCAACCGAGAAGACAACTAGATGTATCAAGAGCAAAAGAACGATTCGGCTTTGAGGCAAAGTCTAATTTTAGATCAACACTAATCAATACCTATAAATGGGCACAGGAGAATGGAGTACTATGATTCGCGAACCGCTAAAACAGATGCCATGGACCTTCAAGGCTCACATCAAAAGCCTAGTGGGTTGGTTACTCAGCGAGGTATGTTTCGCTGGGGGTGATGGTGATGCCACTTGGGTTGTCAAAAACATCGAGCTAGAACAATTGCGAGAATTCGTTATCGATGAATGCCTCAGTGCAAGCGAGGCGCGTTATTGGACTGTGCACGAAATCAGAATAGATGAACACGGCAGTCGATTTAGTCTAGCTAACAATCAGGAGGCTCTTGTTTTTACCACAACTGAGAGAGACGTGCCGCCCTGGTCACAATGCACGGTGACACTATGAAGCAAGGATACGAAGTTCAGGTGTAGGCAGATCTACCGTCGTCACTCAAGGAGAGGCCAGTAATGGAGACAGTATTTATGCAATGGGTCGCAGACCTAAGTGAGGCATATACAAATGGATAAAGAGAATCAAATGCATACGGCTGTGATCACGGGAATCTACGGACAGGATGGATTTTATCTTGCCAAATTGCTACTAGAAAAAGGTTATAGAGTAGTTGGTATTCAGCGTAGGACGAGTTCCTCGACTGGTTGGCGCCTAACAGACATTCCAAACTATGAGCAATACTGCAAGGATGCCAAACTTATCATAGAATCTGGTGACATTACAGACCTCTCATCTATTGCGCGTATTGTGGCAGCTTACAAGCCCACCGAGTTTTATAATCTAGCTGCTCAATCTCAAGTATGGCACTCGTTCAAATCTCCACTCTCAACATTGGAGATCACTGGCAATGGTGCTGCTGTTTGTCTAGAAGCAGTCAGACAGTTCGCACCGGAATGTAAGTTTTATCAGGCGGGAAGTTCCGAACAGTTTGGCAATAGTGCGATCTTCGGTAAGGATAAGCCAGAGGATGGGGTTATATTTGAACACGTCTTAAATGAGAACTCCCCAATGATTCCTAGATCGCCCTATGGTGTAGCAAAACTAACAGCCTATGCGCTAGTGCGTAATTATCGCGAGGCATATGGTATGTTTGCAGTGGCGGGGATATTATTCAATCACGAATCACCCTATCGCGGAATCGAATTCGTAACACGCAAGATAACTGACGGAATTGCTAGGATTTTAACTGGCGAACAGAGTCATATTGAGTTAGGTAATCTAGATGCTTATCGTGATTGGGGAAATGCTGAGGATTATATGCGAGCCGCATGGTTAATGCTTCAGAAAGATAAACCCAAAGACTATGTAATAGCAATGGGGGAAACACACCGCATTAGGGATTTCTTAAATATTGCCTTTGGTTATGTTGGCATTGATGACTGGAGTAAGTATGTAAAAATTAATCCGGAATTTGTTCGACCATCAGAAGTTGACGTACTTATTGGAGATGCTAGTATGGCACATAATGAGTTGGGTTGGAAGCCAACATACTCTTTTGATGACTTAGTCTATAGTATGATTTATAGGGATTGTTTGCGAAAAGGCGTGGTAGATAGGGTAAAAAAGAAGGACGAATCTACTATATAGACACATAATAAAGTAGGAGGTATGTATGAACGATAAGCGATTAAATAATGAGGACGTTCCACCAATTAAGCAGGGCGAGATTGATGCATGGAATCGTGGCAAAGCTGATGCATTGCGCAATAAGTTGTTGACAGCTTCCCAAAAGCTGTCTCCCAAGAGGGCAATGGCATTAATTAGGATGTATTGTGATATCCCAGATGTGCACTTCTTATCAACCCGTTTCGACGTAGGCACTGAAGAGGTGCGCCGTATACTAAAGGCGTTTGCAATTAACTCAGTTGAAGATGCTCGCAATGTAGTAAATAGTGGCATTATCAAAGAATTAGACGATGCTGCCGCCGAGACTCGTGAGGAAGACGAAGTACAAAGAAGGGTTGATCAGACCCAGGCTCAGGCTCGTCTAGATGAGCAACAAGAGGCATTAAAGCCTCAAGAGCCTACTGTTGAGGAGTCTGACCTAAAGCTTGCCGAACGACGTGCAGAGGCCCAAAGAAAGAATAAGGAAGATCGTTTGCGACAGTTAGTTGCGGAAGGTCTAGACCCCAATAAAACAAAAAAGGGATACCGAGTCCCCCTAGCTCGTGTCAGTGAGTTTCGCAAAATGATCCCCCATGGGGTTTTTCAACTACAGCGCTCTTTTGGCGGATCTGCAAAAGATATCGTGGATGAAATTAAGAGATTAGCACCAGAATATGACAGCGACATGTTGAGGCCCTGATGGTAGAGATAAACATACAGGTAGTTCGAGAACTTTATCTAGATCAGGGGATGAGTATGCGTGGCGTAGCTAAAAAAGTTGGAGTTCCGCTAGCAACACTGTCTCGCTTCATGAAAAAGAATGGCATATTTGCTCGCTCTAAAGGTGAGGCCCAAAAGAATTTTCTCAAAGAAAATGATCATCAGATGAAGGGGCATAAGCATTCTGACGAGACAAGGAAGAGAATCTCTTCTAGTCTAGGTGAATTCTGGGATGGTCTTACTGATGAGGAGCGCACTGAGGTCAAGCGTAAGATCGGTGCAGCGTGGCAACGTAAATGGGCTGGTATGTCCGACCAAGATCGTAGGTCTATGATGGAAACATTATCGGCTAAGTCGCGCGAAGCACAAGGTAACGGCTCTCGTTTAGAGCGTTTCATTGCTGAAGAACTACGCAAGCGTAGTTATCTAGTTGAGGAACGTTCCACAAACTATACAGGTGGTAAGGATTTCGAGACAGATTTGGCACTTCCAAAAGAGCTTATTGCTATTGAGGTAGACGGACCTACTCATTTTCTGCCAATTTATGGAGAAGAACATCTAGCTCAACAAAAAGAGCGTGATGCGCGTAAAGACGATATGATTAACTCTATAGGATATAGCGTATTGCGTATCCAAGATAATAACGGTCCACTTAGTCAGTTAAGAGTTGATCGAATTGAACAGGCGATTAAGGAGATAAAAGAATATGGTGAACCATCGGTCTGGTATCTTGAACAAAATTAGTGATCAAGCAAAAACTATAGATGCAGAACAACTAGCAGCAGAAGCAGGTTTGCCGCTTAATTTCGTAGATGAGACCCCTAGTCCCGAGCCAACTCCAGGACCTGAGCCTGATAAAGATGAAAGCGCTCCGGAAGATGAGGGGGTCGAGGTTGATCTAGATGTCGAAGATTGGATGTCAAAATTACGAGAGGGCGAGGTATTTAACTCACCAAAGGGGCCTGCCCCACGTCTACATGGTCTACGCCGACTTGCAAAGCCGTTCATCCTCACAGAAAAAAGCAAGGTCAACGCACTAATCATTGTGCCAAGAGAGCGCGTTCGAGTGCTAGAGAATACTAATGGTGAGGGCGACGTCATGTCTCGACACGAAGAGGTCGGCACACACAACTTCCCAATGGCATCCGTGACCTTTAGCATTACCCTTAGGGATGGTCGGACCTTTTCCGATTCGGCAGATGCTTTCTTTTCTAATTGTGAGGAGCTAGGGCTATTCCCAACAGCAGTAGCCTCTGCTAGGGCAGAAGCTAGATGTTTGCGAAAGGTTTTGGGCATTACTGAGCATGCAGCAGAAGAGTTAGTTGACAAAGATGCTGGAGAAGAGCTTACGCCTGATGACGATGGTGTCGTTAAACCCGAGCAAGTTAAACTTATTGAAAAGTTACTAGGTGAGCTTGATACTACACTTAAGGATTTGCTAGAGCAAATAACGGTACGAGAGATCTTTTCTGTAACCGAACTCACTACAGGCGAAGCTCGAAAGGCACTACGTCTATTACACGAACGCAAGAAGAAACTTAAGAGAGGCAAGAAGAAGTCATGAGTGAGCGTAAGCGCAAACCATTCTGGAATGTTTATAAGCCATTAAAAAAGGATGACGCTGGTGCGGCATTTCAGTTTTCCTACGATTCATATAAACATGCTGTTTTTCTAGAGGCGGCATCACAAAAGGGGCCAAAGCTAGAGATCGGATCTAAGGATCAGTTCGATTGGGAGGGAAAGATCGTCTTTAAGATTGGCGTAGCTGATATTGGCAAGATGTTGCCACTATTTAGTGGCAGAGAAAAAGAAGTTAAGTGTCTTCATAGCCAGCAGGAGAGTGGTCGCACAAGTGTTTTTGAAATTGTTGCATCTGAATATAATGGAAAGCCCAACTTTGCCGTTAAATTAAGTCGCACGGCAGAGGGACAAACAAAACGGGTCAATATATTCTTCAGTCAAGAGGAAATGGGGATTTTTGCTCATTTTATTAGAGAATCTCTGACGCGCATGCTGGGCTTTGAAGAGGAGAGGGATGTCCTTATTTAGGCGCAAGCCCCTCGTGACTTGGCATGTTCCAGAGGGGCGAGATGACCTCGTCCCAAGGCGTGCCACGAAGCACTCGATGGCCTATGACCTTATCTCTCCAGTGGATGTTACTGTTCCAGCAGTCCATCCCATACTTGGGGTGGGTAGTGCCCTCATTAATACCCTAGTTGCTGTTACAATCCCTAAGAAGCATGCAATAGTTTTTAGGTCACGCTCTGGCCTAGCAAATAAGAATGGGGTTACTGTCGAGGCTGGAGAGATTGATTTTGATTATCGCGGACTATTAAGGGTTTTGCTATACAACCATAGCGGTAAGCCGTATGAAATTAAGGCTGGAGACAGAATTGGTCAGGCTCGTTTTGTAAAGATCTATGATTTAAAAGAGCGAGTAAGTTATGAATACCCAGACACCAAAGAAACTAAACGTGGCGCTGGTGGATTCGGGTCAACTGGTAAATGATTAGTGTATGATATGAAACACAAAGTAACTAAAGATATCCCCACGCTCAAGTACGTTAAATGTCCAGCGTGCAATAAAAATCGTCTCACAAAATATACGAATAGTGACGGAACACTTACACAGCCAAGTCAAGAAACGGTAGAGGTTCGTGGTGAGGAAAGATTTCTTGAAGTTTGCCAATTCTGTGTCATTAAGTATAAACGTCAAGATGAAAAATTTGCTAAAGATAATCTTTTAAAATTGGCTCAAGCAATGAAACTGGATGACGAACAGGGCTCTGATCATAAAGACTTCTCACTAAATTAATATGAGTGCATTAACGAAGAAGTATAGTCACTGGTGGGATGTTACTCCACCAGACTTCGCACTCCAACCTCAACTCCCACATTATGCAGATATAGTCATTATAGGTGCCGGCTTTGCCGGCATTAGTACGGCTTACTGGCTCTTACGCCTAGTAAATAAGAAAAGGCGTAAGAACCTAAGGATCATGGTTCTAGATGATGGTCCGTATGCCGCCTTTAGAGCTAGTGGGCGCATGAATGGTAGTGTCTATCTTGGAAGTAATAGGTCTGCAAAAGCGATGAAGGATGCGCATGGCGAGAAGGTCGCTCGCGCGCTGTATAATTACAGCAATAGGAATAACAGACAACTACAAGAATTAATAAGTTCGGGGCTACCTTGCGATGCTGAGTTTAATGGCGGGTTTCGTATGGCTTCGACTGCAAAAGAGGCTAAAGAGTTGGATGATAGTGCTAAACTTTTATCTAGTTGGGGTTTTCATCCTGCCAGATTTGACCATAATGAGTCGCAACATGTAATGGTTGTTCCATATACGAAGGGATCTTTATTTGTGCCCGGAGAAGGTATGATCGACCCGTTTGCCTACTGTAATAAATTGGCGCGTATACTACGTAAGAACAATATATGGGTTGTATATAATACCAGGGTTACTAAGAACTCGGTGGCTTCAGATGGTAATTCGTGCATAACGCTATCCAATGGTCATACTATAACCGCCGGGAAGGTTGTCCATACAACTACACAAACTGTGCCATGCGAACGTGTGATCGAAAAGATTGTTTACCGTAGAGAGCATGCTGTACGAACACAGCCATTGAGTTCTGATCTAGACGACATGCCCCTTCCACTTATGCCAATTGAGCTTGGTGGTGGACTAGATTCTGTTCGTATGTATGATCGTTCTGTAATTATGACTGGGGGGAAGGTGGGACTTAAGCGAGATCCTGACCTATATAACGTAAATGATACTAGTTATAATGAAAGAATATTGGGACAACTAGATAATGTAATGATGCACAACTTTCCTATTACTAATCATATGGAAATTAGTCATCAGTGGACGTATGTCGAAACCGAGCTTGAGGATTGTCTACCATTAATGGGTGAGCTTCCAGATTATGCTGGACATTATGTTAATATTGGTCACGGTCGTAACAAGTTTGGTCTGGCATTTCTAGGTGCTCGTAATATAGCAGAGAAAATACTTCGTGTAAAAATGTCTAGTCCTGACGAATTTAAAATCTTTGACCCCAAGAGACTTACGAGGGGAGAGTGAATGTTTAAGTTATCAGATCTATTTATTAGTCAGTATGAGGGGAAGCAACCTAATTGGGGTTTTGGGGACTTAAGTTATTTTGTGTATAAACGCACATATGCTAGAGAAAAAGACAACGGACAACAAGAAGAGTATTGGGAAACATGCCAGCGTGTAGTTGAAGGTGTTTTTAATATTCAGTTCAAGCATTGTAAGCGAATAGGGCTTGAGTGGAACCCGCAAAAGGCTCAGGCTACTGCACAAAAAATGTTTACAAAAATGTGGGAGTTTAAATTTCTTCCCCCTGGTCGCGGACTTTGGATTATGGGGACTTCGGTAGTTGATAAAATAGGGTCTGCCAGTTTACAAAATTGCGGATTCATCAGCACCCGTGACATCCATCGTGACTTCGCTATGCCGTTTGTTTGGACGACTGATATGATGATGCTAGGTGTCGGTGTTGGGTTCGATACCAAGGGCGCAGGTAAGGCAACTGTCTATGAGCCACAAGACGTGCTTACTACAGAGCAGGCTCCCGTAAAAGGCGCGGGGCCAGACTCTAGATTAGTCATTGGAGATGTTTATGATATCCCTGACACTAGAGAGGGTTGGGTTGAAGCCCTTAAGCGATTGTTAGAATCGTATAGTAAGCCAAACCAGACCAAGGTTCTTTTCTGTTATGACAATATTCGTAAAGCTGGTGAACCAATTAAGGGCTTCGGTGGTATCGCATGTGGTCCCGAACCCCTTAAGAAAGGTATAGAGTCAATTCGTAAACTACTAGATGCCCGTGTTGGCAACACCCTTACATCAGTAGATATCACAGACATCATGAATTTTATCGGAAAGTTTGTTGTATCTGGCAATGTGCGTCGCGGTGCCGAGATCGCTATTGGTGAAGAAGATGATTCGGATTTTATTCGAATGAAGGATCCAGAGCTTTACAAAGCAGAACTTAACGATCGTCGTTGGGCATCTAATAATTCGATTTTTGTTACACCAGATAGTGACTTCAGTAATGTTATAAAATCTGTTGCGAAGAATGGAGAGCCAGGGTTTATATTTCTAAATAATGCAAGACACTATGGCCGCTTAAAGGATGGTTGGCGCTCAGAGACCAGTAGCAAGTTTGACGACGTAGATGGCTTTAATCCATGCCAGCCTGAGTTTGCAACTATTCTCACTAAGGATGGATTGCGGACTATGGGTGATATCGAGATTGGTGATGAAATTTGGTCTCGCGAAGGCTGGACTAAGGTCTTGAATAAGTGGTCTACAGGCGTTAAGCCAGTTTTTAATCATTACACAACTGGCGGGGTATTTACAGGTACAGCCAATCATAGAGTTGAGACTCCCGAAGGCAAGCAGGAAGTTCGGCATGCTGATAAGGTGCTGACTATCGCGGGTGTGGATCATACTGATTTAGTTGCACCATTAGCAAATTACGTGGCAGACGGTGTGTTTTTTGGGGATGGTTACTATAAGAAACAACAAAATAGGAATAAGCAATATCCAGTCCTTATTATTGGAAAGGACGACAAGGATTATTTTAAGTCTGAGCTAGTGGAATTCTTGGGCAATAGATTTCAGAGAGATGGATCTTGTGATCACCTCCAGGTTTCTACGTCTATTACAGTAGAAGAAAAGGTGAAGTCTTATGAGTTAAGTATTCCCCAAAGAATGTTTAAGAATCCGTCTAGGCTATCTTCTTTCTTAAGAGGGTTATACACAGCGGATGGCAGCGTTATAAATCAGGGTAGTAACTCAGTTAGAGTAACCTATAAGACAGCATCTCGCCAGCTAGGTCGCGATGTACAATTGGCACTATCAATCCTAGGTATAAGGTCATATATTACAACCAATAAAGCTAAGGTTGTGTCATTCAAAAATGGTGACTATGAATGTAAGGAATCCTATGATGTTAACATCACAAAGGATATTGAGCGATTCTATAACATCATTGGCTTTATCCAACAATACAAGATGGATAAGATTAAGGTATGTCTAGATGCAGGTTATTGTCCAAATGATCGCCCAACATTTACTAACAAACAAGAGACTGAATATCTGGGTGACTACGAAGTATTTGATATTACAGTAGATAATTCGTCTCATACCTATTGGACGGGCGGATTGAGTGTGTCTAACTGTGGCGAGCAAGGACTTAGGCACGGTGAACTATGTTGCCTAGTGGAAACATTCCCAGCTAATCATGAATCCGCAGAGGAATATCACGAAACTCTAAAGTTTGCGTTTATGTATGCAAAAACCGTAACATTAGTACCGACACATAATCAACTGACTAATCAGGTTATGTTAAGTAATCGTCGCATTGGACTTTCCATGTCCGGTGTTCAACAGGCGCTTAAGAAGTTTGGTTTTGCTGAATTCTTTGGGGATTTTTGTGATAAGGGCTATGATGTTGTAAGACATTGGGATAGAATCTATTCTAGATGGCTCGGTATCCCTACCTCAATTAAGGTTACCACCGTAAAACCAAGTGGGACTGTGTCATTACTGGCTGGTGCGACTCCCGGTGTTCATTGCACCCATTCTAAATATTACCTTCGTACATTCCGTATCTCCGCTAAACACCCCCTTGTCAATAAATTGATAAACGCAGGTTATCGTATTGAGCTTGCAGCTACTGATCAAGAAATATATGAGGCTGCTGGAGGTAGTTCGGCAGATTGGGAACGTGACATGAAGGATGGACTGACAGGTGAAACCTTAGAAGCATTCGGAGATCACGGCGGCTCTCTAGTAGTCTATTTTCCCGTAGAAGAAAAGAACTTCACTAAGAGCAAGTTTGACATTTCTCTATGGGAACAACTTAGTCTGGCTCGCGAACTACAAGACAAGTGGTCAGATAATTCAGTTAGTATTACTGTGACATTCAGGCCAGAGGAGGTGCGGGATCTCAAGAGTGCTATTGAATACTTGGCTTCTTACGTAAAGACCCTTAGTTTTCTGCCACTCAAGGATCATAGTTATTCACAGGCGCCCTATCAAGAGTGTTCAGAAGAAGACTATAAGGAGTATTCAAAAGATCTTAAGAAGTTGCGCTTGACATCACTACGGGGTGGAAAGGCGCAGGGCGAACGCTATTGTAATAATGATACTTGCGAAATTTAATTAGGAGATAAAATGGGAACTAAATGTGATACTTATGTAGGAATGACTGTAGGGTGGATGACTGATGGCGCCCCGAACCCTGCTGGAGGTATTGGCTCTGCTCCAACAGCACCACAAACATGCGGTAATGGCTCTTCTCCCAACTTGCACGAAAAGCCTGGCGGGGGTGATGCTGGCGATGGTGATATGGGGCTTAGTAATCCAACTTCTTATAACCAAGCGGGCGCGTTACCTGGCGGATGGTCAAAGTGGCCACAGGGCGAACTACATCCTCCGCAAAATCCAGGCTCTCCAGTTATTGATCCACCAGGAGGTGGAGGCCATGCACCATCTGAAGATGACCAGCGCGACGAGAATGAAGATAACGAAGGTGTAGATGCGTACAAGGCAATCAATATTAAGATCGTTGATCTTGGTGGAGATCAGAGTAAGGATTGTTCGGCTCAGACATCTGAGTCATCATGCACGGCTACGGGGTCCTGGGAAGTTTGGTTAACCGTGGCACCAACTGGCAACATTACTGAGGCTGGATTACGAGCACTCACTGGTGGTGCCAATAATACAACGTTTACTGGAACAGGTAGTGATTTAACGAGTGCGCTGGGTCCAAATGTAGTAGGCAATCCTCCGACCACGCACTCAAATGCCCTACAGAACGATAATGTGTCTGGGAGTAACGACGGTGCGGAGGATGTAACAGACGAGAAGAATCCACCCACTATTCCAGATCCAGAAGACCCAAATGGAACCATCCCAAATCCTGATTATCAATCCGACACTAAGGTCTACAAGATAGATGTTGAGGTAGACGAATGTGGTACCTGGTGTCGTGTAGTATTAGAGGTTTATTACAAGGCTACGTCTGGTGGAACTACAACAACAAATCCGATCAGAACAATTGGTTTTCATACCCAACCCAAAACAAAACTTGTTATAGCAGCAACAGCAGCCTGTGACATGTGTGAGTATGACGAAGATGCTGATGAGTAAGAAATGAAATTCAAAAGACGTTGAGGCGAGAGTGATAAGGCGCTCGTGCGGCGTCTAAATAATCTTTTAGTAAAGGCTAATGAGGTCGTAAGCTCTAGTATCACAAAAGAGGCTACGGTATTACATAATATTATAACCAAGATGCATAAACTTGCCATCAAACGTGGGGACCTTTGTCGTGACGAAATGGATCAGGTTATAAAGCATAATGAGGAAAATCATGATCAATAAAAGTATTAGATATCCCAACCTGTCTGATTTTCCTCGAAAGGAAATCGCATACGCAACAGTTCCATTTGATCAGGGTGAATGGGATGGTGAAAAATCGCTGATCCTCAAGAGTGACCTTGGTAACGAAACGGACGCCGTCGTGGAGCCGTTCGGTAAGCGCTGGCCCGATGGTAGCGTTCGCTATGGTAGGCTACTCGCGCGGCTTGATATGCACGCCTGGGAGACACAAACCCATAGTCTAACCGAGGGACAGCCACAAAAGAAACTAGGCTTTAGGTTTTCTCCACAGCTACTAAAGGGGCTTGGGGTGAATGCACCATCCCTTGGTATAAAGGTTAGCGGAGCTTGGAAATGGACTCAGTTTGGTAACAACCTAACCCTTCTAGAAGATAATAGGTTACGTAAGGTATTTCAATCTCGCTTACGTATGGGAAACTTTATTGCTGACATAAAATACTATGTTATGTCACGACAACAATTGGTAAAATTTGAATTGTCAATAACTGGCTCTAATCCAGATAATGCCTTGTTCGAATACCCCTTTGAGGCTATTAGTTTTTTCGCAGGTAATACAAACCTAGCAAATATTCAGGCTAGTCAGCGTCGTGGCGTCAAGATGACAAGGCCGCACCAAAGATTCACGCTAATGGAAGCCGACCACTTCGGTGATGGACAAAAACAAACATGGTATGGGGAAATCATACCAACAATTGACTTTCAAAACAGTGACCAAATAGCTAATGCGCTAGCCGCCATTAACTTCCCACTAAATGGAATGTCAACTGACTGGAAAGACACTAAGGCTTTTGCGGCATTCGGGGTCATTCCCGAGCCAGAGTCGCACAAGACATGGGAACAAGCCATGCAGGCTTATAGTAATTTTAATCAATTCATAGATAGTCAGGGTAATGTGTGGGATGATTATCCATTAGGCGTGACCATGACCCCTGGACAAACTGGTGGTCAGCGTGACTTTGGCACACTAGAAGGTCCTGAGATATTGTATCTAGGTGCGTCAGAATTAGTAGATGCCTATTATTTTATGGCGACTGAAGAAACTAAGCGTCCGTCACATTTTTATGAGACAGATGCCTCTCCTGTGACTCATGCAAATCATCCGCGATGGGTTACCTGGGCTGGAACGACTCATTGGCATACTAGTATATCTACCGATCGTCTAGGTAAAACGAATCCTAACTTTGGTGGCCATTCTCATGGCTGGAACGGTAAGGATTGGCAGCATCACTCTAGTAACTTGTTATCTTTGGCGTCACTACTAACGGGCTCTTACTTATTGCGTGACGAAGTCGATAATGAAATAGAGTTATTTCTAGCTGGACATACCTTACCTAGCGAATTTCCTGGTTGGTCGACTAATGGTCGTCGCGAGGCACGAGGCTTTGGTAGACCGCACCATGCAATGGTTAATCATCACCTATTAACCAATCGTAAAGACATAAAGAGTCATATGCTTGAGCGTTTTCATGAGGTTATTAAGTCCACTTGGGATGGTGCCAATATCGCTCCAGTAAGAAATTGGGCTCACATTGCCGATGATCGTGTCCTTGGTAGGGAGGTGGACGCCTGGGTTCCTTGGAACGAGGGGTTGGGTTTGGCTGGTATGGTTGCACTTTATAATGTAACCCACAACCAAGAGGTCAAAGATCTACTAGTTGCTTGGGCTACTACAATAGTAACTTACGGATACAGAGCAACTAGATCAAATGGTGTATTGACTAATCTAGAAATTGGACAGGGCGTCAAATGGCTCCCGGATGGCACGGCATTGACTCCAGAAGAGTATCTTGATCCCAATAAGTTTAAGCCTGCCGGCGGATTAATCCTATGGGCCATGCCCGTACTGGAGGTTGTGGCGAATAACTCTAACTTCTTTGGTCAAGAGATATCAGATCTTGCCAGGGAATATCGAGACTTTATGGATTCGGTACAACCAGCTAGCCCAAGGGCATTTTCGGAATATGGCCGATGGAAGGCGATAGATATAGTATGAATACAAAATGGGATAAGAGGTTTCTCGAACTAGCGAAGCACGTAAGCCATTGGAGCAAGGACCCAAGTACTAAAGTAGGAGCCGTTATAACGCGAGACAAAAAGGTTGTAGGAATCGGTTATAATGGTTTCGCAACTGGCATAAATGATAGTGACGAGCGCCTACATAATCGAGAGCTGAAATACAGGTATGTCATACACGCCGAAGTAAATTCGATACTTAATAGCAACGGTCCGGTTGACGGATGCACTCTCTTTACTTATCCCCTAAGCCCCTGTGAGGGGTGCATGAAAATGGTTATTCAGGCTGGTATAAAGAGAGTAGTCTATCCGACACCTAGTGAAGAACTAAGACAACGCTGGGGTGAGTCTCTTGACTTTTCCGTAGGTATGGCTCGCGAAGCTGGCCTAGAATTGGTGGAGCTATGACCACTGAAGATAGCGAAGTAAAGGTCGGCTCTATAGTCAATCGTCCATGGGGATATTATACTATAGTTGCCCAAGAAAAAGACTATGCAGTAAAGCTGCTTTATATCAATCCAGGCGAAGAGACATCACTTCAGCGCCATTCAAGAAGACATGAATTAATTACTCTTCTAGATGGATCTGTTGAAATAACCCATGGAGCTACAACATTCCGCAAGGATAGGGGTAGTAGAACCGCCAGCTATAGGATCAAGGCTGGAGAGTGGCATAGATTTGCAGTGCCATCCGAACAAAAAGATCCTGCCGTCATCCTAGAAATTGCGCATGGCGAGTTAGATCCTGACGATTTCGAACGTGGTGACGATAAGTATAATCGAGTAAGGACACGCGGTCCAGGTTTTGTTGATAGGATAATGGATGACTATGACTGGAGAAAGCGATGACACCCTATGACTCTGTAGGGCGAAAAGATCGCACGAAAAAGACTAATTGACACATAATAAGGGTAGGAGGATATGATGTTTGGAAAAAATAAAATCAAAGTTATAATCGATGACACAACAGAAATTTTCGATGCTGATGATATAGTTCAAATTATTCGTGAGCGTAATCAGGCTAGGGAACAACGCAATCAGATTATTGCGAAGCATGACGAACTTAAGTGGAAAGTTGACGAGACCGAAGAGCGTCTCGAAAGAGCCAATGCAAAGCTTAAGAGTTACGGGCACCCAGGAGATATCTGATCAATGGTCATCGAGGCAAAGATTATTGAGGACTCTATTAGTCCAACTAGAGCCAGACTGACAACGTTTCAGTTGCGTTATCCGCGGTTCATTCATGCGGAGCTAATGACGCATAGGTTGTTCTCGCGCAATGCGTCTTCTAGTAGGGCTATTCCAGCCAAGCGTATGTTTGATAGCATCGAACATGAGCCAGCACTCCCTATTCATTGGGGTTTAAACCAAAAGGGAATGCAGGCTAAGAAAGAGATGGACGCCTTCTCGTCTAAGGCTTGTCAAGAGCTTGTATTGCAGGGGTTGGAGTCTATACTAGCTATCTGTAGATCGCTCGAAAGTATGGGGCTACATAAACAAGTCGTCAATCGTTACCTTGAGCCTTGGTCGCATATATCTGTGGTCTTAACTGCCACTGAATTTGACAACTTCTTTGCGCTTAGATGTCATCCTGATGCGCAACCAGAAATCAAACAACTAGCAGATCAAATGAGGGATTTGTATTTCTCTAATACTCCGCGCCGCCTTAATCCGGGCCAATGGCACCTACCTTATATTCTAGATGAGGAGCGCTTCGCTCCCGGTAATCGTAAGACAAGTGGCGAGCTTAAAAATGAAGGGAGCCTAATAAAGGCTTCTGTTGCTAGATGTGCTCGTGTATCATACCTGACTCACGATAAAAAGAAACCAGATCTAGATGTAGATATAGCACTCTATCAACGTTTATGGGACAGTAGACATCTTAGTCCGTTCGAACACATTGGAACGCCACTAGCCAATCCTAATGAATGGAGTGGTAACTTTAAGGGATGGTGTCAATACCGCAAGACTATAAAGGGAGAGGCTGGCATTCCTTATGAGCAAAAGTAAAAAGCTTCAGCTACTCCTGACCAAGGGCGAGGATCAGGCAGTCGTTGCTATATTAAGTCGCGAGTGTTATCCTAATGAGCTTGGAAATATTGTGCCACCAGTGATGGTTGAGCATGAAGGCATAGAGTTTATTTTTAAAAAGCGTTGGATGGAATCTGTGTTCCTTTATGAACCAGCTAAGAGAATACCTCTAGATGATCTCGTGGATTCGTAAAAGGCGGCATGATAAAATAGTAGAGGAGTATCGCCATGTTGCCTCGTCTATCGGATATTTGGCCAGCGTACTCGGTAGTGACAGAATCTTGATACGAGGTAAGTGGTTTACTATACAAGACCTAGAGTTGTTTCATATTCTAGATGAGTTAGAAGAAGCATATGCCCAACTAGGTTACAGAATTATTCCATTAGATTATTGGATTGATTATGCAGGTTGGGGAGTTTCAATTGATGATGTTTGGTTGCAGAAACGCGCTCAGGACGAGCGCCCTGTTTTTACTAAGGTAGACAATGGAAGATTTACGAGATGTCGGCAATAAGGTCATCGATAATATAAAGAAGACTAAGCCCGTTGATGCGGGTGATTTAGTCTTAGGAATAGGTGAGATTATTGAAAGTCTTCGCAGGGAGAATAAGGACAAAGTAGATCATCTAGAAGCTTTATTTAATAAACTAGTTTACGGAACCCCATATGAGCTTCGTGATGAGATTAAGGAGGAAGCTTCCTCTATCCCTGTCCCGTCAGGTTATTTTGCACCCACACAAACGTGGGCATCTTCTAACATAGGTCCAAGTGGTCAACGAGCTACGGTCATGCATTACAATTATGGATCTAATTAATATAACCTCATCAGCGCTAAAGGAATTTAGGTGCGCCGCCCTAGACGAAGGCAAAGAACTCCGCATAAGAATAGCAATGTTCGGCGGAGGGTGTTCTGGCGTTACCGTCGATATGAATTTTACCAAGTTCCCATCAGATCCTGATTCGGACTTAGTATTCTTTATTGGGGACATTGAATTCATCGTAGACGAAAAAAGCGCCGCCCTCTTACGAGGTGCGACGCTTGATTATGGTGGGGGATTATTGAATCGTGGATTTATTTGGTCATTCCCTAACAGTAACGGAGGGTGTGGTTGTGGTAAGTCGTTCGCTTTTTAAGCTTTACGCCATTTTGCATATAGTGCTCTAGTTGCACCTAGTAATAAAACTAAAGCAACTATTACAACTAATCCGAGTAAGAAGGTCACCGCTACTATCAGAAAGGCTACGGCCTCTGTATTTAGCGCAGTATCCACCACGACTGGTGCGACCTCCTCGATTTTATTACCGACCTCTTCGATGATTTCGGTTTTTATCCCGCCAATGTCGATAATGATCTCATCCTTGAGTCTATCGATCTCTTCCGCTGTCCTGACCACCAGCGCCTCTGTGCGCTCCGCTGCGTGATCCACCGCCCCATCGAGGGCTCCGCAGCTACTTAGCGTCAGGAGGGCTATCAGGGCTAATCTGGGGCTCCTCACGGGACTCCTCTCTATCGTCATCTAGTAGGTCAGTCAGGGCGTCCAGACACTCATTCAGTCTACGAGTAGACTTGCCATTCATATCTTTTACTTCCTGACTGAGGCGGGGTAATTGATCTTGTGGATCAGGTAGCTTCATTATTTAGTCCTTTTAGTGTTTCACGAACCTCGCGAAGCTCTTCTGATAATTTTGTTACAGCCGCACTCATTTTATCGTCTGTGTGATTTTTATCCATAAGTGCCTTTGTGACTTCGCGCACTAGCTCGTTATGTGATTCATACATTTGTTGTCGCTCTTTATTTTGCTGGTCAATTAACTCATAGCTTTTCCTATCCTTAGCCTTGATCCAGCGAACCATTACAATAAGCATGGCGCCTACCGCTCCTGTTTGTAATATGGGTCCCATCATATCCATCAGTGCTATCATATAACATTATACACTAATCGAGGATATCCATTCCAAGAGTTACTCTAGCTGATACGTTCTGAACACCAGAACCAGTAAGCTTGAGCCTAATCTTTTCACATGGATTTAGTGTGATGGGGCTATTCCATTGCCCACAGGATGTAACTCCAGATGGGGTTACTGGAACGGGAATATCGCTTTCTCCTGCGGCAATTGCAATGATAGACCGTGCAGAAGCGTCTACGCTTGTATAATGTAAAGTAAATCCACTAGCAACATTCTCGACATAACTTGCTTGAAGTATAGGGATCGGATGTGATCCAATATCGGGATGATTTAGTGGCCTCAAACTAGTAGATACATTAGACGCTTCTTGTGGTATTGGACTAAGAGTATTAACTCCAGCCGAGCATGCAAAAGATTTACCATCTGGCGTAAATCCACCGAACGACACCGCCTCAGCCTCAACATCGTCAAAATTGAGTAGAGAATCTAAGTCAGCACTCCCAATACGACTTGGCCCAAACATTGTAAACGCTGGTGAAAAACCCAAGCCACTTTCCGTAATCGGTCCGGTCGACGTAGGCGACTCAATGATGTCAGCCCAATGTGGCAAGCCACTATATGCCATAGCTAGATAACCAACGTCTGTAACGCTGGCAGAGGTTCCCCTGGTAGTAGCTGTAAAACCCAACGGGTGTTGCGTGAGTTCGAAATTACCAAATGTATTAGTATTACTGATGTTCATGCAGAATCTGTTAGTTGCCAGGAATGCATAAACATTAGGATCTCCAGCGCTAGAGCCATTAGCAGATCCCCAGTTCATAGAGATGTTTACGTCTGTATCTCCACTGTCAAAGAATCCAATACTCATTGCTGCGCTTGTTACGCTGCTATCGTTAGCGGTTGTACGACATGTTGCTCCTATAACCTGATCAGCAGGGAAATTTGGTGCAGTAATATCCACTGAAGCGTCTTGCGTGCTAGATGAAGTAAATTGCCCCACGTATGCAGACAACGAATCTCCAGTAAACATAGTGCAAGAGATTTGGTATCCAGAGGCTGGGAAATCTCCGTATGAGATACGTACACCATCTTCGATAAAGCTTACAAAATTAGCTTCACCATCTATAGTTCCATCTAGATGATTCATCCATAGGACGACCTCATCGTTTGTGCCGCGTCTTCTATCAAAGGTCGGGTCGGAGTTATCAGACGCCAAGGTGGAGTAAACATATTGGTTAGTTCCATCCGTAAGCCCTATAGATAGGGTCGCATTTACTCCAGATAGATTCTCTTGTGCAAGAGTTGCTGTAAAGATAGCAGCCTTAGGGGTTCCAAACCCTGGTGATATAAAATCTTGTGTCGGACCACCACCCGTTAATGCGCCGCTAGTTACTATAGTTGCCGAAAACGTCATTTAATTAACTCCACGATTAACTTACCCCTTCTAATAGATGTGGTGTTGAGCACATTAGAACCTGGCGCATTTCTAAAACGTAATCTAATACTATGCTCTCCGGCTTCGATTTCTCTTATATCTATTCCATATACTGGTTGATACAACCCATCCATCTGTGAGATTGAAAAGATCGAGAAATCACTTAGTAGATCGCCTTCATCGATATCAAGACCGAACTCCGCAATGCCAGGCGTTACCCTAAGCCCCGACCATTCGAAATACCAGGAAATTCTATAGTCCGCAGTTTTAGCTGCATCAAACTGAGTTGATATACTTTCAATTAATCCAGTACCACTAGCTGTCACGGTAGCATCTTTAGTAAGGTATAACAGTGGCCTGTGCTCGTCAATGACTTTACAAAACTCTGGCTCTGAGGGACCCTTGAGGATTCTTAGGTTGCCATGCTTCAAAATAACTTTTGGTATACCACTCTCAGTAATAAATAGATCTAGCGGACCTAGTAAGAAGTTATTACCTCCTAGGGTAGTTGTAGGTAGTTTGACACCAGATGCTTCATGAACTACATCTAGATGAGTGGCATTGCTTTTTGTAAATATCAATGGGTCCGTATAAATATAACACTCTCCACTAGGTGACGCAACTCTATATGGCAGTCTACGAATTGGTTCCAGTGGGTTATATTCGAAATTGATTGATGCCTGTCCTAGATATGTTTTGCTCATTTTATTCTGTTGCTACGGTAAAGGTTGATTGTGTTATGTATCCAGATCCATCTACATATTTTTGGAGTTCTAAGGTCCAGTCACCACCCTCTAGCGCGCCATCATGTAAGAAGTCTACCGCCACATCTTGAAATCTAGTTGTCTTCAAAAGAGTAAGTCCAGGACCGTTGGTTTCGTCACTCTCCATAAGATTTAATGACTCAACCGAATTGCCAGTAGAATCGGATGCTATGAATGTATGTGCAGCAAAACCACTAACTGAACCGCCACCACCAGATCCGATAAGACCACTTAGTGTTATTAAATCATCTGAGTGTTGCTCTAGTAGCGCTCCTGAGGCTGCCGTGAATAAGCCACTTAGCTCAATAGCTTGTGGTCCGTCCCCGACTAGAATTGAGCCATCAGGCGAAGTAATTGTTACTACACCCAGAAAGCCATTAATGGAATCTACGCCTTCACCCCGAAGCTGTATGCCGCTGCTATTAACAGTCAAGCGCTCTAAGAAGTTGCCACTACATGCGAATAAGGTTTTCCATCGTAAACCATCCTGACCTAGGTCCATTGCGTCTGACGCATCGCAATCTACTTCCGGACGTAGGGAGATACCACTACCGATGACAACATGTCCGTCACCGTTGAAGTTAGCTCGTAGGGTCAGATCACCCTGAGTGGGATATATCTGACCACTAGTATCAATAAAGACAATATCTCCATTAAATTTAGGCATTTTTAAACCCTATACTGGGCTCCCATTACTACAAAGTGTCCAGAAGCCGATGCGTCAAGTTCGACACGAACATCATCCGCACTGGTTGGGTAGTAGCTAACAATTACTGGTTGTGCAACACCTGGAGACCCCGAAGGATCCATATTGTAATATGTTACGGCGATATCGAAAGTTCCTAGACTATGATTGATATTATGAACAAATGCAGATGTGTCTACACCCTCGACATAGGATGTCACGCGATCGGGTGACGAAACAAGGCCCGAAGTTGTGGCTAAGCCATCAATAAGTTCGTTAATAGCACCTAGAATTGAAGATGCAACAAATCGTGCATCTAAGCTAGCCTGACCTGTTTCGGCGACCGGCAGGTCACCAGTTAGATATGTATCTCGAAAAATGACCGAGTCGGCATTAGCGCGGATGATACCGCTACCGACAAAATCAAGAAATGAGTTAATGAGCGACATTATTTCTCCTTAAGGGTTATAAATATATAATGATAATACACTAAGTTATCCTACAAGCACTACCTTACCAGATGTTGGAACATCTAATACAACAACTACATGATTAACCCCTGATGCATATAAGTTATTTGGTGTCATTAACCTTGGTGGCGTTGTTGCTGTCGACCACATTGTAAAAGTAAAATCTGTTGTTAGTAGTCCATGCTCTAATACAAACGCATTACCCGACGTTGGTGTGAAGTCGGATGTGGCTTTTTCAACTCTGTTAAGTCCACTTAGCGTATCTATATCGTCACATTTTTGCTGCAAAACAGCACCAGAGGCTTGAGTAAATAGGCCACTAAGTTCGATTGCTTGATCGCCATCACCGACAAGAATGCTACCATCCGGAGACGTTAGCTGAAGTTGTCCAGAGAGACCATTGATCGAGGTCTGTCCTGCGTCGGGCGTGCCGCCTCCACCGCCCCCAATCATACCACTCAATGTGTCGATGTCACGGCATTTTTGCTCTAAAACTGCACCAGATGCAGGCGTAAAAATCGCATTAAGATTGATCACCTGACCGCTAGTTGATATAACTATACTGCCATTAGGCGAATCTAAGTCAACTATACCTGACAGCCCCTCTATAGTTGTTACGCCACCAGTAACAGGGGCGAGCCCACTTTCTATGCATGCAATAATGGTAACGTCACCAGTAGCTGCGGGACTAAACTCCGCTTCGATAACATTACTATTTATAATAGACCACGTATCTGGGATTAGTAAGTTGCCACCGGAATCTTTGAATTCTATGACAAGGTTTGTTGATCCTAATCCATGACTAAATTGAGTAGTCGATACTCCAGAAAAGGATGCGGTATAACACGCCAAGCCATCAGATAGGGCTAGCTGACTGCTAGATGAGCTACTAGACCCCTGATTGGAAGGGTTAATTAATCCTCCACCAATGATTCCCACTAGCTCAACTCCAAGATGCGCACATCGGTAGAGCTACCATCGCTAATTCCGTATATCAATACTTCAGCATTAACTTCTAGCGCAATGGATCCGCCAGCAATAATGGGCCAGCCAGTTCCAGTTGTGATATTTGGATCGAATCCTATATATAAAGTGTCACCACTTGTTCCATTATATACCGATACAGCCCTACGATACTTTAGCGGGGTTGTCGGGAGCTTTATAACTGAGCCTCCTACGGTTATGGCAGTTACTAATCCGCTACCACCCGCACTTCCATCCTCTGGATTGATTAATACAACCTGCGTCCCACGCAAATGTTTTTCGTGCGACGTAGTATTTATAGGGACTTCCTTTTTGTGTGGATTTATCCCTGAACCAATCGTTACAGATCCTTCGTATGCCATTCTACCTCCTATCCCCTAGTTGACTAGGGAGAACCACGACTATTTTTTATCGAAGTTCCAGGATGCGAACGTCTGAAGTACCTTCTGAGACAACATATAGGTGTCCGTAGTCAAGAACATCTAGCTCCATACTTCCGCTATGTGGGATGGAGTATCCGTTACTTACCGTGACCCCAGAGGCACCTAGAAAAACAGCATTGGGTCCACGGTTTTGGATGAAGACCTTTCTGCGGCCTCGCATTCGATTAGATGGAGATGAGAGATGCACCGCTGCGGTGCTGACCACCAACCCCGAACCTTGAACTATTCCTAGGCAGCTATTAATATCTTCATAGTTGACAATGACACTATTGCTACCTGCCATCCCTATAATCGGCGGATCATTGATCTCGCGAAGGACAGAAATCCCGGACCCGTTTCTTACACTACTTTCTCTTGCCACGCTTTTACCTCTTACTGTTACATTGAAACTTGTCAGTCTCTATGATACACTAAAAGGAATCCTACTACAGTATGAAAAAGCGCCAGATCTTAGATAGTTCGGGCACCCAAACCTCATAGCTACCCGACTCCAACCTCAGCACTAAGTGAGTCACGTCGAGACTATCTTCGTTAAGATAAACCTCCATGCCGCCATTCGTCATCCTATTTACAAGCTCGGTTTGACTCATACCCATGACCTCAGAGAGGGCACGTTGAGCTACTGGTTTGTATACGTAACGCCCATAATCGTATGTTGTGATTTCTGGAGGAGTACTACTAGACCTCTTCCAGATTTTAAGCTTACTCAACCATTTAAACATTATAGGGTTTTCGGCTTTGCATCACCAGCCAACGGCTTGTTTCTACGATCCGAGGCTACCTTATCTGCGGATAAAGATGCCTCCTGGGTCATCACTGCTACACCCATCTTCCTACCAACTGGCGATGCCTTTGACTGTTCTATTAGGCGCATAATCTGTGCATGCAAAGCCTTTTTAGCATCCTCTGAAATACCTACAGTGGAGCTAATCAAGCCCCAAATCTCTTCATTTAATTCCATTCTAATTCTCTACTTTGAAAAAATCCTTATTGACAGACACGAATTCCCTTATGGTATGAATCTTCACAGATACACCGCTGTGAGTAAGTGGAGCCTGGAAGCCCCCGCCAATGGTGAAGGCGTTTATGATCCCTATTACCTTACCATGTTTTGTAAAAACGGGACCGCCCGAGTCTCCGTACCAGATAGGGAATGAAACCTTAAAAAAGTTCCTGGGGGAAGTATTCCATTGCCTATGGGGATATGATGGTGTTGAGACATGATGATTGTGTGTTGAACTGATTATTCCCTCTCTTAGTTGCTGACCAAAGGAGGCAGCACATCCTACTGCGTAAATAGTTTCGAATGACTTAACGTTTATAAAGTCTGCACGAGTTGCAACATCTGCACATTGTAATAGTGTACCATGTCTAAATTCTACTGTTGCCCAATCATATGCCGGAAGTGTTTGGCCTACCCCAATATGCTCCACATCTAGAATAAGCGGTTCTCCATGAAAACTTGGTTGGAATGTAAGTATTCCCCTAAAGGTGGCATCGTCCTCTATGTCACTAATTACATGATACGCAGTCATAGCCCTATAGAGCCATTCGTCCCCATCCCTTATTCTGCTTATAAGAACAGCAGTTCCAGAATTGACGCCTGGCTTATACATATCAAATGTAGCTTGTCGTCCTCTTTCAAGCGCCGAAGTTTCTATAACGAGGGGCTCGAACGTTTGTGCTGGCACGATAGCCGGACCTGGTCTCGTAACGAAGAGTGTACTTATGCCGAAAAACGCAACAATATACCACACTAGTAATTTCTTATTCACGCTTACGCTCTCATCTATTCAAGTTCATCGAGCCACTCCTCATCATCCCACTGGATATTTTCGCGTTTATAGGGGGGTCGACGTTTGTGACGTGGCGAGTCGTCAGGCGCACCTGTTGGTACGTGACCTCGTCTACGTTGATACCGCTTCTTACGGTCTTCTTTTTCGTTCAGATCTTCTTCTTCGTAATTGTTCATGCCGGTGGGAGGGCAGCTTTGGCTGCCACTTTTGCTACTACCATAATACCATTTATAAGGCGCCTTGCGCCTTCCTTCGTTGCCGTTGCCTTTTTGATATTGACAATGGCATCTTCTACAGCCTGTGCGTTAAGACTCTTTAAGTTTTCTCCATCTTGGCTAAAGATAGATCCTATATCTGACTGACCCGCTAGCGCGTCTTGTCGTGCTTTAGCGGCAATACTTGTTAGAAGCGCAGTAAGTACTTCTCTAATATCCTTATTGTCCATCTGTATATTTCTCTGATACTTGTTTGAGTTTTTCAATCCAGAACTCTAAGTTATCAATTTCAATCGGACTTGTTGACATATAGTTATAAATTGATGTGACTAACTTTTTAGTGATAGTGAGGTTTTGTAAAGCCTTGGCTCGCATATCCTCACCAATTTTTTCTATAGATGCAAAGGTTGAATCAAGCTTCTTTTGGCGTTCGCGCTCAAGCTCTGTAATTTGTAATGATTTTTCTTCTTTGCTAAGACTCGGATCTAAACGAATAGAATCGATCTTTGGTTCAAATATAAAATTCTCATGATAAGTAACAGTTGCCTTACAGTCTCGTATATATCTATCAATTATCACATTGATGTTTTCTTCGGCAGCAATAACACCCTGGTAAACTGCTCGCTGTCCATCCACAACACTCTGCGGTGTTTTCTCAAAAAGACTACAGCTACTCAGAAGTAATAGAATCAGCGTTATAAAGATTGATTTCATTCGTAATGACCCTTCCCACGATACGGTCTTTTTACATCTCGCAGTTTATTTGTTATGAGTTCTTTAAGCATTAGTAACGCTATATTTATTGACTGCTTCTCGTGATGAGGAAGTTCTGGATCTAAAAGCTTGTGACTAAATTCTCCATATCTTATAATCATCTTGTCTAGTTGCTCTGCATCACTAAGCGCTAATTGCTTCACTTAATTTACCATCTATTGTAGAAGTCGTACACTTTTCTAAAATGATACGCCTAAAATAAACGTAATCATATGTTATAAAATAATATAGGGATGATCTTGCATAAGAGGTTTCGGGCTTTATGTCTCCACGAAGCTCCTCTATCAGGCGACCGTCCGTATACAAGGTAATATCTTGTCCCTTTGTATCCTCTCCAGAGTTTTTAATAGCATCCATCATTTGATTTAAAACCATCCATCTAGATGCATAAAGGGCGGCGGCATTGTCTACTGTGGCTGATGGGAGTTCATAAGCAAACTTTCCCTCTCCCCTGGGGGTGGTGAATCTATATCCACGCTCATTGAACCACGCATTAATCATTGCAGTCCAGAGTGAATTCCCGCAAGTAGTGCTAACAGCAATCCCTTCTCGCGTAAGGTTAACTCACCATCGATTCCAAGACTAATCTGTCCTACGGCTGCGTCAATGATCTTAGCCGCGTCCCTGATATATCCTAGTTGTTCCTCATTTAAGCCAAGTCGCAAACCATACTGATCCACAACTCCCTTGACGAGATCGGCGGCATCTAGAGAATCTTTTTCAATAGCTGTGAACAATTCCTGAGTTACCAAAAGGGCAATCTCTACCTGATTTTCATCTAGTAGGTTTTTGAGTCTTTCTCCAGCAATAGCGCTGGCATCTGAAACATTACTGGTTAATTCGCTATAGTCCTCTTGTGACATTTCTGCCAGGGAGTCTCTAGCATTTTGGACAGCAGAACAGCTAGGTAGCATCAGGGCAACACCTAGAAAAGAAAACATTAGTAGCTTATTCATCTATTATCTCCCACCATACTCATTATCAAAGTTTACTCTTATGCCCCGTCGCGCTTTACGACGGACTATTTCGTTCTGAACTTCCTCTTGTTCTTTTAGCTTACGTAAGGCATCGCGTTGCTCTGATGCCCCCATAGTGAGAGACGGAAGTGTACCCTCGTTAAATACCTTAGCGTCTTCTATGACACGCTCAGACTGTGACTTGGATGGCTTTTTAAATGGGCGTCGGACGTCGTCAGGGATTTCTATAATATCTTCTGGCCTTATTTCGGATTGGGGTGCCGCTTGTGGTGGGGTTGGCATTGAGCTTGGCCCCGAGTCAAACGGGTCATCGTCTACCTGAACCTGGACACCAGGAGGAGCCGCCTGAAGCGTTGGTGGGGGTGCATCCTTGGCTACGACACGCTCAATTATTTGGGGTGTATTCGGTGCATTTTCACTCTCTAGTTGCTTCATGAGAGCATCCCTACCTTTCTGTCCCACCTCGAATTCATATTCTCCGACAGTGACGATAAATGTCTCATCGTCTTTACCCAGCCTTTCTTTAAGCCAGTCGCAAATTTTAAGTGTTGCCATATAAATCATTCCTCCGTATTATGATACACTAAAAGGGGTTATCATCAACCTCTCCGAACCGTTCCATTATTTCATAAAGTCGCGGATGTCTCTGAATATCTTCACGATCGTATAACTCAACAATTCCGACATCCTTAATCTGGGGCTCCTGTTTCAAAAGCTCCACAGCCTCTAATAGTGCTGATTGAGTTTTATCTATTAAATCTGACTGAGCTAAGTCACCATTAAAGACCATTTTGGAATTGGCACCTAGACGACTCATCACCATATAAACACCCTTGCTTTCCTTCTTTATATTTTGTGCTTCCTCGACGATGATGAAGGCGTTATTTAAGCTACGTCCCCTGAGTAAAGTTAGTGGAATAAATTCGATAGTACCATCTTCGATCATTCTACTGATAGCTTCTCTATTGACAAATGCCAGCAAGTTATCTATTACGCTGGACCCATAAGGTATCATTTTTTCCATGATGCTTCCAGGTAATGCACCAATAGACTCTCCAAATTTATTACCTATAACAGGTCTAACTACTACAATTCTTCTGATTTTATTATTTTCATCTAGCAGATCAAGCATGGCTTGCCATGCTGCCAAGAAAGTTTTACCCGTACCCGCATGTCCTACGCCAAACGTAAACGTATTATTTTGCATGCTCTCTAGATAAGAACTTTGGTTACGTGACCGTGCCTGAACCTGTGATCTTAGTCCTACATCTTCTGTGGAAGACCTCTTTGGTTTCTTATTCAAATAATTACTCCATATAATAGTAAGATAAGGGCGCTAATGCGCAATATTTAAAATGCAGCCCAACCTTTAAAATTTCCATATCGAGTCTTATCGATTAGTAAGTTGCCTTCGAGATGCTCATACTCATGTTGAAAGATTCGCGCATCCATACCAACTAACATCTCGTCTTTATATTCAACTCCAGACTCGTCTGTAAAGTTAACCCAAATCATACTCGCGCGAGTAATCATAGGTCTACCTGGAAGATCTGGAATTGAAAAACAACCCTCGGATTTGGTTGACTTGCCATTAGTACGTAAAATTTTTGGATTGATAACAACTAGAAGTTTATCACTATTGAATGGGCGCCGCATAACGAATAGCCGCTTGTGCACACCTAGTTGTACTGCTGCCATCCCCAGCCCCTCATGCTCGGTCACATAATCCTTTAGGGCTTGAATGAGTTCATTAGTCTCGCCATCTGGATATGCATTTCCACTGTTGTCTCCTATAGATAGCGTCACCTCTTCACTTGGCTTACGCAGATCTATTACGTCTTGATCAGCAACTATCGTACGTAGACGAAACTTTGGTTCTTCCACGACCTCTTTTTTGTCATCACTCATATTTTTTACCGGTTAAATTAACTATTCCTCTCGGAGAAACAAAAATAGTATCCTCATTATGGGAAACGAGGCAGTTAGCTGTGATAGAATAGCCATCATCGAGTATGTCGTTTAAGACATATTCTTTATCTATAGACAGTACCGGCTCAACTGCATAAGAATTGCCAGCTTGAAATACACTACCGTCAGAACGTCCGTAGTTTAAGATTTGTGGTTCTGTGTGAATAGCCTGATTGATTCCATGTCCACAATATTCTTTTATCACTCCGTACCTACACATCTTCGATGCGACCTCAACCATCCCCCCATACAATCCTATGTCTAGATTGGGTCCTATCATATCCATAGCTGTGTTAAAAATCCTAAGAGAGTTTTTGACAAACTCTTGTCTAGTGCTGTCACCACTGTGAGTAAAGGTGCGCGCCGTATCGGCAAACCAGCCGCCATACTCTACGACCAAATCAACTGTTATGAGTTGTGTTGGATCGACTTGCTTGTCAGGCACTCCATGTACCACGTCGTTATCTACAGCTAGACATATTGTCCACTCGTAGGGCTTGTCTGCAAAACCTGGATGATATCCTTTTAGGGCTGGTCTTCCACCAGAGTCACGTATAAAAGTTTCGACCTCTTTGTCTAGAGCGAGACCGTCGTATGCAGATCGAGTTAGTTCTTTGGCAAGATTGATAGCTTCGCTGGCTATTTCTCCAGCGCGAGCCTGCTCAGTCGCTGGTTCCAACATAATCATCTCCTATGACTTTCTTGAAGCCAGCATCTGTTAGTTTACGACCGCGCCCCGTAATTGCAACCCACCCCTTGTCAAGAAGGAACGGCTCTACGTGTTTCATAATCTCTTGTTTGTCGATACGCAGTTTGCCAGCCATTGTGTCTAAACCAACAGTTGGATGCTCAGACAGATATTCGAGATAGTCTTTATCTTGCTCGGTTGCTCCGTCAGGATCAATCCCTAGCATATCATCTAGAACATTCATATTATCTCCTGGGCCAGATCCATAGAGGGTATGAATATCTGAATATGTGTCACACAATTGGATTTTTAAGTGCCTAATGTTTCGTGACCGCTCCGCAAGTGCACGATAAACGGTTTCGTTAGTTTTTACGCCCTCACTTTCTAGATGCATCATGGCAATTTTGATTTTGTCATCTAGAGTATAAGGGGATAGGTCAATCTTGCGTAGGCGATTCAGGATCGGGTCCTTCAGTTTCGCTGGGTCCGTTGTCGCTAGGACGAATGACATATTGTTTGGAAGTTCCTCACGCATAACGTCGCCCTTATTAATATAGCGCCGCCCATCTACGGTAAGGACTAATCCCATATCCTTAGGGGCTACCGTACAGAGAATTGCTGGATGCTCCAGCACAGAGAGTAGATTCTCTTGGATCTTTCGTGGTAGGCCATGACACTCATCCATAAAGATTAGATAATAATTTGATTGATTCTCCCTAGCCTCTTGAAAGAATCCCCTGAAGGCTAGCGAATCCTTGATGGCTGTGCCATTCATATAAATCATTTTGGCGCCAATCTCGTCAGCCCAAGATTGTGTTAGGTGAGTCTTCCCCAACCCGCTGCCGCCAAAAATACCGATGGGTGGGATATAACCCCTACGCTTATACCCATGGGTCAAGAGAGTGAGGGCTTTCTTAGCCCTATCCTGTCCTACAACATTTTCTAGCATATTACTTGTCTTATTTTAACCTTGACTAGGTAGTATACCACAATCAGAGCGCCCAGCGAGCCTTTTCTGCTTTTTGTTTTAGCTCATCATAAAGTTTTGAAAGCTGCGCCCACTCGGCCTTTCCACGCTCCTTTAATGTTCTAGATGCTCTGGCAAAACCATAGTCGGTTGGGTTTGTCACGGCAAAGAATGTATAGTCAGGCATGTTATTTATCGAAAACTTTCTTCCACTTCGGAAAGATTTTACTGGGCGATTTCTCAGGATCGACATTGCTACGGGTCCGCACGTTACAACTATGCGTGGACGAACTATATCAATTAGTTCTACTAGATATGCCCGATTATTTTTACTGGACACCCCCTCAACGATCTCAGCCGTCGCCCTATAAGCATCCTCTAACATGTTGAATTTCTTGAGGGCACCCGTAATCGCATCGCGCTCTGGCATTATATTGGTTGGCTGAATGATTAACACCCCCCCATTAGTATTGCCTTTACCAATTTGGATAGTAGCCCCTGGATGATATTGACTAATCCTATATCCAAAGTTGTCTACTAGAAACTTTTTACTAGTTGGCATATCAGCGAATCCGTTTTCCTGTCCGGATATATCCCGATCTATCTGCGTCAGACTCTTGAGCGAGACTATCTGCACATGCTAGACAATAAGCAACCTTAACATTTGTAAAGTTAATCTGAGTGATTTCAGTTATACTTACACGCTCAGAACACCATTGGGTTCCACAACGTCTACACTTTTTAATTGTTAATGTTTGAATCGGAAATGACTGCATGTTCACAACTTACGGGGTACCCACATTTTTCACATTTGACAAAGGTATTCTCATCAATTTCTACAGGCGGCGGTGGAATGCGCGCGCCCTCTTTATCTATTAGTGGAACCTCACCAATTAGATCTGATTCCGGGAATACATTTATGTGTCCACAATGGACAATATTGGGACACCTGATACTAATAATCCTGGACATATTTTTCGGCCCTTCCTTTCATTCGCTGTGTCAAGTCTCGAACAATTTCTCCTACCCTCGACTTTGATAAGCCATGACGCCGCGCAACCTCTTGTAATGAATAGTCACAGATGATATGGTCACGCATAAGTTCACGTTCGAAATTTGTGAATCCTATAAAAAGATAATCTTCAATATCGCTATCAAATTTTATACCGGACGCAACGGGTATATCGAATTCCTCATTTTCTTCTAGTTGATCTATATAAATCGTACCTATCTCAGTAATGTCCTGAAAGTGTAGACGTGCAGCTTTTTCGGAAATACTTAATGCATGACTAAATTTTTTGCAATAAGTTTGCATAGCGCTCTTGATATACGGATAGGCGTATGTTCTAAATGATTGTGCTACGTTGTCACTAGCTCCGAGGTCGGGATTGAATGAAGGATAAGCTACGGTTACCCCCACATAACCTTCGGTAGCTAGATCTTCATGAGTGATCATCGTGCTATATATACCTCTTTTTCCATATGATTTATTGAATTTAGATGCCATGCTCTGAACGAGATCATGTAGGTTGTGGTCAAGCAATACATCTAATGTTGGTTTTTCTAGTGTTTTATCTTCCATCTAAGTCAGACCTTTTTTAGCTGACGTAGTGGTGTTGTTGAGCAAAGGCAATTTCTAACCAAACACTTTTAGCCTCTGGAGACATCTTGCTAAAGTCAGCAACCACACTACGGTGTCCTGAGTTTGGCACTTCCTCTCCTACGCCTGTTCTTTCTGATTCTTCATACCTAAGGAATGGCTTTCTCATTGTTATATCAAACAAGAAGATCCCCTTGGTCTGTCTATCCGAGCTGAGCTTGAAAAGAATTTCTTCTAGCTGGTGAAGTTTTATTTGCATCTTATCACATTCAGATTTGTGGTGATAGAATACGATGACAGCCATCTCTAATGTCTCTGCCGCGCCACTTCGCAAGAGCTTATTTTTAACAGCCTCAACTTCACTCCAGTCAATTCTTATCATATTTACATCCCGTAAAAATCATCCTTGTTAACTTCTCCATAGAGGAACATCTCATCTATGGTGTCAAGCTCGTTCTTCTGGCGGAACTTACGCTTTATGCGCACCCTCTGCGGACGAAGAATCTTTAGAAAGATGCCGAAAATGATGCCGGCAGCAAACAGCGCTAATATAGGTAGTGCTTCCATATTAATCCATTATACACTAAGGTAAGGCATTCGTCAATATCTCTTTACGTTCCCGAGTTTATCAACTATAAAATTCCCCTTGTCCCAGATTTCAAAGGGTGATCTCATCTGCCACATAATTCTTGTACGATATCGTAAAAACTTATTAGATAAAGTCCGAAGGCGGGTGTTAGTCTTTTTAATTTCAATAATTTCGGGACAGTAAAAGTTTTGTCCGCTCACAATAGCCACGTTACTAATCTTTCCTAGATAATGATAAACTACTACATAGAATGTATTGGGGTCTGGAGCCGCCGAGTTAAGATTAATTCCTCTTGAGAGGCTAGTTGTGCTTTTCGCTTCGATCCCTAAGCCATTACTTAATGAAACATCTGGATCGGTTTCAGTATTGCGTATGGCCTTGGGGTCTTGTTTTTTACAAGCCTGAACTACAACTTGTTCTACGTCTTGCCACTTACCGATACGCTTATCGGAACCGAGTATATCATAAAGAAGTTGGGCTAGATCAAATCCATCTTTGTCCATCTAGCCACCTCCTATGTTCTGCCACGGCACACCTAGGCCGCGCCCAAGGCGCGCAGGAGGGCGTCGAGATGCTTGCCCGCGTCGGGGTGCCCGTTACGCTGAGCGGTCCGCACAGTGGTAGCCAGGGCTCTCAGGGCGTCATCACCACCAGCGGCAGTAGACTGTAGTGCCCCTTCTAGTTGCACGAGTTGCTCGGTCAGATTACCCTTCTCCTCTCTCAGGAGAGCGATCTCCTCATTCTGATCATCTAGAGTAGAATTCAGGGCATCCACCTGATCCTGTAGCTCTGCAATTAAACTGTCTGCCGCGAGATCTGTTTCGCGACGTTGGCCTTCTCGGCGATCATCTTGTAGATCATTCATTACTATCTCCTAGTTGGTTGGTTGCAAGAGCCTTCGACTCCTCAAATGCTGCCTCACGCGACAGATTACGAGCCTTTTGCTCCTTAGTCATACGGTATCGCTTATTGGTTAATTCACGATAATTATCTAGCGTTAGGTCTGCTAGGTCAACTCCATTCGGAACATAAAAGTTGACAGTGACGCGACTATTCGTAGTGCCAGTCTTGGTGGCTTCCGAACCATCTTCAGTCACGTCTTGCTCTAATACATCTTCACTCATAGCAATCTCCTTTTTAATTTCTCTAACCTGCTCTTTCCAGGTTTCAATTTTGGTAGGATCAAAACTTACTTCTTCATTACTAATTTCGTCGGGCACTGCTAGCGCCCTAGCTTTTCTGTGTCGTGGAAAAAGACTTGGGAATATGTAACGCGCATCATCCCTAATGGATGCCGCACTCTTGTCACGCATTGCATTTAGAATGGTGAGTTTTCTCCACTCGTCATCACCGGCAGCATACTCCAAGTATTCTTTGGCGATACTAAATAGCGCATCGTTTCCCATCCCGGTATGTTGGGTAACCTTTCCCCAGCGAATACCAATAACGTTACCAAGTACATAGGCATGAAATTGTGCCCATGGTGTTACGGTAGCATCTAGATGTCTGAGGCGTGTAGAGGCCATTATGCTGGTGAACGAACGATACCATTGATGCGACTTAGTCGATACGTACGAATTGCGTCGTTAGTTCCCTTCCCCTCCTCGTTGACTCGATACAGGTTGACGGCACGAAACAGCCAGTCGCCATCATCTGTTCGACGAAGACTACCGTTGATAACCCGAACCAGCGGACGCTGATGAGTTTCACCCTCGGCAGACTTGGGTGCAAAATAATCAAACACAAACACCGAAGATTCCGGACGGGTAGTTGTATTACCAGCGCGGATCTTATTTAGATTTACTACCTTATTGCTTCTAGCCATTTTCTTTCCTCTTTTATTATGTGTCACTTAACTGATTTCGTATGGAAAACTAAAAATATTTATCTATTTAAAACCTCACGAGCTAGCGAGAGCGTCTTACGCATCGCGCCTATCCACCATAATCCCTAATAAAAACAAGAACAAACCATATGTGAATACAATAGCACCTAGTTGACTAAATGGATTCCATTCTACCATCTCGATGAATGTATCGGGTCTTGGCGTAACCCTACTTATGATTTCTAGTAGGGGAATAAATACGCCGCCAAACAGATGAAGGGTACTTACTATATATAGTATGACGCTTGCACGAACCTTACTAGGTTGAGTAGTTACCTCAACCTCTTCATACGCAAGTCCATCATCAAGTTCCGGCTCTAGTTGTTTCTGCATATTAAAACTCATCTAGTTCATTGGCCCGACGTTCAATTTCTGCACGATAAGATACAAAGATTTTGCCAACGTTATAGGCGCGCTTTGCCCCCATCTCGTCTTCTGGGAAAAAGTCTGCGTATGCCTCTGCGGCAGCTTCTGGTGTGAAGGCATCCATACGTAGAACCCAACAATGATTTTGTGCCCTACCAAGGATACGTTTTTCTACAACTAAACGCCCTTGAGCCTTAACAAATTGATCCTTGCGAGAACAAGTGGCTCTGGAAACGATAAGAAATCCATCAGTAGTGACGGCAATTCCATTTGTGCGTCGGCGACGCTTACGCCCCTTACCCTCTTCATCATACCAGAACAATACCTGCGTAGCCAGTTCGCCAGCTTGCTGTTCTGCTGTTCGGCGATCAATAAACGTGTCATAATTAGCTTCTGTCATTTTGAATTACTCCTAAAGTTTTTCTTATAATGTCTAGGTGGTCCGCAGCCAAACTTGGCAATGCGTCCATTCTGAACCAAGTAACTACCTCTGCGTCATCGCTGGCGAAGGTTGGGTGATAGCTCTTATCAACTACTACAGTATACACCACTGAGATAATTCTGGTGCGAGGATCTCGATTTTTATTTCCTACGGTCATGACCTGCTGAAGCTCGTCGGGCTTTACGTCGACCCCGGTCTCCTCATAAAGCTCACGCGCGGCGCACTCCTCTAACCCCTCGTCTTCTTCCAGGAAGCCTCCTGGCAGTGCCCACATGCCTTTAAATGGTGAATTTTTCCGTAACACTAGTAGGACATATGGAATGCCTTCCTCGTCAAAAGAATCAAAGACAACAGTGTCGCAAGAGACACAGGGTCTGGGATAATCATATACGTGAGGCATTTATTATCTCATCCCTTAATTTTATCACGAATACTAAGTTCTTTTTCTAGGAAAACCGCCGAAATACCATATCCACGACAATTAGACAAGAGGCATTCTAGGGCCTTATCAGTAAGAAGGGTATGGAGTTCATCTTTTCTATTAAAAAGTTTATCCCAAATATGTTTTACCTCTTCATAAGTCATGTAGTTATGAATATCATCACAAATGGAAGTATCCTTAACCCCTGAGGATCTTGTATCGTTATGCATGTTGATCGTCATCTTGTCTAGAGGATTCTTGGTAGATATACCAGAACTTTCCTCCTGCATCTGAGTCACCTTACTCTGCAACTCAGAAATCTTTTTCTGCATCTCGCGGCGTTTCTTTTCATCAGTGATGCCATTATTTTTAGTGAGCCCATATAAGTTAATTGCCTCACTGACAAGCCCCATCTGCTTCAGACTTAGGGCTTGGACTACATCAGTTCCACAGTAGTAATCATATGTCGCCTGGGCCTTTTCCTTAGTGGATAGATCAAAAGGCGGGGGTTTACGTAAAGAGCGACTATCCCTTACGGCAGTAATTACACCAGTGCCACTTATATCATAAGCATTTACAAAGGCATCTAGATCCTCAAGCTCATCGTTAGTAAGATTATATGCAAGATGTCGGTTTTCAGAATAAAAATCATAAGTCTTCTTCACCGCCTTCTCGCTAGATAAATCGAACACCTTATTATCTTTAGGTGTCGAATGCAACGTAGAGGCAGTTTTTGCCAAGGTCTTCGCGCCGACCCAACGTAGTGGGAAGAGAAGTTTCCAAATCTTGGGTGTCGCTAGTAAAAATACCACGCTTCCGATGCCTACAAGCGACATCTGCTCAAAAGACATTGCCATAAAGGCATTATATAGTTGTGTTAAACTTTCCATCAATTTTCTTTTTTGTCCTTAGAATAGTCATTACAATAAAATCCTTCTCCACGAAAAATAACCGCGGAGCCTTTACCGATCAGCCGCACTAGTTTTTTCTTGCCGCATTCTGGGCATTTCCTTTTTATTCTAGATGTCATACTTTGAAAATGCTCAAAAGAATGAGAGCAACTAGAGCACTCGTATATATATGTGGGCATTACTTTGTCAGTTCTGCAATTTGACGAAGCGCATCGACGATCATATAAGAGCAGCAGTAAAGCATCATAGCTACAAGTAGTCCGCCGACGACTGCGCCCGCAATTTGTTTTTTAGTATGCTTCATCTATCCACCTCTTGGCAATTCTCTTACGCTCGCATTCTTTGTAATGCTTCCAGAGCTTTTCGTCTATCGTCATAAATGCCCATGAGCAACGTCCTAGCTGATGTCCATCAGGGTAACTTCTCCAACTTTCCCCATGTTTGCCGCGAAACATGCGTTCAAAACCGAACAGCTTCATCGTGACAATGTATTCATCATCTAAACTTATATCTTCAGGCTTCTCATTAAGGGGTTTTACGTCAGTTATTTTATAAAAAGAGATTATCATTTATCCATGCCTTTGGTGTAATGTCGTAGCTTATATAGAGAGGATGCCGCGGTTGTCCACCCTTCGTAGTGGCTAGGGCATTTATGTCGAATTCCTTTAAAATCTTGGCCACTTCGAATCCCCTGTTATGTAACGCGCCGTGCGCGCCCCAGCCACATACGATTTGATTAGAGCGCTTCGCGGCATCCAGAATGTAATTATCGTTTAGTGGTCCCACTGGATCGTCATGTCCATAAAGGACCTTAGGATCTGTCGAGCGTAGAGCGAAGATATTCACTACCTCTAGCGCGCCAAATCCATGGCTCGTAGCGCGCCTTTGGCACCTTTCAACTGTGGGATCGTTAACAACTTCATCAGCAGTGCTAGGGTTGAGCATGATCCATGTTTGAATAGGACCGTCAGCCCATCGCCTAATTAGACTGTAGCGATATGCCCTGCACTCGCTGAAGATTGCATCACTTTTCATCTAGCTAAGGTCGTCTAGCTCTATACTATTATAAGGAATCCGTAAGTCTTTGCTGTTTGGTAGGTTCGGGTACTCATTATCCCATTTACCTCGCACTATATACATGCCTTCACTGCGAAGACTGATGATTTTGCCACGAAATGCATCAGTTATATATCGAATCACTACCTTATCCCCAATATTAAACTGCTCTGCCTCTTCCGGTGCAGGAGTTGGTTCGGGACTAGTGACATCTAGATCAGTCCCCAGGGCTTGTTTAAGCAAGTCCCAAAGCTCATTGCGGACATCGCCCCTGAACTTAAAGTTAGTCTTGTCTTTATAAGCAACGTAAGTCTGGTCTTCATTTTTGAAATAGTAGATATACTTGATGTCATCAACTAGAATAATATCTCTATTGAGTTGGATAAATTTAGGATTCATCGGATTACATCCCCCCTGCTTTGTGTGTCATAGAAAATTGGTTCTCCCCATTTGAAGGCAATTGAAGGTTGTTCTGGTTCTGAGTTGGTTTTTGCCACAGCCTCAGCCTTAGCCTCATATTGTTCTTTACGGCGGGCACGCTCCTTTGTTAGTAGGCCATTCGGCTTGAGCTTGAATTTAGATATCGCAGCACTAAGCATCTCTATTTCGTTATCAGTTAGCTTATGTGCCAGGGTTGGCTTAGGCCAGCAATCATACGTTAGCTGCGCCTTTTTCTTAGTCGAAATATCAAACGGGACAATGTCAGAGGCGTGCGTTTGTTTGGGCACTTCTATTTGTGTACAGGGATTGACCTTCCGCTGGGTTTTTCGACCACGATGCAGAAGAAATGCCACACCTCGTAGGGTTGTAGCAGCGGTCCATCGTACGGGACTTATAAGTCCCCAGATATTTTTAGCAGCAGCAAGTGCAACTAGCAAGCCTACGCCACAGATGACTTGTCCCTCAATGGGCAGCCCCATAAACGCTGTATAGTACTGATCTAGTTTTGTAAAGATCTCATTGATCATATCATTTTTCCTTTAGTAAAAACTTGTTAGAAATAACTTTGAAGGATAGACTTGTGTCTTCTCGATGTTTAAAGACTAATCCTTCTCGAATAGTGTCGTAAAGCTGACTCTTTCCATCAGCGAATTCTAAGATAGGGTCGATATCACCTAGTGGTCCGCTAGCAGCTAAGATCCTAGGAACATGGTAAAGATCTAGTTGTTCAGTCAACTCATCTCGTTCCTTCTCCTTAAGATATTCTCTCTTATCAATATCCCAAATATCAAACACGTAGAACTCTTGCCTACCCCTCTTGTATTTGTTTCCTTGAACGCCAGGGCCTATAATTTCCCCCTGAATAGCAAGACTACGCCTAAGTCCCGTCATTTTTTGAGGAAGACCTAGCTCCCAAAATAGTTTTGCGTAGACATTACCGGGCTCTTCTGGATCGGATATTTCCATTTCCCAATTACGTGAACAAGCCCCGAGTCGGACCCCCACACCCTCGTCACCCTCTGTGTAGGTACAGAAAAATGTGCAACTAGTCCCATCTAGCTTCTCAGTAATCTCAAAATCTTGAAGGCGACGCCCCTCTAAAATCTCAATATTATTTTGGATCCTCTCCTGGTCCGTCTTCGGCACCAAGTGAGTCGGGAACGTCCCCTTTTGCTTACCAGAGGTTGGTAGAGGTGGCTCATATTTTTGAACCCGAAAGAAAGCAGTTAGGTCGGTTTCTCGACCGCCAGTCATAGCTAATTCTTCAGCTTCGTCATCCGTAAGAATACTCATGGGCATGAGCAACCCCTGAGATAATACTCCTCGCAACTTCATAGTGCGAACACGAAACTTACGAGCTTCTAGAAAAGAAAAGCGTGGGTCATCATCTGGTAGTAATGAGTCAATTTCGAAGAACAGGCCATTATCATTGACCTGAAAGTCTCCCTTTTTGACTACGCATTGCCACCCGTCAATTTTTGCAAGCTCAATTCGATCCGCCCCTTCAATCTCGACGAGTTCCTTAACCGTCCTTAATGTTACTAGTTGTCTCATATTACTTCTTCTTAAGCATTGCCTCGGGACACCCCATGATGACATCACTTACTATCATGACACCACTAGGATCCTTAGTAAATTGCATCATGTGGACTATATATGCCCTAGACATTACCATCACTCCATCAAGATTTAGGTCGAATTCTTTTACCTCGCCGACATCTTTTATTACACCTACTGCATCCTCTTTATTAGGAAAACTAATGATTACTTGATCGCCAACTGAGAATTTGGGTGTCGAAATTTCCTGTGGTTCACAACTAGAGGAGCAAAGTAGGGCCAATGCCATAAACAGTTTGTTAATTTTCATTTTTCAAATTTCCCCGCCATTCTCTGAATTGCTTCTAGTGGGACTCCATGAGTATTACGCTTTGCACATAACCTCAGATAGCCATCGATAAGTTGTTGGGTCATCTCCTCGCCTGGAAGAAGATATTCCTCTCCCACCACGATCTCTTCGATCTCGTAGCCAAACTCTTTGCCTGCGTCGAAATAAGGCTGCATATCTTTACGCTTGATATTAGTGTTATCAATAATGACTAGCTCGATCCCACCGTGCATATACTTGCGAGCATCTGCCTGATTCGCTAGATGGAATTGATGAAGCCTCCCTGGCTGAAAGACATACTCCCCATCAATCATATGGTAGTTGTCTGTTGAGCAGATCGCAGCCGACGCCCCACCACTGCTAATGTGGTTAATGGTAAGATCTTTGGCCAGCGTACTTTTACCTGAGCCCGCAACGCCCCTCATTAGAATTAGTTTTCGCATACCTTATTATACCTCATGACTGGTCGTTGTCAACTGGTTTTGTGTTTTTATTTTCAGTATCTGCATCATCCTCAGCCTCGTGGTTAGGATGATCATCTTCATCAAACCATTTTACCTTAGTCAATCCACCGTGCCCATGTATAGCTTTAACGGCTTTGATATTTTTATATACACCTATACTAGATGTTGCCGTGAGCCAGCATAGAACGCAGTCCCCGGTATCAAATTCAACCCCCTCAGCTACATTTCCCGTCCCACTAATACCACTTTCATCCACTTCACGAACTAAATAGAATCTTCTCATTTCTCGTAACCCTCTACCGAATTAACAGAACCAGACTCATCTAGATAGATAGTAACAGGTGGACTTACAGTCTCGTAGTCACGCCCTAGCGATGAAACGTTACAGAAGTTAATGCCGCCATAAAAAATATCATGGCCCCGCGCCTCATGAATATGCCCACAGAGATAAAGGTGAAGCTGAGCTAGCCTGCCACTATCTAGTAGCTTACTCATCTCTACCGACCCACATCGCGTACCGTTATCATTCATGTCAAGCACATTATATGTAGGTCCATGACAAATCAAAACATTCGTATCGTCAGGGATCTTACTATAAATGTCGCGTAAATGTGGGTTATTACCCTCTGCTTCTTGGAATACTGCATCAGGTCCCTCTAGACCATTAAAGCCCCAGTCGTAGAATCTTGGAGTCCATGGCGTGCCATAGAATTTGATCCCCTCGATCGTTACGCTACTATTCTCTAGGTAGTTGATGTCATAATTCTCTAGTAGCTTTGGAATATGTGGCATGAAACGCTTATGAGTACTATCAAATGTCTCTTCATGATTCCCCGCAATAAGAATCTTGTGCTTCGCTGGCTGATCCTGGAACCACCTAAGGAAGTTTGTCACCTCGTAATACTTACCAGTCCAAGAGAAGTCCCCACAGTGGATTAGAATATCGCACTCTGGAATAGCAAGCTTCTTATGCTTGGTGTGGGTATCACTCAATGCTACTATTTTAACACTCATATTTCTATCTAGTTGATCGGGTGAATTACTACACAGTCAACCATCTTAGCTATATCTTCTTCTGTATACTCCCCACTCTTGAGATCGAGATCTTTGGGGTGAGGGACTTCGCCGTTCCATGTAGTCTCTGGCTGATATTTGGCCTCTTCTGCACCGGCTAGTGGTGAATAACCATTGCCCTCTGCATCTTTTTGCAGGACAACGTAGGCGTCTTGGTTAAGCTTGGAGAGTATTTCGATTAACTCTCCAACAGTTGTCATGTAGTTTTCTGGATTAGTCATGATATTTAAAGTGTTTCTTTTTGAATCTTTTTCCAATAGCTTTTAAGATTATACGAAAATGCCCCTTACATATCTCATTATTCCACGCTGATCTCTTCTTATCATCCCATAAGCCATGGCGAATAGTCCTACCGTCTGCGAATGCTACATATGCTTGACCTAGATTGCCATGTCCACAACACGCGAATATAACACCTGGTAGGTCAGCAATACATGGATCATGTCCATCTTTTGTAGGTAGAAGATTGCATTCGGCGCACTTCATTTCACTACGATTGATCTCTTCACAGCTCTCTTTGTCGATAAAAATCTCGCACTCTTCACAAAAGGCATAATTCCTTCCTCGCAGATCGCAAGTTTGGTTAGTATCGTTATCGCACTTAGGACATCTAGTATATGTTGTAGTCATTTCTCTAGTTGCTATGGGGATGGTGGGACTCGAACCCACATGGGTTTTACCCCACTTGATTTTAAGTCAAGCGCGTAAGCCAGTTCCGCCACATCCCTTCATGGTTTTTCAAACTTTGCCCTTAATCTTTCATACTCCTTACGCTCCGTTTCTTCTTTCTTAAGTTTTGCTTTCTTAGCAGCCTCACGACTTCTTTTGTTAGCGGCTAGGCGCTTGTCATACTCCTGATCTGTTTCTTTTCTAATTGCCTTAATGCCAAAACATGGATCATGATCCCAGCCATAATCATAAATAATGTTAAAGTTACTATGATTCGGATATTTTTCCTTAAAACTCTCTAAGAGTGCGATTATATCGTCAAGCCTACCTTCTATTTGGTACGGAGACATTTCTTCTACGAATTCGATAATGTCCTTGTATTTTTTCTCTGCCATCTTAATCCTCTAGTTGTTCACCTTGGATAATGCCACCAACCATTAAGTCTATTACTTCAGAGATACTCAAAAGATGTTTGATGCATGACGCTATTTCTTTTGGACCTTCGTCCGTATAGACCCTCAATACCACCACGGCGTATTCATCACAGCCAATCTTAGTACACTTTTCGCGTTGCATTTTAACCTGTCCTTAATATTGAATACTCCCGCCGGAACTCGAATCCGGAGTTCTGCCTTGAGAGGGCAGCGATTTAACCAGTTAATCTACAGGAGCCTAAAAGTTTATCCGCCCACCGAAGTAGGCTATATCCTGACTACCATCATCCCACCTGACATCACCAGTATTGTCGCCAAAGCGCTGATTGTTAGTCTGCCAGACTTCCATTCTATAACCTAACTCAATACTGTGACTTAAGCTAGGATAGTATAGCACACCTAGATCCATTGTCAAGCGTCTTTTTGAAAATTTTCCGCCAACATACGGGTTGGCTATTCCGCGTGGAGCAAGGTAAACCTTACCCTTGGAGCTTATCTTAGGATCTAACCTTCCTATCGTATGTGGATAGCCAACATAATAATCTCGCCCGTCGAGATGCCTAAAGCGATACTCCACGCATCCGGTCAGGGTAGCGAGGCAGCATGCGACAAGCACTCGACGAACGAGAAGTTTCATCACTAGTTACTAACTACCTCAGGTAGCGTTGTTGCTGCCCGAGAGCGAATTTGATCCAACGTATCTAACTTGGTCACCTCGCCACGCTCGAATACTGTGCGCAGCACATCGCTTCGACTATTGAGTCTCGCCGTCTTTTCTGAGACAGTTTCAAGCTCACCATATCCATTCCTAATAAGGGCTAGACGTCCACGCTTAGAGTTCTTAGTCGGATCGGATGCGGGTCTCTTAAAAACGTCACGTTCCTTTCCATTAACTGTCACGCTACTAGCCTTGAAGGCGAACCTCTGTGTGTCACGGTCAACCTTCTGTAGTAGACCGCCACCCATACCAAAGGCGATATTGTCAACTGACCAGTTGTTTTCAATCATCGCGTCCACAACCTGTGCGATTGTTTCTAATGTGCAACCATCTCCCTGAATGACGCGGACCTTATCGTTAAGAACTCTAAAACCTTTCTCATTCTCATAAGTGCCAAATGCATCACCTAAGCGAGTAAGTACGTTAAGAACCATCGGAACGATTTCGCCGCTATCTGGCCTAACAACCAGCACTCCGTCACGACTAAGAACCTCTTCTTTAAGGTCTTTGCCCCAATACTCGGAGCAGGCACGATCGATGTCAAAGCTATCACTTACACAAGCAACTAGACCTGTTGGATATTGAGTTAACATATTACGCATAGCTTCAGCTTCGTTAGCCTCACCCCACGAGGTCATAGTGCTATGTTCTGATGCCGGGATTGAAAACCCACACATGCCACTGTCATAGAACTCCATGCCGGTCGTAATAGCCTTGAGAGTATCTGTACCCATAAAATTAACTAGATGGGCTAGCCCACCAAGTCCTGCCGACTCCACCGAAGATACGCCTCGAAAGCCGAAGTCGTGTAGCTTAAATGGCAAACCATTCAAGTCACCGCCAGTCTTAATAAGGCCATCCTTGATAATTTCTCGTGCTTGGTGTGAAAGCGTAGCGACTGTGCAGGGATACCACACCTGCACTAGTAGGGTCTCCAGGTAGTTGACCAGCCAATAACACTTAGGATCAAGTGCCTCGATTGTCATTAAAACATTACCAGTCGGAACTTTGGTACCCTCAGGGACAGCCTTAATACGAACAGGCAAGAAACCGTTATGCCTTTTCTCGATATACTCCCAACCTTCACGGTTGAACGTACCATCCCCTCCACCCATATGCATACTGGCAATAGATGCGGCCTGATCGATTTTCTCCTGAGTAACTACTCGCCCAGAAAGATACTTACGCAGGAAATATTGTAAACCGAAGAACACAGTGTAGGGAAACTTAGCACCTACACGACTCTCAAAGTAGGAGAATACATTCTCTGTGCCTGCGGGATATTGTCGATAATGAGAAAGTTTGTAGCTGTCGGTCATTAAAATAATGTTGTCATCAAATCTATTCATTTTGTCACTCCTTGTTTAGGTAAGTTTACTTTTTATCCCACCCATAAGCCCAGATGCTTTAATACCATCTTTACTAGTGGCCTATGTTGTTCTACTACAATGTCCAAATCAAAATTATCTAGACCAAACCACTTTGCTTCATCTAGATCGTCACCAGGATTTAACGCACCCCAGAGCCATCTAGAAACAAACAGTGAGGTTACGATCTTATCAATTTCCTTACGGTATCTCCAGTCGTCTACAAGATGCGACCCTAGATACTGCATTCCCTGAAGGTTCGAGTCTTGCCCGAGTTCCTCCTTAGCCTCGCGGTATGCGGCAGCCTCCAGTGTCTCGTCCCTGCGCGGATCGACAAACCCACCAGGCAATCTCCACTTATCTTTGGGATCTGTGCTCTTACGCCCCAGGATAATCTTTTGCGGCAGGTCAACCTTAACCAACTTACCGTCTACTGGTGCCGTATCACTTGAGTATCGAATAACCGCAATGTCCACCGTGGGATACACAGCAGGATGCTTATTGTGAGCCGCATACACCACACCCCTACGAAACTCTGAGTGCTGCCTAACTTCTTGTGACGCAGCCTGTCGCGCCTCAGTTCCCGAAAAGTTAAAACTATCGGTTAACTCAACCGTGGGAAACTTCCCCGTATAGTGTGGGATAAATGCATCACGAGAACCATAAAGGGCGGCACTAATATGATCTCCGAATGTCTCTGCGATTTTCTGATCAACACACCTAGACCAATCCTCGTCGCTAGGCATGTCATGCAGAGGAAGAATAATCATGTCTGGATAATTCTCCTGCATCATCAGCATGCGCGTGTAGTAGTCTAGTGGGTTTCTGCGTGTTACAAAAACTCCTGGCATGCTACAGATAAACATGAGCACTTTTTTATGCTCACCCCTAACCGAATCAATTAGATTCCTGTGACCTGCGTGTAAGTCAGGCGTCTGAAACCGTCCAATAATAACGCCGACATCTGCGGCGGGTGTCTTGATATCCATTCTTGTACCCCTTATTTAGGTGAGTTACGTTATTGTATTATACACTAGGGCTTTCTTCTGCGAAAGCAGAAATGATTAAGTTTCCATTCGTGACATCTAACTCTATATTGATGTTGTGATCAACGCCAACATACTGAAACTGACTTCCAATCTCTTTAAATCTATCTACATGAATGGACAATTCACCCATCATGCGGTAGTATTCGGGATCGCTTTCATGTTGCTCTATTTTCTTTTCTAGTAGCTTAATTAAATCCTTGACTAACATTGCGGCTCCTCATCAAACTTACTATTATCTTTAGGGGCTACTACGGGTTGCCAATATGTATTCTTGGTCATTTCCAGATCATCTAGATAGAACTTACCCATAACCTGCCCACTGGCATGCAGCCTTGATTTTCTTTTATCTAGTAGGGATCCGGGTTCAAACGAAACAGATATCATTACAATATCAATATACCAGACCTCTCCCCACGTTATAGTCTCGCCGGTCTCCTCATCTTCTGATGAATACTCTGGACTAAGCAAAAACTTAACCCACCAGAATCCGTGGTTGTTTGCACCAGTCCACTCGTCGTAAGTAGGTGGCTCTTTGCGCCAGGGGCTCATACCTTAAGGGCCTTCCGCCCCTCCGCTACAATTTGACGCATTAGTCGCTGCTGCTCAATCGAGGCTCGAATATCTGCCATTGCCCTGTGTTCCTCGCTAGTTTTAGTCCCGAAGATATCTGGGAAGCCCACCTTATAAGAACTCACATCTAGTTGACGGTAGTGTAGTATTTTTTCTACTTCACACATATGTTCCTTCAGCCAACGACGATCAAATGACACTGAGTTACCCGCAATCACAAATGTAGTATTCGGATCCTTGTGGCGAAGCAGCATTCCCATAATTTTGATGCGTTCTTGACCCACTGCTTCGCGCCCAAAGATGTCAGTTTGGGTTGACGCATCAATAACTTCTTGCAGTAAGCCACTCTCGGCATGCATATGGAGGGCATAATCCTCCATGATATCGTATATCCATTCCGTGTCATGAGCAATAACCCCTTGTAGTGAGTCTATCTCATTAAGCTCTAGATCGGTCAATACAATTGCATACTCTAGAATCTCACCGCGTCCACGTCTTTCGTCCAGCCCCGTGGTCTCAAGATCGATCCAAACAAGAATTGTTTTTTTGTAAGTCATAATTACTCCTGTGTCGGCGGAGATGGACTTGAACCATCGACCCTCCGGTTATCAGCCGAATGCTCTGACCAACTGAGCTACCCGCCGCTATCCATATTATGTGTTTCTAGCTGTCTTTCGTGCGATAAATTTTGAGAAAGGGAGGATTCGAACCTCCGGGCGTTCCGTCGAACTTTTGTCTTCTATATTTATATAGCGGGCTCGCACCGCGACCAGCAGGCCAAGCTTACGATCGAATCGAACGATCTACCCTCCGGTTTTTTCTTTCTCGTGCTTTAATTTGTTTGATCAGCTCATTGTTAATACACATCTGTAATTGTTCTTCATCAGCCGCTAGCCCTTTGTCTTCTAGAATTTGTCTAGCTACATCAATTGGAAAACCCCTTTCCATATATAGTATGTGGATAAACTTACCAGAGTTAGGAACTATTGGAAGAATCTTACCATTTTCCAGGATGTAAGCGGCTGACCTTTTCTTATTTTTTACCCTACATTTAATGCGCTGATTATAATACGTAATACGATCACGCATCATTTCTAATGTCAGGACTTTTTTCCAAGTAGTCATATAATTGAATCAGACGGGATTCAAACCCGCACCTCCACCCTACAATGGTGGGCTCTATCATTTAAGCTACCGACCCATGAATGCGGGCACTCGGTTCTGCCCCGAGACCCCCAGCTTGGAAGGCTGGTATGCTACTGTTGACACTATGCCCGCTTATGTGTTCTCGTAACCTAGTTGTCCTTTTGGGTCACAGGTGATCGCATAAACCCTAAGTGGTCCATCATAATCATTTAGTTCAGTCGGACCATCATCCCCCACAGTCATATGATAGTGTCGAATCATCTCCTCTTCGGTATCAAACAAGAGATATGCTCGCTCTTCCATAATAGCTTGGAAATATTCCTGTATATTTAGGTATGGTACAGCCTTTAGAAGTTCATCTAGAAAATCTTCTGCTGGAATCTGCCTTAGGTTATTCCAGCTAATAAACATACCCCACTGATGAGTGTGTAAGCACAACACTTCTAGAGTTTTGATTTCATCTAGTAGTTCCATTTTAATCTACAAACTCTAACTTGATACCATTCTTTGCAAAAAGCTTTGTTAATCGATCTTCCCGTTCTGAATCGGTAATGCCGATATCGTCATTAATCGCTATGGCTTTATTAGTAAAATGATTATTGACAATTTCTGAATGATGGAGATCTTCTGTAGATATAAAGTCAACTAGAAAAGACTTCTTTTCATAAATCTGACTTGGTTCATAATTCATATACATTGCGTTCTTGGAAATCCTGCTGATTTGATTCGCAGCGAATCCAAGACAACACATCTTGCCATTTGCGTCGCACATCCAGGCGGGGACACCACCACGTAGCCACTTCTTTCTTGAAATTCGAACTTTTCGCATTTGATTTTGTTTTTGGGATTTTTTTCGTTAGAGTTTTGAAGTTTGGAACACTAGAACGTCTCTAGAATCCTCTCTCCATATAGTATCGTAGATGTCGTTCAAGATTCTTGAGTACGTCCTTCTTGGAGTTACCAATAGCAATAACGCGACGATTAAGATAGTCTGTATGTGCCTCCCACACCGTTCCTTTCGGAGGGGGTTGTCCAGGTAACGGATTCCAATTACGATGGACGCATTCTACTTCGAATGTAGAAAGTGCTACCTTGATTTGTGTCACAAGCTGTTTGTATTTTTCCATAATAATTATCGCCTCATGCAAGAATCGAACTTGCGTAACCAGAATTAGGAGTTCCAGCACCGGATGCCACCGGATGAGGTATATTAGTCGTCTTGTGATGAAATATTGGCATAATAATAGCCCTGGAAAGAGTTGAACTTTCGGCCTTCGTCTTATAAGGACGCTGCTCTAACCGCTGAGCTACAGGGCTTCGCTTAGTATCTACTAGGAATATATTCGCTTATTCCAACTAGCCCTGTTATCCTTCCAAATATTGATTTCCAACTCCAACTCGGCATCTGGCATAGCCTGCTGATCCAACAGAGCGCCAATAATGTCGTTGGCTTTATCTAGAAGCCTCTGTGCCTCAAACACCTCTTCCGTTACCGTTACATACTCCTCATACCAGTCATCCATTGAAATCCTTGATTACCTCCCTGGGGTCACGCGGCTCTGGTAGCTTGGTTTTGCCCCAGCCCATCATATAAGCCTCGGCGTGCTCAAGCTCATGATAGAGCGCACAGCGTGCCTCGTCTGCTTTTGTGTGCGGCACTTCAGAGGGTAGCAACGCATGCATCGCTTCACGCAACTCAGATACGGTCATTCCTTGTGTCTTCATACTCTATTATACCATCTAGATAGACTAAGTCAAGCCATTTTCGAAATCTTCTAATTGTTCTTGAGCTTCTAGTTCGCGCTTACGGTTCTTATGAGTCCTATTGCGCTTACAATAGCTACAGCCGCCATGATTCTGACAACTAGAATCAAAACTTGTAGATCTGCGCTTGCCCAGCCAGGGCTTGCGCCAGTCTTTATTCCCGCGACTATCAGTTTGTTTGCTGAATATTTGCCTCATGCTTTTCTCTCAGCCCAAATTTTAACCGAACGCATTAAATGGAGGGGTAGACCAGGAATCGAACCTGGATATCCCACGATGGATTCGAACCATCACAACGCCGTCGCGTCACGCCCAAGCGCTACCCCATATTATTATCATACCATCTCTACTAGAGAGGTATAATGTTGACCCCGCCGGACTCGAACCGGCTCTGTTTACGCCTCTAGATATCACTCGATCGTCGTGATTTCTTCATTGTAGCTAACAAATCTACGAGATACGTAACCGTGCAAGCCTACACTTAGGGCCATGAATCTATAATATACCGGGACTAGGACTCGAACCTAGAATCTTCACATTCAGAGTGTGCTGCGTTAGCCAATTACGCCACCCCGATTTAATCTACTAGTTGTTACTCCATTGAACCCACTCGTCACGAGTAGTATAGCGATTCTCATCTTGATTGCGACCAGAAATCGTGTAGCGAACCCACATTGTTCCTAGTCCACGAAAAGTTTCACGGGCAACTAGAGTTTGTCCGTTAACTACGACGATCTGTCCTGGTTCGATTTTCATTAGTTTGCCTTTAAACAGGGACGACAAGATTCGAACTTGCAATCTCTCGATTCGTAGTCGAGTGCCTTAATTCCAATTTGGCCACGCCCCATTATCTATACAACTCATCTTCACTGTATTTATTTTCTAGTAGCCACTTTTTATAATTCGTCTCAATCTCAGCTCTTTTAGCTACTCGATCAAAAACAACCCATACAAAAGCAACTAGAGATAGTAATACACTAAGGACCAAAAAAGTCTTGGCCCACTCATTACTACGGCGTGACATCACATCGAGGAATTGCGGCGGCGACGCTTATTCCAGGCTCCCGCGCCGACCAAGCCAGTGCCCATCAGGAGCATCGTCATCGGCTCTGGGACGGGTGCCGGGGTGCATGGATCGCGCCGCTTGTGATGCTTGCAGGTCCGCTCTTCGCAAGAGGAGGGAAGGCAGCCGTGCTTGCATCGCTTGTGCTTCTTATGCCCCTTGTGACCCTTGTGGTTACCCTGACCGCCCCATGGATCCGAATGCTGGAACGGCGGAAGATTACTCTCTTGACCACCCTGCGCGGGCGTGTCACTACAAGAGCAAAGAACTGAGATTAGAACGCAAATTAGTAGATTCATCATTTTATTTGTTACTGTTACTGTTAGAAATACTGCCTTGAACACTCTATTGTATCACACATACTAGAGTTGGCTACTGTTTTTTGAATTTTATTTATGACACCTAGAGCAGACCATCATGGCAATTCCCAATCTCGCCTACGCGCCTGTCTCCTCATATAGCGTTTACTATATTTTGATTTTCTAGATGCATTACACTCCGCTGCGACTTCACAAATATGTTTTTGGCGATTGAAGCACACCTTACCACCACCACCGAATTTATTCATCCCGTGATAGCGACATCGTCCGGCGAGTCTACCATATAGCTTGTTCATACCTTTAGTATATCTACGCTTTCACTATAGTAGCCATTCGACTCACCTAGCCAACGAATAGTTAGCCACCCCTTAGCCGTACGAAACTTATCAATGTCTTTATACATACTTTACCCCTTTGGTGGTGCCATCAATTACTTATTTTCTTCATGTAAGTCGCAAAGCATTAACTCTAATAATTCCTTACGAGAAAGATTTTCTTCTAGAAGAATAAGCTCATTGTATAAATTAGCTATCTTAGTATACCTTTTAAAGTATTCATCAAGGGCAGCTATTTCTTGTAAGGAATATTCACTACCGTCATATCCATCGTCTTCCATTCTAGTTGCTTTCATAGGGCAAATGAGGAGAATCGAACTCCCACCTTAAGAGACACAATCTTATATGCTACCATTACAACACATCTACCATAAGTATCTGGAGTGGCAGGCTTCGAACCTGCAAACCCTCACGGGCGCTAAATTAACAGTTTAGTGCGTCTACCAGTTCCGCCACACTCCATCAAGATTATGATTCGGGACACTCACATGAGCCAATCGCGCTGATATCAGCCTCAAAAGTTAGTTTAACATGAACTACCGCAAACTCAATCGAGGTTCCTACATTAAAGCGTTGTGGCGCAGATGGAATCGTAGTTGCAATTAGTGGATTCGACCAACTAGCAACAGCTATACACTCCTCACAACATTCATATGTTACGCAATTTGTATCTCCGGCGACTTCATCTAGAATAGTCTGCGGCGTTTGACGTCGAGCCTCTCCTTGAACGTCGGCGTCGGACATTCCGTTAGTACCCTGCACAATGACGGCGACGTTCTTTTCGTCATTCATACTAAACTCGACTTTATGGTAACCCGTACACTTAACCCCCTCACCAGGGGCTAGTGGTTCTTCCGACCCATCATAAATGATATCTTCTTCAGTCATGATCCTATCCTTTTTTAAAATGATTGGAGGCTCCTGGATTCGAACCAGACCCCGCGAGTTTTCACCTCGCTGTTACCCATGTAACCGACACCTCCATAAACATGGTTGCTTACGCAACTATAAAAGAAACCGGCTTTCCATGCAACTAGGTGAGCTATACCGGACAAGAAGGGCTCGCTTGCGCGTTGACTTCATAAACTCTTTCTAGAGGTGAGCACTTTATGGCTGCTCCTAGACCATTGGTCAAGGTAGAGAGATTTGAACTCCCGACTTTTCCGCCCCAAACGGAACGCTCTAAACCAGACTGAGCTATACCCTGAAATATTGTTTTGGAAACAGCGGAACTCCTCCGCGCATAAAGGCATTATACACTAGGACTACGTCAAAATCAAGCATTTCTTCTTATTATTTTTTCTGTTTTAGTAGCTTCTTGTTATCTTTAATAACATCAGCAAATCGTGATTTATAGATCGTTACATGGAAATTAGGATTTTGTACGTATTTTCCTGTATGGATATTCCTCCAATCAGTATGCCATGAACTATATTCATCCTGCCAGTTGATTTCAACATGATTGGTAAAAAACCACTCAGCATATGCTAGCTGCTCTTCCTCTTTTTGCTTCTCGATATCTTGCTCAAGAATACTCTTTTGAAGTAGCTCGTATTCATCTTCAGTCATACGAACATGAAGATATTTCCGTGTTTTCTTAATGATTTTCATTTCTAGTAGTCATTTATTTATCCCAAGAAGCCTAGTCGTTATGGTGCGGATTAGTGTCTTTATTTACTAGTTGTCTGACGACGTCATCTAGCAATACCGGATACCAGTCATTACAATCTACGCCAACATCAAATCGACGTAGATTCTTATTATGATTTTGAGCATTTCCATGACAATGTCCATGCAGATGAACACTCCCATGATGACTATTCTCCCAGAACATTATTGGAAAATGAAACATAACCACTTGATGTTTTTGATCATCAATCATTACGGTTTGTTTAGAGTAATCTCTGATCCATTCAATCTTGTGTCCGTATTCTAACCTATCTAGCTTTTTTATCCAGACGTCGTGATTACCTTTTACTAGCCGAATCGTACCATTTAGCTGAGATAACCATTCATCAATTAGGTCTATTTTAGTAGTAAGGCAAAAATCACCTAGATGATATACGACATCATTCTTGCCAACTCTTTCGTTCCATCTATCAATCAATCCCTGATTCATTTCCTCGACGGATGACCAGGGGCGATTGCAATATTGTAAAATGTTACGATGGGAAAAGTGCGAGTCAGACGTCACCCAGATATTCATCCCTCAAATGCCTCCGACCCATTGTCATATGCGTCTGTGATAGCTTCATCTAGCATAAGATGAATCATAGTCGTTCCATCTTCAGCCTCGCGGTTAAGTTCAACTAGAACATCTTTGATTAATTGTTTCTTGTCGATAATTACAGCATCTTCGTAGCCAGTAATACCTTCGAACGACGCAGGCATCGCGATATTAGTCAAATACTTGCTTGAGATACGTATAACTATTGAGTCACCCTCCAATACAGCCTCTATACAATCGTGTTTAAAATTATTCATTATTCTTGATATCCAAATTCGCAATAAGTAATTCTATCGCGCATAATGTCACAAACATCTGATATCATCGCATATGTCTTTAAGTAAGGTTTGTCGAATTGACATCCGAATTTATCCTCACAATATTTCTTGCATTCTTCTACTGAGGATGGGCCAACAATTGCACGAATCGTAAACCCATACATACGATCAGAAAATTCAACTAGATAGACATTCATTTATTTTTCCCCATAGTCACTCTCCGCGTCTCTTATTTTCTGTGTGTAGTCTAATTGCAATTTGCATCACTTAATTCAGCAGTACACATGCCGAAGAAGCCCCCCATCAGGAATGCCGGCAGGGCTGTCCAGGACACCCATTCGTTAATTTGAATAGTGTCAGGATGACTACTTGATAGCATATTAAGTGTATATATGCATATTGTAAATGCATAGGCGATATGTATGAACGATAGTATACCAAACACTACGGTTAAAAACTTTAAAAAAGGATTCATACCAGAACCTCTAGTAAATTATCATCACCTAGAAACCACTGAAGAGATACATATCCATTGTTGTCCGGAAATACTCCGGGAGATACTCCTAGCTTGTTTGATAAAGTCACAGCGACCATTTCGACTTGATCGGGGTCACTCCAAATCTTTTCGCCATCGCCGTTCATCCATCCGCCTTGGATGGCACAGACTTCTTCAATACGACGCCGCAGAGTTTGCTTATCTTTAGTTTTCATAATTTACCTAGTAGATCTTTCCAGTCAACTGAGATGATGTCGTTCTGAGTAATTGGTGGTAGCCCCTGAAACTTACGATACTCCTCGATGCTTTGCATTTCAGTATATTCTCTGGTTCCAGACGGGGCTACTGTTTTTTCACCTAGAATATCTGGTAGTTGTTGCAATGCATCAATATTACGCTCAATAACCCCCAAGGTTTGAGTAAGATTGTCTACAGTTTTCTCGCGCCATCGCTGGTTTACCCCCTGTGTAGCATTTTCTATTCTTTTGATAGCGGCTAGTAAAACGGTTCGCAAGGCACGAAGCTTAAGGAGGAGCTTGATTCGATGTTCGTTATTCATTGAACATTCCCTTAATACCATTATCAAACCGCTCCATAAAGCTACGAATCATCTTGTCTGCGATAGGCTTACCTTGCCAAAGTTGCATAGCGACACTAAACAGAATTGCTTCTTCGCCGGTATACTTCTTTTTCATTTCGATAGCAAAGTCTTTACGAGACCAGTGAGAACGAGTAGAGACATCTAGCTCAACTTTAGTGCGAGCCTTCTCCCACGCTTCGACTGCGACAAAGAGATTGTCTACAAAGGGCAATGCCCACATGACAACTTCTTCGTCATATAACTTTTCTAGTTGTTCTAAAATCGAAGTATAAATAGCCTCTTGACCATGTTGCAACCAAAATTCCACCATCGACTTAAACGAAAGATTACTCTTCACACCATGCTTGGTAATGTATGGCTGGCTCTTAACCTTAACCAGATCCTGCTCGTCGTTAAGCCGAAGGACGTATCCCTCAATCTCTTTATGGTCTAAAACCTCATGATAAAAATCATACCAATCCTTAACTGAATCAATCGTGAAGTATTCCGTTAGCCTTACGCCACACTCGGCGGCAATTGGCTCTAGTTGCTCCATTGTCAAATATTTCAAATGAGAGTAATGACGATGACCGTGATCCACTGCACCTAGAAGGACTAGGTCAGGCTCGGAATAGGAAATAACAATTTGTGCTGCTGGCGTAACCCACTCAAACAACAGAGATTTAGCCGGCTCCCAGGTAGGATCAAATAGACGTGGATACTTATCAGTAAAGATCCTCATCTCATCTTCCGCATCGTCGTGAAACGTATACTTCAATGACCCACGAGTGCGAAGAAATACCTCCCCCTTATAAACCGACCTAATCAGGCAGCTTCCATCATACTTAAGGGTTGCGACAATTCTCCTGTTATTTCTAATTGCATCTAGAACTGTTTCTATATTGATCTGTAGCTCATCAGGACCCTGGCCGAGGTTAAAGAATTTTCCAAAGCTCTCAGAGATTGTATCTCCAGTTTTGGCGCACTCGACCCTAGATCTTAGCCATAGATTTTTCCTAGTCCACCCCGTATTAGAGACGGCATTAGAATGACATGGGAGAATCAACCTCATGCCATCCTTCTCAACTACATTAAATAATTCGCTATCTAGTTGCATTTTAGTAAATTGACGGAGATCCTTTCTCGTCACTCATAAGCTTTTTAGCTATCGCATCATTCCATTTAAGGTTTGGAGCAAAACTAAGTCTTGATTGATACTTATTAATTCTTTCTGCTATGTGGTAGTTGTTAGTTATTCGACGCCCTTCGTTCATCGCAACTGTGGGAGATAGGGCGTCTTCATGATAGATTACCTTGTGCCACTGTTCCACATTGGCACCTACATCGATACAAGCCATAGACCAGTTAATATCAAAAGTTTTTAGTATCTTAATATATACTGAATCAAATTTTCCTAAACGGATTTCTGCTTGACGACGTTTATCAATCACTTTACTATAGTCTACGAGATCTATGACTGAGGTTTTGTATATAAATTTAAATCTTTCTCCATAATCATCTTTAGAATTAGTGTGATACATTACACATATATCATGATGTCTTTGTAAATAATCTACAGTAAGCATAAACTCTGTCCTGTCTGTTACAAAAATATCAACATCATCATATGAATTTGTAATACCAACCACATTAGCTGCAAATCCCCCACATATAAATGCCTGATTAAAAAAATGTAGAGGCATGATACTTTTGATCTGGTGAATTACTGTTTCTTGATGTAGATCGATATAATCACCTAGATCATCTACGATAAAATCTCCAGAGTCTGGCCACCAACAGGTGGGTTTTTCTTTAAATGGCCACATTAAATAATTCGTTATCTAGTTGTATTTTAGTAAATCGGCTTAGGCTTTTGTTCGACTAACGCTTTAATGAGTTGATTATTCCAAGCCCTCGCTGGCTCAGCACATAACCTTTCTTGATACTTGGTAATTCTATTTGCTATTTGGTGAGAAAAATTTGTATCATGATTTTCGTTCACCATAGCCATAGGTGACGAGGCGTCTATATTGTAAATGATTTTGTGTTTTCCGACATCTATACAAGCCATAGACCAATTAAGGTCAAAGTTTTCTAGTATCTGTATTGGTTTGCATAACAAACGCCAGGGATCAATCTTATCGCTATAATCTATTACGTCTATAGAGAGTGTGTTGCGTCTAATTTTGGTTCTGTCATTTTTGATTTCCTTTAGAAAGGCTATTCCAGGGAGACCTCTTAGTATATTAGCAACACGTCTATATGTGGCCTTATTCGTTATGAAAATATCAATATCACTGTATGAATTGGTAATACCAATAGCGGCAGACGCGAAACCCCCACATATATATCCATCCCTAAAGGTATCCGGGGGAACTATACTTTTGAGTTGATTGATTATTGATTTATGATGCGGGTCGAGATAGTCCTCCGATTCATCTATCTCAAAATCTCCGATAGCCGGAAACCAGGGGACTTGCTTCTTTTTAAAAGGCCACATCAGATTAATTTATCGAAGTTTCCTTTGACATACTCCTTATAGGTTGTGGTCTTACCAAGAATATGGTCCACCACTTGATTATCCTGAATTCTAATAGTGCGTCGCTTGTCACCACGCTGACCACAACCTACTTGGGTTTTTCGGTTCTGGTTACGCTCAACTATACCACGCTCACGCTGTTTTGCAAGCAATTTTGCAGAAAGAATCTCCAAGGCTAACGCCTTATTCGCATGCTGTGAGCGTCCATCTATAGAAACTACGATCCCGGTTGGTTTATGTTTAATGTCAACGCACGAGTCTGTTTTATTCCTATGCTGTCCGCCGGGACCGCTACCTCTTCTAGTTGTAATTTCCAGATCTCGGACATCTAGATTAAACTCATGTCGTTTAGGTTCAGGGAGCACCGCCACTGTAATCGTTGACGTATGGACCCTTCCACGCCTCTCTGTAGGGCTCACGCGCTGCACTCGGTGCCCTCCACCCTCGTTGGCGAACGTCCTCTCGGCACCCTTACCGGACACCCTGAAACAAGCGAACCCCGCCCGATCCTCTATGACGTCGATGCTAAAGACAGTAGCGCTGCGCAACCTTGCGATAAATCCCTAGTTGATCTTGAACTAAAAGCTTAGCGTCCTTGCCACCTTCGGCGGCTCTAATCTCTACTATTACTGAAGTCATTTTTTCCTCCTAGAATATAAAATAGCCAGTTTTGATAACCGAAGATCCTTTTTTGAGATGAGACTCGAACTCACACCACTATATTTTGTATAGTATGCGACCTTTACACTACTCAAAAGAATCTTCTATGCAGACTGGCAACTGCGAGAATATTGTCTTGCCGCCTCATACAGCATAATGTTAGCCGTGTGGGCGGTATTGAGGCAAACACCATAGCCCGGCATGGGAATATACACTACATTATCTGCTCTAGTTGTAATTACTCCTGGCACTCCAACTGATTCATTACCTACAATAATAGTTGTTGGCTTGGAATAATCAAACTCAAAGTCGTAAACATTCTGTGCGTCATCAGTTAATTCAGCAACTAGAACTGTCGTGTCCCTAATCTTATCTAGTAGGTCTTCTTCATTCTCGCACTGAATGATATTGATGTAATCTAATGTTGAGCCAGACATATTTTTTAGCTCTTGTCTAGTAGGAATATGCCCGACTACGTAGAGATTCTCTACACCGAAACAAACCGCCGCTCTGATTAATTGCCCCAAGTTGCCATCACACCTAAAATTAATGGCAGCTAGATTAATTGGTAGAATTTCAGCGCTATGCTCTTTAAATCGTAGTCTCTGTTTGCGTGTTAGTAGTCTCATAATAATAAGATGCAGCCTTGATCCATTCATCAAAACGCTTTAGGACTTCTTCTTTATCGACCTTATACTGATCGCAACGTTCCTTATAGCTTGTATAAGACTCGTCTAAATGCCAATTTGCTAGATGCGCTCCATACTTTTCAATCATCTTGCGCACCTTCTTCCAATCTGGCGCGCTATGAGCACTGGTTTCGATCTGGTGGTACTCCCTACCACGCAGAAAGCCATAAGCTAAATGAGTGTGCCGAGCCTCTATACGAACCGTTCCGATACGATGTAAGTATAATCCTTCCTTGATAGTCTTAGATTTCGCACGCTTTGTTTCCTTGCGAATTATCCTAGCTTCTTCAGCCAAACTTTTGATCTTTACCTTGAGATAAGTACGTTCGTCCATGATTATTCCTCCAAAATAGTTACTAGTTGAGTGTTTTTACAACTAGAAAATAAGGAGGGTCACGAGCGCTGTATTCAGGTAAACTTCATGATATTACGTTTTGCCCTTTGGCGTTCTTTTGATTTAGATGGCTTGCGGTCTTTTTTGCGAAGCCATTTATAGCTGTCACAACATGGACATCCATGATTTTCACACCAAACCACTCTAGGTCTTCGCTCACCGTAAGGCTTCATGATCCAGGGAATATCTTTTGTAATGTTATGTAATTGACCAGAGATCTTATTAACTGTTCTAGTGCTTCGATCTGGGTTTCTCCATAACCGATATGCCAATCATACTTAGCTTCCCACATTCTACTTGGTGATCTTTCCGTTTCGCCACCAGCATTTAGAATATCCCAATATTTATAGGTATATTCTATATCATGAAGACCGAATCCTAATACTGTTTTCATTATCTATTGTCTCCATCGGGCATAGTAGGAATCGAACCCACCTCTTTCGGGTTGAAGCCCGACTGCATCGTCCTTGATGCTATACGCCCTAACAATCGTCTTCGTTTTTAACTCCTTGATAGATGATCTGATATCATACACTAATGAGTGGCCTAGGAATCGAACCTAGATAATTACTACGGACTCGAACCGCTTAATCATTACAACCCTGCTCCACTCATGAAAAGGTGGTTTTAAATCAAGTAGATCCACCAACTACCATTACAAATCAATATTATACATTATATGACTACATCAGATTGCAGTTCTCTCTGCGTCAAGGAGTTTGATACACCTAGTAGTCTTTTTACTTTATAAGCATCATTATGCAACGTTTTTATACCCAGGTGATTGCCCCTGGTAATGTACCCGTCTCTCCGGATCGTCAAGCCTAAATGAGAGTTTTTCATATCTCAAACACAAAAGGAAAATGAAATCGTCTACCCTGGCTTTCGGATTGACTGGTGTCGAGGGTAGGCGTCACACCTACTCTACTGGCTCCAACGCCAGCGTGCCTTTAGCTACACTACCTCGACATAAGAATTGTTTAGCGGAACCGGGACTCGAACCCGGACAAGCCTTTTCGGTTTCTTGGTTATGAGCCAAGCGTGTTACCAGTTACACTATTCCGCGATAAAATGAGCAGCAACTAGATGACTAAGATATCGCTTGCTCAAGGCGACATAGCATTAACGTGTCATCCAGAGGCTTGAAGCATGCCTCGTTCGAACACTCTAGTATAGCCTACTTAGACTGATTGTCAAGTGATTTTTTTTGCTTTTTCCTCAAAAACAACTAGCTGATTACGAGCATCTTTTAGCTCGTCAATCATTTTATCGACGTCATCTGATGATACGCAATTATACGTGACGCTGGTAAATAACGCCGTATCGATAGATTGATACATCTCAAGACGAAGCCTTTGAACTCCATCATCGCTAGACGTATTAGCTATAAACCTGCCATTCATAAATTCAGTTTTCATTTTCATTTTACACCAGCCGGTAATGACCAGCCTGCTAAAGTATTAACCATAAATGTATAATCGTTTCCACCCTTCTTGAAGGTGATACGATCGGTTGTTTTCTTCACATCACTCACGCCAGTAAATTGAATCTGTGTACCACTTGTAAAGAAAATGGTCACGCTCTGGTCTGTAGTGTCGTCTAGCATTCGTCCTCCTCACAATCACAAACAACTAGAATATCAAAATCATTGCCGGCAGTCAGAATTACCTGAACCGTAGCCTGCTCTACGCCATCTACAACTTCTCGGTGAAGATCAAAGAATCCCTTTTCGAAGTTGGGCGCTGTAGAAAAGCCAGCATTTGCCACGCATTCTCCACAGCACTCCCATTCGACACACTCGGTGTCGTCCTCTGCATCTCCTAGTAGGTCAGAAATCGCCTGGATGCCCGCTTCAAGCTTAATGTCAGCATCTGACATAGAAGCAGTTTGAAGGACTGTCATATCCATTGTAAATTCCTGCCCGTTTTGGTATTGAAGCGTGTGTCCGCCTGTACATTTAATCCCTTCATTATCTGTCATCTAGTTGTTCCTTTTAAAAATCGCCCCCGTTAGGACTTGAACCTAAATCTCCGAAGTATGAGTTCGGGCTTTATTGCTCACTAAGGTTTGCAGTTTACTCTGCCTTATTGATTTGATACCCCGTCGTGATATCTTAAGCTACAGGGGCATGTTTCTTTCATCTAGAAAATGGTGGACCCGGAAGGACTTGAACCTCCACTTCACAGATTACGACTATGCGTTCTTTTAAGTCATCCGATGCAGTTGACTCTGCGTATACTCAGTTTGATATAGATGACCAGTCTCTATTAAACTACAGGCCCATAAATTGAACTTATGCCCTAAATTTTATCTAGGTGTATCTTGTACGTCGCGAGTGAAAGCCGGAGTTATTGAAGTGTTTCGCACAGGCTGAACTATCCATCTTTTAAAGCTATATTTTGACATATAAGACCATCGAGACCTAGATGATACTAGAG